ACGTGACAGCTCCCCACGGCTAAAGCCTGGGGCTTCCTGCTTCGCAGACCACAGCCTTTCGCAGTTGAAAAGTCTTACACAATCTCCACAGGCGTAGGAGTTCGGCAACTCCGGTTTGGGCGCGTCCCGCCCTACCAACTCAAATTTTATACTACCAACAGGAGGCCACAGCCCTCTACCAGAATATTTTTAGCGGCATTGACATCTCTGTTGTGGTACGTTCCATCTTGAACAAGTCCTATTCCCCTGACGATTTATATTTCATAAAAACAGTATACCAAAACGATAAAACCAATGCAAGATATTTTATGTTTTTAGCGGCTCACCCCAGCCCTGAAGGACGGGGCTTGCGCCGCTTGTTCGGTCAACAGTTTTCACACATGTTTCTTAACTTTTTAAGTGCCAATGTTAATTCTGGTATTGCATCCAATGTAGCACACAACTCTGTCATTCGATCATATAATAGTAACATTATCGCCTGTTTGTTAAGAGTAACATCAATTGTATTCTTAACTCTATTAACAAGCCTTCTATACCATTTGTTATATAGGTACATAAGGATTAACCTAGACATAAAGATTGTTGTAGGGTGTTGAGTTATCTTTGTTAAACCAACCTGATCAACATACAACTTAATCTGATTACTCTTAACATACCAATCAATCTGCTCATACTGTTTACACATCTTATTAAGCAGATTATCATCGAGTTCAATTTGTGGCATACTATAATGAATATCATTATAGTATAAAATCGCACTATCTACAATCTCTCTAAGTGAATTATCCTCAATGATCAAACCTTTAGTAATAAGATACGCCTTATCCATATGTGGCATATTTTTTGTATAAGTGTATCTCTTAATATCTCTAATAAAAGATTTCATATTATGTTTAGATTTAGATATGGTTCGTTTACTGGTACTAATCTTCTTAGTAGATTGCATCTTAGCAAAGTACTCATGATTATTAGCCATTATTCGTTCCACATCCTCTATCTTGTAATATGTCGTCATTGGGGTATGAATAATATGACAAGTGTTACGAGTTAGAAACCGTTTTATATCATTAAGGCACCATCCTCTACAAAATAGCTGAGTTTGTCTCAAATAACCTGGTTTCTCCGGATATTTTGCGCGCATATTGAACACCATTCCTTTACTGTGGATTGATAGCTAAAACAAATAATGATGGTCGAAGTGATCGTTTTATTACACTTCATCATACTTATATTATATTATATTACGATTGGAGATGCAACTGTTATGGCAAACTCGAAGCAAAATGTAAAGCAAATGTTTCAAGCGGCGCAAGCAATGCGTAATAGTGGTAAAGTAATTACATTAGATGGCTCTAATAAGGATAGACATACTAATGGTATTCCTATTGCGCCGCAGATTAATAACGAGATGATTCTACAAGCCTTCTCCATGATTGATAGTCATAGTAGATGGTTAAGTAACAATCTCATTATCGATAATCTTAATAGTGTTATCAATGTCATTAGTACTCTCATTATATCACAACATAATGAATGGCACGTTAACGAACATCACCTAATTGAACTTATCGAAGATTATTTGGCAATGTTTATGCTACCTAAGAATGAAACAGATGATACTGTTAAAGAAGTTAATAATCATGTTAAAGATTACATCGTACATAGTTGCTTAATTTACTTCGCAGTTTATAATAAGGATACCAATCGTATGAAAGATTACAACGAAAAAATCAAAGAATCAGTTAAGGCAATCATCAAATATGCAAGATCTCAAGAAGCATCGCCATCTTCAACATCTTCTACTAATGCATCTCCAATAGTAACACCAACCACAGATACAGAAGTTCCTAGAACTGATCAATAGTAATTATCGAATGGGGGCGATTACACATTCCAACTTATAAATACAATCCTGATCCAAATAAGGGCCCATACTTTACTCAAATTAATGGTAAAAGAGTAATCATTGGGGAGGAGTTTGAGATTGATGGATATCTATCTCAAGCTGTTATGGATACTGATCATATTGAATTTGTTAAACATGAACCATTTGTATCACCTATTATATGTAGTAAAACTGGAGCATCTATTGATCTAGAAGTACCTGATTGTGGTGACTGTGTAGATATTATAGCATATGTTCCGAATGGCGGCAAGTGTAAAATTTACTTTAATGATGATGCTGCTGGCGACAAGTTTATTACTGTTATGAGCAGCGGGCCTGTTATGAGAAGTGTATCTACTCATAATATTAAAGTTATCAATGGTAGAGGTTCTGGTGAATGTTGTATAGCTGTTGTACCTGCTACACAATATAGTGCATATCATGCATTCGATTATCTCAATGGTGACAATGGATAAGATTATATGGTTTATAGTATTATCAATACTGTTTGGGCCGCTTATTTACGTTAGCTGTATATACATCATCACTAAAAAGAAGTATCTAACCGTTCTAACAGACATTAAGAAGTTTGCACATATTATTAAATTTACTCCATGGATCTATAGACAAATTGAAGCATCTACTAATAGCATATTATCTAGATATCAATATGATGTTACTAGTGGTAATACTTCTAGAAAGATCTCTAAAGAAGAGTATACAAACATTATTAATGCCATTAGAACTCATTTCTATGGATCAGTACCAGCTGGTATTACTAAGGATATGATGTTTAACTACATTGATCCAAATCAAGTAGACATATTGATCCTTAATGAGTTCAATAAGGCCAATAGTGGATTCCTTGTATTTAATAATGATTCGGCTCAATAATTCTTTATGCACATGAAAGGAGGTAGAGAAACGATTCCACCTAAAGATACTACCAAGGATAACAACATCAATAATCCTCTAAAGAACGCCAAAGAAACACTTAACACTGTATCAGGGTTGCCACCAATCGATGTAGATGGTCTTATCAATAATCTATTAAAGAAGACCGAAAACAGTATTGCTAATCAGGTTGATTGGCAAAGTGCATATAAGGCATTATCATCTGATAATAACAATCAAGATATCAATGAAGTTGTTAAACAGATTAGCTCATTAGACTTCATTACATCTTCTTCGCATATGGATAGACTTAATAAGTATAAAGAGTTTATTACTATATTGAAGAAGGTACCAGTTATCAAAAAGATATTACGATTGTATACATCTAACATATTGGCGCCAGATGATATCACAAAGGTATCATTGAAAACAGTACCGCGCAATCCTACAGTTAACAAACTTGATGAAGAGTATGTTGGTATTGATGCAAAGTTTCGCATAATTATAGACAAGATTAATCTAGAAGATCATCTCTATAATCTAGTATTCAAAACACTCTTCTATGGTGATATGTTTGTAGAGATCCTTAGTTCTAAAAAATACCTATTACAAACTATCTATAATCTGCAGATTCCTATTAAGGATGAACATGTTAAGTTAAATGAATCACTCAATAACAACTATGACGATTCAGTAACTTTCAATATGATTGGTGGTGGTAATGGTAGGGAATCAGACATATCATATCAAGTGCATATTGAATGGCAAAAGCCAATACACACTCAAATTAACGAAACTGTGCAATTTGCGACCAATTATTATAATAGTTTGCTAGAATCATTAAGTGTTAATGATAGTAACTATAATAGAGGGATCATCAAGTATATCAGTGAGCAGCTGTTTGGGCACACTGATATGCTTGATTCATATGATACGTTGAAAAACTTTACTGAATCGTTAGATGGATTCGTCGGCGCCAACGATTCACAAACCAATAATATTGATAGTAACGAGTATCTAAACAAAAAGTACTCATTGGATTATCTACCAATACAATCAACACTATCATCATTGCATATTAAGATTCATACGCCAGATAAAATCATCATTCTCAAAGATGATGAAATCGAGTATGGTTATCTCTTTATTAATGAAGGTATTAACGCCATTAGTAATGCAAATAATGGTAAAGGTGGTAATGCTTCTACTACCTCTGTTGGTGGAGTATCAGCGACATCTGTTATTGGCAGTAGTAATTTCCTTAGCGGTGGTAATGCTATGGCAATGTTTGGTTCAAACAATACCAATAAAGCAGATCATGCAAGACAGATATCCAATAGGATATATGAGTACATTAAGAGTAAGTTTGAGGAGTATGAAGGTGATGTTAACATCAATAACCTATCACCAAACTTACAAATGTTAATTGCAGATATGCTTAATAATGGTTCCAATACTATAACCATTAGATACATTCCACCATTCAATATACAACACTTTAAAATAGAAGGTACCGGATTCAATAATCCTTATGGAGAATCTATAGTAGAAGATCTACTCTTTAGGGCCAAGATGTTATTAGCTGATGATATCAATGGTATTGTATCAAAACTTACATCTTCTGGTAAGAGATTATTATGGACTGTTACAGCCAATACACATCAACAGGCCGCAAATAGAATTCAACAACTTAGTAAGGCTGTTAATAAGAAAACAGTATCTGTTGATAACTGTATTGATATTATGAACTCCGCAATCTTTCAAAATGATAACATCTTCACTGCTAAGGTAAATGGAGAACGTCAGGTAGAATTAGAAACATTAGATCTCGGTGAATCTACAGATAGCACCGATAAGAATATGTACATGATAAAGCAATTGATTACTGGTGCGGATGTACCACCAGCGCACCTAGGTTACGAAGAATGGACTTCTGGCAAGAATACACTATCTAATGAGAATGCAGTGTTTGCTCAGAGTATTGTAGGATTTCAAAAGCAATTCTCTAACTGTATAACATCGCTGATACAAAAGATATATCTCGCAATCTTTAGTTACACCAATGACTTCAATATCAATTTTAAAAACCTATTGATAGCTTTAAACTCTCCAAGAGGAATAGCACTTGCAACATTTGCTGATAATGCTACAAGTATGTCTACTATAGTTGGATCATTAACAGATCTCAAGATTAATCCCAAGGCACTAGTTAACATGTTCTGGCCTGAATTATATGATAAGATTACAGAAGCACAAACTCTTATTGATAAACTTAATGATGAATCTAAAGCAAAAGGTAATAGTGATGAAGGTGGCGCTGGTGACGCAGAAGGATTTAGTGGAGATCTACCTGGTGAAATAGGTGGTAATCTAGATACCAAGAGTTTAGAGGGCATGGTAGATAGTGGCGGCGCCGAAGGTTCTACTAAATAAAATATGGTGGATTAACATATGAATATACATCAATTTGAGAACAGATTTGATAACATTGTAAGTAAGATAACTATGCCACATCAAATCAACCTGCACCAATCCTATTCAGATACTTTAGATATCATCAATTCACCAAATCGAAATATAGAATCTTTAAGAGATAATCTGCATCAGATTTCAAGATCTTTAAAGATCACGCCAATTACATATGTAGATGAGGCTAAGTTTTATTCATATGTAGATGCCGCTTATAAGATCTATCAACAATTATTACATACAAACAGTAGATTCTCTAAACGTAATGCATGGCTGATTGCGCATATAGCTATGTTTAACTGGTATTATAGGGCGCTTATTGGTAACTCTTTATCTGGTAGAGAAGTAGAGAAAGAGGTAGACTTTGCTATCAGATCTCCAATCTACTTCTCTATTGTAAACTGTTTTATGGGATTATTGAAAGCTATAACAACTGCTACTGTAATCTACTATGGTACTAAGATTCTACCAAATGATGATGTTACCGAGAATGGTCGTTTAATTCTCTTTGGCTATTATATAATCTCAATGATAATCAACTTTATCAAAGTATCTATTAAGATTTACAAAGCTTCTGATAATGGGCTCGATCAGGTAAAGCCGATAGTTTAATGATGTGAGGAGGGAGGTGACATGGCCAATAGCAATAAAGAAGTATTAGAGACGCAAATCTTAATGTCAATACTATTAGAAGACTTCGATATGTCTAATGAAGATATGATCGTACAAGAAGCGATTAAAGATTCAGATATCGATGATCTAATTAAGATTGCAGATATTGATAACAATAAAGATGGTGCCAATGATAAATCAGATAATACATCTGATGAGATTAGCGCTCTTCTTAACATAGATAGAGTAATCGATAAAATAGAAGCAGATGAACTATCATCTTCTAATGATACTATTAATGTTAATCTGAATGATCAACCAACCATAACAGTTGATATGATAGGTAATAGTAATGATAACGATCTAACTATTACAATGAAAGATCATATACCATCATCATCTACTGTTGATAATATTGATACAATCGATAGTACTAATGATAAGATCAAGACCTTAAATGTTGCTCTTACTAATAAGATAGATGTAGATCCTACTACTATACAAAGTAGTTCAAAAGAGAAGGAGATATCTTTACATCTTATTGATAATAGTAAGATTTCAGATAATCCAATTGATGCAGCCATTGATAAACTTGAGGCCGAAGATGATGAAGATGTAATCTCTGTAAAACTTACTAACAAGTCATCTGCATCCAATAATGATCTAAAGATTACCATTAAGGATAAAGATGGCGCCGATGATAAATCATCTACTGATAGTGATGTTCATATCAAGATAACAGATAACATTAAGCAAGATATCAATGATAAAGAATCTCAGTTTATTTATAGAAGAAACGAGCTCATGAAACTTAAGGATCCTAATTTACAGTTATCTGTGTGTATTAAGGTTGTTATACAACTTAGAGATTCATTAGAGCGATTAATTAACCATATCCCAAATGAAACTACACTTGTTAAAACTAAGTATGTTATCGGCGACATTCTAGAAAACATACTATCGAATAGTAACCTTATTCTTAAAGATCCAAAGCGTATGAAACAGGTAGTATACAATGTCTTTGATCTATTGATTAGTCTAGATAAGTATATACATACCAAGTTCTCTGATATTGAAGATAAAGTTAATGATAGTTCAAAGAGTACAGAAGATGCTGAGATTTCTAAACAGATTGACAATGTAGAAAAAGAAGAGCAACATAAACAAGATAATAATAATGGATCTACTGAAGCATCTAATTCATTTGAAGGCACACCATTAAATAAGACAACAGTAAAGAAGACTCCCAACGTAAACAAAAAGAAGTTCTAATATATTATAGATATAGAGAGGTGGTTTACTAGTAATAATGGATGTTTGTTTCCTTAATGATATGATTGGAGAAAGATCGATCCTACAGGAGATGAATCTTAAGGATCGTTCGCCGGATACATTTAAAATCACTGGCCTATCAAGATTACAGACAATTGATGAAGTAAACTGTAATCGTAGGATCTATAGTACTGCTATTGGAGAGCGCTTTGTTGAATCTGCAAATAATAAGATTCAAAATGGTAGAATGTTAGGAGAAATGGATCACCCTACTATTACCAATCCTAAAGATCCTGGACAGTTAAAGCGCCAAATGGTTGTACTATTTGAAAGAGTATCTCATAAGTTTAATCGTATTTGGATGGAGAATAAAACTATTCTATCAGAGGTTGAAACCACGTCTAATAGACTTGGTGTAGATCTTGCGCGCATGGCTTATGTTGATAAGATTCCTATTGGATTTTCATGTAGGGCAATGGGTAAGGTTAAGCCATCTTCTTCATATAAAGGTGTTATGGAAGTAGTAGAGCCGGCGCACTTTGTAACATATGATAGTGTTACTGATCCTTCCCATAAGACTGCGCAACTTACTAGTATTACAGATGTAATGACCAATGTTGGTAATATTGATAAAGTATGTACAGCTTTACCTGTTATTGAAGGCGTTGATCTAGATGCAGTAGATGTACCATTAAATAAGATCTTCCTAGATGAATCTGTTGGCGTATTAGAATTTAAGCAATTTTATGAGTTTAAGGATCCGGTGCAAGCAATAGTTAAGGGATTTCTTGGTATTAGTAAGGATAAGAACATTAGTGAATCTCGCAAGGTATCTTATGGTAAGAAGGGTATGGATATGCTACTACAAGAGTTTTTAAATACTTCTGATAAGAAGTATGGAATTAGTAGCGCCAATGTCCTTAATGAATCTAATGTGCATAGTTTGATGCAAGATTACGCCAATACTCATAAAACTGAATACAATACTAGTGATAAGATTCGCAACAAGATTCTAAAGTATCTTAGATAGTTTATATCCATATAAGAGGATGTGATTGTCTCTATTATGGAGAAACAATATACTCATACTTCTAAAGATACTATAAACTCAATGTTATACGAATACAATCTCCCAGCGCTTAAAACAGATGCATCTAATACATATAATGCTTTTAAGCATATGATTAAGAATACTATCACTCTTATAAAGAAAGCTATATCTATCGTCAAGATACCAGAACTAGTAATGACAATACTATCGTTTACAAGAAGTATCCCATTGATTGGCAGATTGATACCAAATCCATCAAGTCAAGAGAGTCGTATTAAAGAGATGTTATCTGTTACAGAGATTGGTGATATTGTAACTGTATTGGCCAATATCAATCAGTTTATCTTTAGTAGTATATGGGCACTAATCCCTCTATCCAATAAGTTCAAAACTAACATAATATTACCAATCTTCAACTATAATGATAGATTGAGTTTTATGCGCAGCCTTTATCGCATGATGGTAGATAGTTCAATTCCACCAAAGTATGCTAAAGCGTACATAATCATTATGACTTTGAGAATTCCTATCTATAACATCTTATATGTATTTAAGAGCTTTTGGACAGATACGTCTAAATCTAAACCAACATTAGATGATAAGACTCATCCATTCACATCAGGTAATCCTATATACAATAAAGAAACTGGTATGAATGAAACTGAAACCAAGATTCACAAAAGGGTGCAAAAGTTTATACAAGCATATAAGGTATCAAGTGGTGAAGTAGAATCTAACTATCGCCTAACTAGAATCATCATTAAGGATGCTCTATTGGGAATAGTTGTACCATTTTTATTACCAATGTTTAACTTCTTTAGGATCTCCTTTGGTACAATAGAAGGAGAATCTCCCTTATTGGATCTGATTGATTCAATGATTAAGGTAGTGTTGATGATCTACTATTATTATTTCTTGATTACAGCAATGGTTCTATCTTCTTTAGCACTAGATAAGGAAGAAGTGTATATTAGTACCAATTAGTTACAATAATTATGTGATTTGGAGGGTATATACGATTGGCAAACACGACTAACAAAACAACATCCACTAACAATAATCCAGATGGTATTCTACCTATCAACTTCGATGGTGCTACTCCTATAAATGGAGGAATGCCTACTTTGAATGTTTCTCCTGGTATGAATAATCCTATTCCAGGAGCAATTCTTAATAATATGGATAATCTATCTCCAGCGGCGCAAGCTGCAATTACTGCTACTCCATCGATTGATAGAGTTAATAAAGGTATTGTATCTGAGCCGATTATTAATGATGGTCCTGTATCCATTAGCCTTAATGTTGATATTAAAGAGTTGGATATTGAGCCAAATAAGAAGTACTTTGTTAGATTACCACATAGTGGTTATGAGTTTAATGTGCGGGGATTAACTGTTGAGGAAGAAGATACTATCAAATCTTCCAATAGTAGTACTAAGCGCGTCGCAGAAACCATTATGAAGGTTCTATATAATTGTATTAGTAATGATGTTAAGACCAAGGATCACCCTTTTGCAACATATGAATCCTTTATACGCAATATCTCTCAATCAGATAGAGATACTATTGCACTCGCTGTAATTGAGCAGACTTATGAAAGTACGCACGATATGAACATTCGTTGCGCCAAATGTGGTAAGAGTTTTACTGAATCTGTTTGTCTCCCAGATTGTATTACCTATAAGCATTACATGGGTAAAACTCCTATTCTACAAAAAAGACATATTTTGAACTTTCCAGATCTACGATGGAAGATGTATCTAAAGATTCCAACAGTTGCAGATGAGCTTAAGACTTTGAATACTAATCAAATGTCTGGAGATCTACAGAAATCTGCAGATTATATCTTCATTGATAAAATCGAGTATACTATGAAAGTTGATACCGGTCAGTTTGTTGAAGATAGTATCAATAACTGCGCGCAAATCTATGGTATGATTAAAGGTCAGCCAGCTATTATTAGAAAGCGCATTGAGAAGGAATATGAGAAATTTAGGGGAGATTATGGAGTTACTGGAGCATATGATACAGTGTGCAAATATTGCGAAAGCCCCATCACTGTAACCATTGTTCCTATCTCTCACTTTCTCTTTCTGGTACAATAAGGCTATTCATATAGGATTATCTTTACAAGACTATGATGAGATAGCGGTGCGCGCATATAGATTCCACAATGAACTACTTAGTACTATATCAGTAGCTAAGGAGTTTCTTGGATTATCATATCATGATATTATGCGCATGCCTCTTAAAGACTTTTATAGTCTGTTAAGGATAAAGAGTCGCGAAGAAAAGCAAAAGCAAGAGTATCTACAGAAACAACAAACTAATAACATGAATCAATTGCGCACCAAAGAAACCAAAATCAGATTCTAATACAATTAACATATGTAAAATAAAGTAGGTGGTTGCACATACCAACACAACCTATACATTCATGGTATCCAATGTTAGATAAGGATGGTAATTTTATAGAACTATATGGGTGGGATGTAGTATTGCGCCACATCTTTACTGTATTAGTTACTAGACCAGGTAGTAGACAATGGCAGCCAGAATTTGGATGTAATTTGTTGGATCTATTATTTGAGAATGCATCCACTAATGAAAATCAGTATGCTGATGTTATTAGGGGCGCATTCAGATGGATACCATATGTTTCATTACAAAAAGTAAATGCCAAACTCAATAAGAGAACCAATGGTACCGGATATAATCTTTCTATATCATTAACAGTTTCATACGATGGGGAAACAAAAAACGTTAACTTTGTTATACCGCCTCAAATGGATCTAATGAATGGCCAAATTCATGATATAAAGGTAACTAGATAGTATGATACATTCACATCAATCTCTTACAACTAGTTACATTGCAGATTATATCAATCTTACACATCAAGTATATCCATCATTTATTACCAGGATGTCTACTACATATTACTCATTGGATGTTCCTAATAGCAATATGAATGAGGATTTACTATCTATCTACAATGATGTATCAAATCCAAATCATGGTGGCAGATACAACGTAATATATAATCTTCCAGTACACTCATCTACTAATAGTAGTATTGCTGATAATGCTAATGAGAAAGGTATCAATGTAAATGAATCAAGTAACATACAAGTTAACATTGATCCACTTGTTAACATAGTGCCAAAGATTGGAGATTTGATAAGTTTTAATACTCAACTATCCAACTACTTTGGAGTATATAGAGTGACAAACATTGAAGTATCTGCCACTTTATTTGCGCCGTATACAAAGGTATCATTAGAACTAGTACCAAATATTACAACCGAATCACTTAGATCGTTTGTAATAGAGGAGCTAGCTTTTGTAACCAACTATCATCATATATTTAAGAAGGGGGATACGCTGCTGATTATATCTCTACAGAAGAAGATAGACGAGCTAATCAATTACTTTAACTCTATATACAATCATCAACTAGATGCGCACGTGGATTATGATCATCACGTATTCCTCGACTTTGAAAAAGCGCTAAACTCTCTATTTATTAAGTATACTAATCATACTAATATGCTAAAAATAGATAAGTGTTTCCTATGTGATAATCTACTATCCTACTACAACGATGATAACATCTTTATAAGAATGTTATCTCCAAATAAGCCAATAGATACAAACAGTACTATTATGTATACTAGTAGTATACGCAGGTTGGATAAAACCCGCCGCAGATCTATAAATAACAAGGTTGCTATATATAGGTTACTTAATCCAAATAACAATAAGGATAAGCTTATCCTAGAAAGCCCTCTAGGTATAAAGAAGCAGCTAAATTTAGATACTATTATACCATATAGTGATAGATGGAGCAATGTGATATCAGATTCATTCATCAATAACGTTAAAGATGCAATTGATAGATTCATTAGAGATGATTGTGTTATCGATGAGCGCAATATGTTTAGTAATGCTATAAAGCTTGCGCAGGTATTCTATATCATCGATCATATTATCAAAAAGAACATCAAAAATTATCCAACCGATAACAATCTCGGTATCATTCAACATAGTTAGGAGCTGATATATCTTATTATGGCTGCTAACAATGTTACTCTTGATAATGAGTTTCCATTACAAGATATACTAAAAATCTTCAATGGAGATCAGTTCTATGTAAAGCTTTTTAAGAATCTATTAGTAGCTGCTACTACTGGAGACTACTCTGCAATATCTCGTACTCCTAAAGAGATAATGTATCTGTATTTGCAGATGCGTGCAAAGATTGAAAAGTTTGTAATGGATGACATATATGAATCTATCTATACTTCTGCCGCATATGATGGATTGATTACATCATTGATAGATATATACGCTGTAATGTATACAGTGATCTATTTGCGCGCCAATATCAATGATATTAGTATACAACCAGATGAAGTAGTAGATAACTATCTAGATGCTTTTGGTTTTAAAGCTAAGCATCTATTTAACTATATTCAGCGCAGAGAAATATGTAAAGTTATATATTGGTATCTGCGGCGCAAAGGTACTCCTTCTCTAATTATCAAACTATTAGATATGCTTGGATTCACATACTTCTATCTTTGTGAATTTCAAATCTATGAGATTAAGGAGCAATCTGGGATAGGATCCAATAGTGGATTCGATAAACATATATACAAATCCAAGCTACTATATGAAGAGTTACCAAAAAATGATAGTATTGGTTTCTTTACAGGATTAGAGTATCCATATAGTTGGATTCGTGATGAAGATCCATTATGTATTCTTACTGATGAAAATTTATCTGCCAATAAGAATATAACATATCCATTACAATCACCATATTATCAAGTTGGAGTATCTGTTACACATGCAGATCTAGAAAAACAGATCGCCGCATTCACATATGCAATGATTAAAAAGACTCTAATTGATATGGATCTTGGTGAAGATGTTTTCAAAAGTAAGGTTGAGAATTATAATGGACGCAAAGTATCATTCATATCACTTATATTAGGATGGACATATCTACTAGGTGAGTACTTTGGTATTACTGATAACTATCTATATGAAGAAATATCATATAAAGAAGCATATGATATCATTGGTACCAAGTATGATATGTCTGGTAAGAAGTATGATCAAGGTGATATCAGTAGAAGAGATTTACTATATGATCCGGGTCATACATTCAAAAGCGCAAATATATATGATAACAAACCTTCCATTATATACGATACCAATGATGCAAAATACGATAGAAAAATCAATAAGAATAACATTGTAACTGAAGGAGATTCTGCATATAGACTTAAGTATCCGGTCTTTGGTTGGCAGAAAGATATCAAGAATAGTACTCCTCTTGATATCATGTATGATATTGATCGAGAGATTAAGCGCCTTAATAAAAGATTGTTATGGCAACCAAATGATTCAGAGATAAGGCTTAACAATCACCCAACTAATACGATCATTAGAGAACGCAATACTATTAAGGATCGTAAAGAGAAAGCATTAAAAGAGATATATGAGATCTTCTATGGCGCGCCAATCTTTGGCACCTATAAGAAAGCAATCAAATACTTTGAAGAGCACGATCCAAACTTTAAAGAGTATCTAGATAGTAAGATGCTTACTAAAGAAGAGCGCATGAATCTTGCAAAAGATGAAAGATTCGAAGATATTGAAGATAACTTCCAAAAGATATTAGAAGTTATGGACAATATACTCGAAGCAATCGAATACTATATCTTCGATAATACTACCTTTATGATCCCTGTTAGAAACCTTGTATTATCATATGAAAAGATTATCAGGATACTAAACGAACTAGATAAGTATTATACTCCATATCATGCAAAGTTGCTTGATCCTATGGTAGTGTGGATAATTAGAGACCTTCCTGGAGATTGTATAGCAATCGATGATACTAAATACGAATCATCTACTAGAACTTCTATAAGAGATGTAGTATGGCGCGCATCACATTATAATATGGATGATATTGCGCCTCCTGATCCATATGTACCTATTAATGATTGGCAATGCAATAATCCAAATATGCCACATATACCAATCTCTCCAAACTATTTAGATGATCCATATTATAATAGGGAAGAATGGCAAAAACTTAACAAAATTCTATACTCTATTGGATACGATTGGCGCAATCTTGATACTAAGCCATTTATTGTAAGAAGCGAGTGTCTTAAGCCTATATATGATTGGGATCCTGATATAGTATCAGTTAACATAGAATATAAATGTACCAGTGCATTCAATACAGTAAAACCAGATCATGATCGCATTAAGAAACTTAAAGAATTAGAAGAAGAGCAGCTAAAAAAGACATGCTATGTTGATAGTTATGTATATACTATAGTTGGTGATGGTACTACAGCTAGATATGAAATCTCGCATGATCTTTATAATAGAGATACTATAGTACAATGTTATGATGTTGCTACTGGATGCGATGTAACTCCATCAATAAAGCGCACATCTATGGATACAATTGAAGTAGAGTTTAATGATGTATTACCAAAGGATGTTAAGATTACTGTTATCATAATTGCAAGGATGCGCAAGAATGTTCCAATCTTCAATCATATTACTAGTAAAATGGTTAATATCATTGGTAATGGTAGATTGAAGAACTTTCTAGTATATCATGGTTTAGGTACTGATAACATTATCATTGAAGTATATGATAGATTAATGGGAGAGATGGTTGGTGTTGGTACAAGAAGAATCAACAACAAGATGTGCTATATTAGCTTTAATATTCCGCCCAATAAGGATCGCACATACAGAGCTAACATTATTGCGCCATTAGATAAGAGTAATCCATCATATGTAACATATTATACATTTGAGCTCTCTAAAGATATAACCGGCGATGATACTACATACAACTTCAAAATTGATCATAACTTCAATAGTAATAACATTGTAACGCAAGTATACGATGATATTACTGGTGAAACTGTAGATTGTATAGTAGATCATATTAATCCAAATCAGTTGGAGATTGAGTTTAAGAATCCTATTGGTTTTAGAAGATATAGAGCTGTAATCATTGGTAGTTTGAATAAAAATGTTGGTACTAGTACTCCTATGAACAATCTAACTGGATTCAGTACTACTATTGTATGTAATGGTATTATAAAAGACTTCCTACTAAGACATAATCTTAATAGTATTGAAACTTTTGTGCAGATTAGAGATAAGAGTAATGGGCAGTTTGTAAAGTGTGGTATAGTTAATAAAGATACCAATAGTACTATTGTATCGTTTGGTAGAGCACCAGATAAAGATAAAGAGTATATTGTAAGTATAGTTGCGCCACTCTATATCAACAAACTTACCAAACCATCCTCATATTACAATACTACTATGAAGCAAATGACCATTGTAGGTAATGGTATTAACAATCGCTTTGAATTGAAACACTATATCAATAGTGATCCAATAGTATTGCAAGTGTTTGATAAGAACAATGGGCAGCTAGTAGATACATATGAGGAGATTATTGATAAGGATACAGTACTTGTTATATTTAAGAATGCGCCAAAGTTAACAGATGAATACATTGTTAATATCTTATCGCTACCTAATCCAGAGATTCAACCATCTGAGAATATAACCACTGATAGTCTCAATCTTGTTGATCTATATAAGACGACTATAGTTGGTGATAATAGTAAAAGTAATTATAACATAACTCATAACATAAATACAAATAACATACTCGTTAACATCTTTGATCATAATAATATGGAGTCTATATACGCTGATGTTACTATAGTAGATAACAACAACGTTACTATCAATTTTAGAGATAATGTTGTTAGTGGTAAGAAGTATACTATTGTAGTTATAGGCGCGCTTCCTGCTACACATCTCATTGATGACTTTGAAACAGTAGATAGTGGATCATATCTACCACCACATCACTATAGAGAATTAAAGAGTTATATAACTCATCCTCTTACAATACATAAGAGTGGTGATCATGATCATCTAGATGCAATACATGAGTTAGTTACTGATCCAGATAATTTAAATATAAAGTACAATCTACATAAGTTTGATCTACCATCTATAAAAGAGCGCGTAGATATTATACACGAGGTTAAGAAAGGTAGCGCCGCTAATAGTGGTACTGATCTTGCCGGATTCAATCAAAATGATGTTCTAACTAATGATAAGCGTTGGAATAGAGAATCGGTTCTTGATATCTTCCCACAATATCCAGCATATAAGGATGGATTAGGGGAGCCAATTCAACCATATCAACCTTAGTTATATCATCATATAATTAGCATATAATGTTACATATGTAAAGGAGGTATACACAATAGATAATACATCCAAATTCATACCAAGTAACTCACTAAATTTGCAAGATAATGTTGCTATTAGAGATGATATAGATACTATTGAAAAGACATTATTAAAAGTTCAAAAGACTGAAATGCGCGGCTATGTATATACTATCCACGAAACCAAGGATGGTAAAAAGGAGTTACTTGGTTTTGATCATAATCATATTGTAATCAATGGAAGAAAGTGGTTGATGCAGAGAGCTATTGGTAGTTCTTTACCTGATACTCTTGGTCAGCATGAATGGACAATCAATTGGTTTGGTTTGGGTCAAGGTGGAGCAAACTCTTCTGATCCATTAAACCCATTATATACTCCAGATCAACAGGAAGATTTGATTGCGCCATTTAAGATTCATAATACCTATTATACTGATTACAAGTATGCTGATAATGGTAAAAAGAAGACCTTTAAACTCTTTAGCAACAGCAATGCGCAAATGAAGTATGATGTTATCAATAGTGAAATCGTAGCTCTATTCCATCTAGTGGTTGATTATAATGATTGCCCATATGAGCTACCCAATCTTGGTGTTAAGATTAATGAACTTGCATTATATGCATCTCCTTCTAGAGAGCCATCATGTGAAGAGTTTACAATGTTTAGTAGGTATTGTTTGCCAACTAAGTATAAGAGTTTCAATGATAGGTATACCTTCCTATGGTATATATACTTCTAATAAGGAAGGTGTACATATATAGATGATTGCTATTAAGCCGCCGGATAATTTCACATTAACTAGTAACTGGCATGATATACAATTCACAAATCTACATCAATATCATGCGCATGTATCACAAGAGTATAATAAGCTATTGAAGGCTCATGGTAGAGGTAGTTTCTTTATCATTAAGGGCTTCAAGCTTGGAATTTTTAAGTCTATTATCAATGGTAAAGAAACATGTGTTGCAAGACTTACCCCAGGCATATATGTACATGATTGGACCATTATCGATTATGTACAACCGATGAAGAAGAGCCGCCTCTTTATTTATGTTAAGCTATTTGATGAAGATGATAATCCTGGGCCAAGGCAAATTTATAAACTTGGATCATTCTACTATCATGGTATCTATGGCGATGGTATCAATGCTACTCCTACATATAGTATTCTGAAGTGTATTAAGGGATCAGATGATCATACCAACTTTAGAACCTTCTATAGATTTACCCTATCTGATAATTATGGTGAGAATGGTAAGATTGATATCCCTAATATCAATGTAGATGACTTTACTACGCCACCAAATGATAAAGATCCAACAGATCCAGAAGATCCATGGTATCCAATTCCTAATCCAGATGATCCAAACAACCCAACAGATCCAGATGATGATCCAGATGCAATGGATTATGTTACGATAATTGCTCGATCTAACAGTATTCTTTGGGCAATGGTTGTTGATGGGCACAAATAATCAAATCAATAGTGAGAAACTATATAGGATATGAGCAATTGGACTGATCCTGATATCCGTAAACATGTTATAGGTGATAATAACCTGCGATATAACCTCTTTCTTGTGCCATTTGTATTCTATAATGAACCAGTACGTATCTTCAATCCCTATATAGAGAAAGATATGCACTCTATACCAAACATAGTATATAAGGCTATAGATCAAGAGAAGCAAGATAAGCATCATAAGATATTGGAAGAAATCTCACCAAAATATACATTCGCGTATACTAGTAACTATCGACCAATGCAAGACTCATACTTTGCTATGGGTGAAGTATATCTATATCAGTTGATATTAGGTATCAATAAGTTATGGACTACTATAGATTACTGTGATAGTAATATTCCTAAGATACTTGTACCAACTAAGTCGCAAATTACACGACTATTTAGAGATCTACTAACTGAAAAGAACTTCAGAAACGCGCAAGAACTTACTAATGAAGATGCTATTAGAGATGCGCTAGAAGATTTGATTATTAACAGTGAAGTAGATTACTCTTTAGTTAAGATTGCGGCCGAAAAATTACATCTTTCGATTAACGATGCTATTATAAGATTGAAATCACCGCTTATAACGAAATACCTTAGTATAAGTATCTCGAAGATGATTAATAATCGAAGTAGTATCAATGATTCTCTACTTAAGAAAACCATAAGTCGTCTATTACATAGATTGAAAGTTTACATAAAGGATAACGATAATTAATATGAGCGGTGGTGATGTAAACCATTTACAAGAACTTTACGTTTGTAACTGCTGGTGAACTAAGCGCCGCCAATCTTGGAAGGATTGCTAATATATTACCAGATGCAATACCACTCAATACTTACAATGACATTGATGGTATTAAGATCACTGCGGCGCAACTCAAGTTACAATATATCTTCAATTACATCGATCCTTCCAAGATCTGTTTCCAAGAGTTTGATAATGATCAAAGTGGACTAATATCAGCACTAACTTTCAGCAATCAAGGTATTAGTGCTATTTGTAATAAGAGTAAAGCTGGCGCAGCTATGCGCCGATTAGACAATACTTTGCGATTCGATGATAAGATTGATGGACATTGTAGTGTTATACATGGTATGTTAAGAATACTATTCAACATCATGCCTCCTATTGATCATATATTAGGAGAAGCGCATAACATGTTTACTACTATTCTATACAGTCTAATCATTCGAATCTTTAACAGAGATTACTCAATCATTACCTTCCCTGAAGAGAATCTAGCGGCTATTAGGTATGCGTGCGCATGTATTAGTGCATATAAGCACTTTCAAATGAATGATGAAGTTAACAAGGTTGCTATACCAATCACTACTCAGATATTCAACAGAGTTAATCCAAACTTTTATATTTCTGTGCACAATCCAATCAATACATATAAAGCATTTACATCATATATAGCAGATAGAGGTAATCTTGAAGGTATTGATAAAGGTACTCTTATTAATAGTATACTACGGCAACTTGGATATAGGGCACTAATATCATTAGAGTCTGGTATAGATATGATGCTTGATATACTAATCTCTAAAACAGTCAATCATCTTATCTCATATAACCTATACAAGATAGTAGGTATAAAGAATTACGATAACATTCAAAACAAGATATCCAATCTATATAACAAGCAAATAGATCTATCATTACAAACAGAATCTAGAATCAATGAATGGTGGTGTTGATAGAGAGATGCCAGGAGTATTACAATCACCATCACCATTTTTGAAAGCATTGATAGATTCAAAAGATACTGCACCAAATAATAATCGATTCAATGGTATGAATGTGTATGTTGCAGATTATTGTCCAATATGTCATAGGGCACTTAATAAAGACAATAATGAAGATGACAAGCCCAACATTCTAGCCAAAAGAATCATTACTGATCCAGAGCGCCGCTTCATTACAGATAAGCTATTAGAACTACTTGATACTATTAGTAAGTCTTATATGAATATAACCATTTATGATAGTGATAAGAATGGTATAGTAGATGTGGCAGAGAGGGCACTAGTTGCTGATAAGGTTGATTGGAATAATATAGAGAATCGGCCGCCAAATCTTACTACAGCTATTATAGATGAGTTAGTATCATCTATGCATAAGCACAATAACAAGATTGCATTAGATGCTATAACTATTGATACTAGTAAAAATCTACCTTTGTGGGATGGTAGGGATTGGCCAAGTAGTACTGTAGCTAAAGAGATGCCCCTTGCTTCTAAAAGTATACGAAATACATTCATTATGCCAGATACACCATCTAATTCATATACTGGTGACATATGGATTGAGAATGAGCGCAATAAGAATGAAATAAAAGCAATTCATATCAATAAAGGCGGCAATCAATGGATCTCTCTATCTATTAGCGAAGTATCTGATATAGTAAAAGATAAGGTTCTAGATAGTATTACATCTGGTACTACACCTCTTCCTGGTGGTGCTAGTTCTATAAAGACATATACAAAAACCTTTAGTGGTAATAACATTGATAAAGAATATTCCATCCAACATAATCTCAAGAGTATGAACGTATTGGCGCAACTATTTGATACTATTACTAACGAAACAGTAGATGTATCTTTTATTAGAAAAGGTGTTAATACTATTGTTGTTTCGTTTAACAAGGCGCCAAAACCATCTGATACATACACAGTATTACTAGTTAAGTGTTAATAGTCATATATGGCAAACAACAGCTCATTCCTTGGATGGGATATCACATTTGAAGATACCACTAATAACATCAAATACGATACAGAGATTGTAGATATAGCTATTGGTCAAGATAACAATAGTTGCATAGTAATGTGCACTATTAAGTTCAGTGTTGATAGTACATTCATGAAGTACTTTCTAAAGAAACATGAAGGTACTCTTACACTAGTTAACAAGCTAGTATACACTGATGAAACTAACGAGATCTTTACCATAGAGTTAGAATCTATAACAAACAATGGTGGTGTATTTGAGCGCGAGGAAGATATCACTAAAACAAACATCACAATGATTCCTGTGCGCTATATGTGTAAGAATTCTGTAATGTTGATGAATGCTAGAGTTGGTGGCATATACCATGAAAAGAAGATTGAAGATGTTATCAGAGATCTCTATAAGAAGAGTAAGTGTCAATTACCTTTAAAGTTAGAAAAACTTAACAATACTACCAAATATGATTGTATTATGGTACCAGAATGCTCTTTTATAGAAAGCATGCGCCACCTAAACCAACAATATGGATTATACGATAACTTGTTCCTAATGTTTGGTAAAACCTTTATAGATAGCTCACCTCAATGGATCATCAATAATTGTAATAAGATCGAACACGAAGATATAGAACTATACTTTATGCCACATGAGCAATCTAGTAAAAAATCTAAGAGTATTGATGAGAAGAAGTATTACACCTACCTACCTATCAATATTAGAAACACCTTTACTCAGATGATTCATAAGGTACCAAAGATGATCAAGTTAGTAGCATTTGATAACAACAAGTTCATTAAGAAGAAAGATATACCATTTGCTAAAACTCTTAAGAGTCTATCGTTTCTAGAATCTAACAAACAATTTGATAAACTTATGGAAGTAAAAGAGCAGATGTTTTCGTGCGCAAGATTTGATATGAAAGACTTTGCTATTAAGGATTCTATCCATAAGATCGGTATGAATACTTTAGATATACCAGATATAGTGATTCCAAATCCATTCAAAATGAAGCATTTTATTATTGGTAATACTATCAAGTTCATATCACAATCACAAGGATTCATGGACAGTGATATAAAGTTAGTTATTATGGGATGGTTATTAAGGATTAAACAAGGTAGTTCATTAGGTGGTGGCGCCAAATGGAATACCACTCTAAAGATACGCACTTGTGCTACAAGTTACCTTGGTAATGATTAATATGTTTGTTATTGATGTAAGAGACCATTGGTGCAGATCATATTCATCTATATGATGATAGAAGATCTGCGCCACCCTTTTTATGTATATTATATACAAAGAGGTGATACCTTATTACTATATCCGAAATAGTTATCAAGTTGTTTGCATCTGGAATACTCGCTATGGTTATCCACGAAGGTGGACATATGATGATGGCAATAGTATTTAGGCGCCGAATCCACTTCAAATTCCAGTTTGGTATGCTATTTAAATTGATACCAATACCTAGAGGAATATGGCAAATGCCAAATGATATCTCTTCTATCAAACAGAAAGCTATTGCTATTGCTGGTTTTTTCTCAGAGTTTCTAATGCTTGTAATGTTATTATCTATACCAAAATGTAGAATCGAGTTTGCACCATACTATGCTATTGTATCAATTGCACATATAATGTTATATAAGTATTATGCAGGAGAAGCTTCAGATTTCAAATGGTTAACTAGGAAGAAGTGATTCTTTAATCATGAGTAGTAATAATACCATTATCTCCCTAGAAGATCAGATCAAGGGTATGCGCGGCCAAGAACTTAAAGATTACATTAAATACAAATACAATCATTATAAGAGTAGTCCAGAAGGTTGTGTAGATTACATACAAGAGTGTTTATATGTAGGTATACCGGGCCGCGGTTATGTACCTTTTGAATTATGGGATACGCAAAAGAAGATGATTATCGACATAGTAACTAGTATGTTTGATAATAATAAAGATATGTATGTATTATTAGGTAGTAGACAGTGCGGTAAAACTACATGTACTACTGCTATATGCGATTGGCTTACTACTTTCTATCAAAAGTATAATGTAGTATTGATTCACCTAGATGATACCAGAGGTAAAGGTCAATGTGAAGAATTTAGGAAGATGCGCGAAGAAAAAACCAAGCTTATGTATCTTCCAACTAAGAAGAATGCCCTTACTCATCAGATCTTTCAAAATGATAGTTCCTTTAGATTACAATCAGCACAAAAGAGTAAAACTGGTAAAGATGCAGATAGTGGCCGCGGTTTATCTGTTAACCTACTATGGGTTGATGAGGCCGGCGGTGTAGATCTTGATAAACTTGAAAGTAGTATCTTCCCAACAACATCAACTACCTTTATTTTTTGTAAAGAGCATAAGATACCACATATTATACTACTTAGTGGTACTGCTAATGGTAGAGTTGGTATAGGTAAGAGATTCTATGAATTGTGGAAGAAGGTTGAACCACCAAAGAATCAAACTAATCCTTCTATGGGCGGTTATCTACTCTACTGGAAAGATATACCTGGTAAGGATCAAAATTGGTATAATTCATGGAGCCAAATACTATCACCGCGCAAACTTAACCAGGAACTTGATTGTGTGTTCCTTGGTACAGAATCTGCACTCTTTACAGATGATCAAATTATTAAAATACAAAGCTATTCCAACACTTTATCAAACGATATTCCAACTAATTATACATTTACATGTCCATCTGGATACATAGCAAGAGGTACATTCTACGATACATTAAAGGCCAATAATAACTATCTTATTGGTATTGATATGGCTAAAGGGCGCGGTCAAGATTATACTACTATTGAGATTATAGAATATGAGACATTAAGGCAAGTATTTGAGTTTAGAGATAATAACATCCAACACGATGATGTAGTTAAGCTCATCAATAACATCTGTTTAACTATGCTTAATAAGCAATGTAATCTATGTATGTCTATAGAAGGTAATATGACTGGTAGCGCAGTTATCAATGATCTGATTGCCATGAATGCTATCTATAAGATACTTATATATAGGAATACTATTGGCGCCGATATCTCTAAAAGTGCTCAAACTCAACAGATAGAATATACCAATTGTAAACATGGAGTAGAGATCACATCAGCTACTAGAGATCTCCTTATTAACTATATCTTTACATATGTAGATAAGTATTTAGAAGGCATACAATCTAAGTATCTGATTACAGAGATCGAATCATTAGAACTTAGTAAAGATGGTAAAATTGAAGGAATACCACATGATGATACAGTTTTTGCTTTGGGTCACTGTTTGTTAATGAAATTTAGAGGGCGCCAACGTAATATCCTCACTATCTTTAACAGTTGCAATGATATTAGAAATGATCCATCAAACGCACAATACATCTATCTATCCCTTAATAACTATGACGAAAAGAAGATCAAAGAATCCATTGCATACAATGATAACCTATTATATAATAGAGTAGGATCAATAGAGGGAGCAATCTATGGTAACATTGAAGGTAGTAATAACTCTTCTATAGCTGCTGATACTATTGATATGAACGTGATGAGTCAGATGTATACTATTAATAGTGTTACATTAGATGATAATGGACATCCAGATACTAAGAGTATCGAATCCATTAGACAATCACTAATGGCGCAAACACAGCTAATACAAGAGAAAGTTCGCGCACATAATCAAGCAAAAGATGCTATTAATAGTCTTCCTTTACTAAAGCGCAAAAAGCAAAAAGAAGAGGAGATTCACATCTATAGCAACGATTACCATGGAGAAATGTCTGACATTGGTAATGATCCAATGGCTGGATGGATTGACTATATTATGTAATATCCTACCTATATAATAAAGGGAAGAGTGCGTGGTGAATGATGGATATCTTACCATATATTATGAAGGATGCAACCAATGTTACAGATAAAGATATATACAATTTCTACTCCAACAGAAGCCTTATAAAATTTCCAAGATCTCTATATACTCTAAACAGTGATCTGCAAGAACAGCTTAACCTATCATATAATAATGCAAAGAGTTCTCTAACTCTTGTTAACACATACAATAACATAATCTTCAATGTTATCAGTTCGATCAAACATCATCAGTTAACAAAGTTTATAAAGTATATAGAAGAATGCCTATATAGTGATACTACTAAGAAGATTAGAGAAGCATATGATAGATTATCCAATATAGATAGTACTGCCGCCAAACATCTATATAGAGCTCGATATGATAATTGTATCTTTGGTTTCATTGCAGATCATCAACATCTGTTACCAGATGTTCTTACTGATACTATACTAAAGTATATACCATCTATCGCATACTGTAGTAAAAATCTTATAGTTGATAGCTATATGAAGAAGTGCGCCGCTATGAATTTTATAGGCGCAATCTTCCCAGATACTGTACTTGAATACTATAATCTTTATAGATTTAACTATCTTAACTCAATTATACATAATGGTAGTTTAAGTCCAATATACTATGATAAACATACCGGTTGGCTTTATTTTGACGTTTTATATAATAAAAGGTGCCTAAAGGAACAAATTATTGAAGAAGTTCATAGTAATCGCGATAGATTTGGTAAGATTTCTATAGATGAGGTGTATACTCTTATTCATTATAGAAGTAAAGAGTTCCCTATAGTGAATAGCAATAGTACTATTGTAAAGTATAAGACCAAATATAGCAATATACAATCTAAGCGCAATAACAATCATATCTACATTGATGATACTTTCAGTACATATGATTGTTGTAATGTGACTCGTAAGGTTATCAACGTTATGGTTGGTATAAGGAATTATAAGAGACATCTTCCTTCAATGTTTGATATACTTGGTCGTATCATTAAGTTACATCCAATGGCTATCGACTATTCTAGGATATCAAATGCATTGACTAATGATGATCTTACTTATATGATTCCAATTCACAACGATCAAGATAAAGATGAAGTAGCAGTTACTACTTATGATCTCTATAGTAATTATTCGCGCAAGGATATCAAGATTACATCATTCATTAATAGATATAGTAGACTTCTTCATAATACATACAACACATTAATTGGTATAGGATAATCAAAGGCGTAATACAAACCCCGCCATTCATGGCTGGGATAAGCCACAAATAGATTGATAATGAATCGGTATTGTACTATATAAAATAGTGACTCAATAGTAGTCACGCTACCGTGGGGCACACGGAAAGTTATGCCTGTGGAAAGTTGTCCAAGTATAATGTCTAACGAAGTAGTTTTTCGTATGGATGTTATGCCGACATCTTAGAGAAACAGGAAGCCCATGGCTTTAGTCATGGAATATGTCACTGGTATAGGATAATATGATATGATTGTATATGAAGGGAGGTAACTAAGGATAGCAAAAATCAACTTCAATAAACTGGAAAAGTACTTTGACCAATTCCATGGAGTAATTGGATTCAATAATCTTCTTAGAAAGAGATTATTGGATAGGATAAAGATTATGGCTAACAATAGGATCCAATACTCAAGTACTACATACTCCATACTATACAATCTCATTAACAATAACAAGATTGGTATATTCTTTACACCTGCCATCAGACTCAATAACTTCTTTACCAATGATAAAGCAATCAAAGTTGTCGGTGGTTATGATTTTGACACCAAAACTATCAATATTTTTGTATCGTGGTCATTTGGGCCCGATATAATCAACGATGTAGTTAACTCGTATCTTAATGAAGCATGTAATGAGGCGCTAGCTATTATACTATCAGAATCATTATATGCATATAACTATAGAAACAATGGCAAGTTATGTAATCTTGATATTGTAACTGATTGGTATACTTGTTACTTTGAAGAGACTATTAGTGCAATGACTAATAGACCAAGTATTGCAGAACAGTTTGCACCAATGATTGCTAGAAACTATGCGTCTATCATATACAATAAGATCGAGAAAGCTATTATTGAAGATAGATCACCAGCAGTACAAATTAGCAATAAGGGCGATAACCCTGAACTTGATATTGAAGGCATACCATCTATCAAGAAAGGTGATAAGGTATTAGCCAAGATTTTTGAAGATGCCGTTGATGATGTATTTAAGGCTAATATGACATCATCAAGTAGATATGGTAATATGGCCGATGATATCAAAAAGTATGTAGATTCTTTTGGAGAATTTGGAGTATTTCTCTATAGAAATAGAGATCTTAATCTCTCTATTGATAATATATCAGATCAACCAGATGGTACAAAAGTTCCATCAAATAGGTTTATCAATAGAGCGCAAGGGAAAGAATACGATAAACTAAGTAGGATAGATAGTAAGAATAGAGAAGCAAATATTGCGCAAACTATACAAAACAATCCTACTCTTAGTATCGCTAGAGATAAACTTGAATCTGCTAGTATAGAGAAACAAGTAACTCCAGAAATGGCATTAACTCCTGGATCTACATACATAGGCCGATATCTTCTACCAAACAACAATATTACATTAAAGGATCTAACATATGCTATCAATGCCACAGAGGAAACCTATAAACAATATAAGGCTTTATCTGATGGTATTGATAAGGTTAAAGATCCTGATAAGAGGATTGATGCTCTTAAAGCATTGAAGATTCAAGCGCAAGCAAGCAATGCCATGTATACTGATCTATTCAAGTTATTTCAGATAGTATCACAGAATACTCCAAATGAATCATATTTTTACAATATTAGCGCAATTCAAAAAAGTACTAATACCAAAAGCTTCAATAACGTGAATAGTACTCTTATGATAATGAAGGATCTAGTAGATAGACAAAAAGCTATGCAGTCTAAAGGACTATCTAAAGTAGATAGGGCCCATAATGTAGAAGTTACTAAGAATGCTAGCGAGATTACATCTCTATCTAATAGATTGAAAGAACTATCAAAATTATCTGGTATGTCACTTGGTAGCAAAGAAGCAGCCACTATCAATAATGACATAACAGTTACATATAAAGCTTTAGCTACTGCGCTTGATGGTAAGGCAGAGAAGCGCCTATCTAAACAAGAGATTCAAAATCGTGAAGCTCTTATACAGAATGATCAAGATATGCTAAAGAAGATTCGTTATGTTCCAAATGAACAGTTCAATAACGATCTTCGAAAGAATTTAACTAATACTGATGATGTTATTTTATCATCGAATGCATCTGTTAGAGATCTTATAAATAGTATACGTTTAGCTACTGATTATACTAAGAAGATAGCACTTAGTTTACCAGATGGTCATATAAGTAAGGGGCGCCTATTAGGTAATATTAGGAGAATGAACAATATCAAAGACGCGGATTCATTAAGGCAATATGTTGATGAAAGAGTTACTCAAAGGATGCATGGAATAGCAAATCCTACACAAGCAATGGTTGATAATTATAAGAAGCAAATTGTAAAAGATATCAGTAATAATGTATATGGCATCTATAGAAGTGCAAATGACCTTAACACTGATAACATCAGAACCGCGCTCGTTAATAATCCTATTGCTATATCAGTAGTTAATAATCTTCATAATGCTGGCGTTATTAGAAATCTTAATAATGCTAATAGAATGCGCCGTCTTACTCGAACAGATATTCTAAAGATTCGTAAGCAGATTTATACACGAATGAGTGAGAATATTGCTCTCCTATCAAAACATAAGAGCAAAAATAGTAGCGTTGTCAGATATGACGCGCAACTCTTACCAAACCAAACCATGCCAAATATTCAACAAATCAGGGCTATCGTAAAGGCTGCCGATAGAACTGTGGATTCTTATATAAATAAGAATATCATATCTCCTGTATTACATGTTGTAGATGAACGTAATAGAGTATACTCTGCTATGGAAATGCGCGAGAGATCTCTCGTTAGTACCGGTTTACAAGCAATTGGTGCAATCCTTAAAAGTGCGCCGGGATTGATAGATAGTATCAAGTTTATATGGGATTCTAGGAAAGATGCAAAACGTTTATACAGTAATTTAAAGAGTGCATACTCTTTCTTTAAGTATATGTTACCATTGAAAAGTAACATGCAAGGTATCTTTGATGGTACTAAGCTTGGCTTTGGAGATCTTGCAGATAAACAGATATTTGATTATTGCTATAAAGTAGTATCTGGCGTTAAAAAGATGTACGAAGAGAAAAAGGGTTCCATTAAGAAAAACTATACTTGTAGTGAAATCTACATGCCAACTACTATTCTAACTAAGATACTATACGCAAATATTACATCTGGTAATGCGCTAGATAGTAATACTTTACAACTTCTTACATATGCAAATAAAGGTTTAGAAACCTTTATGTAGTAAAAGAGATGTTATAACTGATTAGTGTATGCACGAACTGATTAGTATATGAATCAATAATTATATCATATGATTGGAAGTGTTACTTGTCTTTGGGAGAACCTTGGAGTCTATTTCCTGGTGTTTACACCGAACTAGTCGATAATTCTTTCTCTATTGGATCAACGCCGGCCAGTACTGGCTTTATCGTTTTTATGAGCGAAAAGGGCCCAGATAACCAGCTTGATCTTAATGGTAGAACCGATGAACTATTATCTAAATATGGTAATGTTGATGTTACTCGTTATGGACAGGGCCTTAAGATTGCATTACAGTATCTAACATATGCAACAAGTTTGTATAGTATTAGGGTTACGCCAGATCATACTAACTGTGCTGCTATGTCCAACATCTACAATAACCTATATGGTAAGTTCCAGAAGAGCGCAATTCAGATGCGCGAGGCAGCATATGCTAATATTGGTCTTGCTACTAATGAGAATGGAGAGTTTGAGTTTATCCATGTAGGCCCAGAGAATCTTGGTACTATTATCTCTGTAACTACATTAGTGCCTCCTACTACTCCAAAACTCAATGACCGATATTATATTCCAAATATCAGTAATACTCCTGCAACTGGTACTTGGACTGGTAAGGAAGGTAAACTAGCTATTTGTATCTCTGAGGCGCCAGTAGTTTGGGCGTATAAGGAGATTAAAGATACTAGTATGGCAACCATTAATAATATTCCAATGTGTGCTGCTGTTACTTATGAGCAACTACCATCTCTTGCTCTTTGGCGGCCATATGATAACATCAATCCAAACAAGAATGGTACATACGCTAATGCTTTGGATATTATTGATGAGTTTCCAGCAGGTAAACCTAACGATAAGGATGCTTATTTAGTTTGTAGCAATCCTATTGATACTAAACTAGCTGGTCACCAAGGTGAGATTCTAGTCTATCGTGAAGATATGGAAGAATGGTACTTTGAAAAGTACAACAAAGTATTCATTGATAGAGATTATGTCTTTACTAATGAAGCACCAACTGTAGTTAGCACAGGAGATCGTTTTATTATTGGTGATGAGCCTACTACTATTGAATGGCAGGGACATGAAAGAGAGATTGCAGTTAGAACTCCTTCTGCTTGGAAGTTCTTGCGCATTGATGTAGCAGAGCCTGATCAAACTGATAAGTTTCAATCGGTTGTGCTTGATAGATATATCAGTAATATCGAAACTCAGCGTATGGAATATAAGCGCAAGTATGTATTTCAGAAGGATATTATCTGGACTGCAGATATTAATGCTTCTTTCGTTGCTTATGCACATAGAGTGCAACAGTTAAACGATATCGTTAATAACGCTGAACCTGATGCATCTATGACCAAACAAACTATCGAGCCATTCATTATCTTCTATCCTATTGGGCGCGGCTCCTATTATAATAACATTCACGTTGATATGCGCCTCAGTAAGAGAAGTATTCATGAAAATAAAGACTTCGATAGAGTACTAATCCTCGATATATACGATACACGTGGAGGGAACAAGCTTAAGATTGAATCATATGAAGTATCATTCAATCCAAATCATAAAGACCTAAGTGGTAACTCTATGTTTATCGAGGATGTAGTTAATAGGTATAGTAATGTAGTTAGAGTTGCAATCAATAGAGAAATCTTTACTGATAATGCTTTATTTACTAAGAATATTCATAGTGATATGCAGCAGTTATTCCAGAGATTCTCTCTAAGGAATAGGGCCGGCTCTACCAGTCTACCTCCAAAATTCCAACATGGTGATGATGGTACTATCTTTGATAAATATGATAATCTTGATTGGGAGCAAGCTACTAGTATTCTTGTTAGAGCCTATACTGGTCAGATTGTTAATCCTGCATCTCCTGATCAAAATAATCCATATGAATCTGATGTATTAGATAGAGAGATGCGCCTCTTTGATCTAATCTTCGATGCTGGATATCCAGGAGATGTTAAGGTTGCTATCAATACACTAATTGAGGCGCGACATCAAGATTGTTTTGGTATTGTTGATCTTGGTGATAATGCTTCTGCTAAGGCTGCATATGATGCGCGCACTTCTGAAGGTGGAGTTGGTAGACCATTTAATACACCATTCATTGCTATCTATGAACCATATTCTCAGATATATGATAGCTATGCTGGTAGAGATATTTGGATCTCTCCTGTATATCATGCAGCCAGAGCTTATGCATTAACCGATAAGCGCTATGGTAGACATCATGCTCCTGCAGGTACTAAAAGAGGTATGTGCCCAGAAGTTAAGAAGTTGCGTTATAACCTTAATCGCGAGCCTGCTTATCAGGATCTGTTTATGAATTACAATAGTGCGACACGTTCTATAGTAAAAAGCTATAGCATGGAAATGGCAGCTTAATACAGTTGTTGCATTTCTAGAGAACTGATAACTCGAAAGATCAAATGAGTAGGTAACGCTACGAAGGGTCTTCTCTAATACTCCGACATGCATTACTATTTAGTGGTGTATGAAGCTCGGTGAAGACGGCAAAGAGGTACCGTAAAGCTCAAGTAACGATATTTGTATGGAGTAAACGAAAGCTATCTAGAGGTGGGTGGTGTACCCTATATGCCGGGAGTCCATAAAGTATCTATGGTGAGAATGTGCAAGAGATTGCACCGACAAATCTGCGAAAGTACAGGTCTATAAGTTCAATACATATAAATGTGTATATTCGTAAGGAAGTTAATGAGGATTAGTAAGAATTGTTGTTATGAACATCCTTATTGCGCGAATCTTGTCATTATAACAAGAGGCGGGCGCAATCAAGTTAACAGGCCTAAAGCAGACACCTAAGGATACATATGTATGGATAGGGTTATTGGAACGTGGAATCCCATTGGGCGCATAGTTTCTAGTCGAAGAATAATAAGCTAGTTAACCAATGGTAAAGTAGAGGCAGTACTATTTGATTCTTCCTGTAATGGGAATGAGTAGGGATGGCCTCAAGTCATATCTAATAATAAGTGGATCTATTAAGATCCTAATCATATTAGATACGATGGAACGCCGGATGATGCGAAAGTATCATGTCCGGTGTAGAATGGGGGAAAACTTAGAGATAGTATCAAAGAGTTACCTATCATTATTAAACCCAATCATTCAGAATCGCGATGGTTATGTAATTTGGAACCAATCTACATCATATTTGCGCACATCTAAATATCAGGATGTAAACGTAGTTCGTCTAGTTCTACAAATTAAGCGAGATCTTGAGAGGGAACTTCGTAACTTTATCTTTGATATTAATGATAGTATGACGTGGGTATTAATGAACAGTGCAGTTAATGCCTATCTAGGTAACCTAGTAGCATCACATGCGCTTAATACATTCGCTACAAAGATTTATGCAACTGATTATGATATCTCTCGTCATAGGGTAAGAGTTGATATTATGCTTGATCCTAAGCAAGTTATCTACCAGATCCTATTGACCATCTCTGTTTAGTTTATAATAGTATTGAATGTTATGACGCCGCAATAATTAAACATAGATGGTATCGTCATCTTTGCGGCGTACATTAGTTATGAGAGGAATTGAGATACTAGTTATTGGCAGAGGCTAATCCTAACTTTTACGGCGCCAGAAATCCGCACGTAGCATTACATGAAGAGTCTATTAATCATATGAAGTATCCTGATACATTCAGGAGATTCTTTGGTGAACCTTCTAACAACGCAGAACCTATGATTACTGGATTTGGCGTAATCTTCTTTACACAATTACCAGATCCATTAAATCAAGCAATCAATACCAATTATCTAACTGCTATGACTACGCAACTTGATATTCCAGATATGACACAGGAATCCATTACCTACGAGGGAAGGAATGGTGGGCAGTGGGTGCGCCGTTTTGCAGCATAATAACAGTCACTAGGACCTAGGTCTCTATCATATACCTAGTAATCATCGCCTTACCTAAGAGGGAAACCTTAAGGGGACAACAGCATGGCGCAAAAGCAAATAATATCCGAATGCGATTAAGATATTGATTTGCGAGATATTTCATATAGAAAGATTAAGGCTATACTGCTTGAACTCCAATAACCAGCATTGTAACCGCCCGATCTAGGATACATCGCATATACGTTCCTAGTGCATGTAATACTTAATCGTGCCATTGGATTAAGAAAAGATAGATACATGCAGCGACATATAAAGATATGTTTAAGGTTATGAGTGGAGGATCTTCGCTATATCTACAGTTATTATGTTGAAATACGGGATTACCTAAGGGGCGCGAGCCCTATGGTAACAGAGGTTCAATAGTAGTTATATTATTATAACAAAGTGAACCAGAAAGTGTTCTTATCAACTCAATTAGGAGTCAGAATATGCAGAAACCCGAAATTGTATTAGATATACTTAGTAAGCGATCCCAACATAATGGCATCATTAAAGATGTGTATAGACATCTATTCAACCCAGAATGGTATATTTTTGCGCAAAAATTATATAGTAGAAATAGCAGTAAAACGTCAATTGATACTTGTATGATCAATGATATTATTAGCGACGCAAACCATTTGTTGGTGAAAACATTATAGATAAAGAAGCACCGATATTTACTTTACTCTATAAATCTTACTAAGATAACACTTTTGGAGAGCCGAATGCGGTGAAAGTCGCACGTTCGGTTCGGGAAGGGGTTATATGAAAAGTATCATTAAGATAACTCGTATATAATCTACTTCATCACGTTCCTGGAGCTTCTAAAATGAGTGGTGATCTATCACTTACTCTATGGGAAATGGAAGGTGTACCAACCTATCGTATCCTTGCTAGGTGGATTCATATTATGCGCAATCCAATCTATGGATTCATGACGGATGTCAGTTGGAAGCAGGCGAATTACAAAGGAAAACTAATGTACATTATTTGTACTCCAGATCTAAGAGTGGTGCGCCAATTAGCGGCATAGTAAATTGCTATCACAGATAGCCTAGATTCTTACCAATCCTAGAAGTTCATACCTAACCTATAATAGCAGCAATGCATATATGGGGACAATAGCATGGTATCTATAGAACTTGTATAGTATGGGCAAGCCTATACTGGTTGAATCCTAATTACCAATGGTACCTTTTATAGATAGGTAGATGTATTATATAATAACATCTGTTAGATAGATACAACATTGCGCTCTTGTTGTATATGGTAAGTATCTGCGCCGATGATTTTATATGGTAATGAATTGGAGCCCTAACCTATACTAATACGTTTACTATGTTGTAATTGGGAAGCTCTATAAATGTATACATATATATATGCTTATAGAGTGCGGAGCCTCAATAGTACTCTTAATGAGACGGTAGCGCCGATTACATGGGGAAGTGAGGCAGGAAGTACTTATATCTTATTATGGATAGAGGAGCCTAGAATACATATGGCAAGAGATCCAAACATCATACTAGATATACTTAATAAAAGATCCATGATGAATGTACCTATCAATGACATGTTTCGTATGCTATATAATAAAGATCTATATAGTATGACGCCGCACTTCAATAAGGTTGATAGTAATCAGATAGATCAACTAATAGAGAAGATGCATAAGGAACAACATAAGTGGAAAGTAGCGCCAATGGTTGATATTGTATTACAGGAAGTACTTTATATACTATTATATAGAGGAGTATATGAGCCTTATCAATTCAATGATAGCAACCATTGGTGTAGAATTGGTAGAAGTGTAAGTAGTGCTCTAGATAGAGTATATAGTAATGGAAGTCATTGTAACTTCTTTATATCATATGATTTAACCAATGTAATAGATCATATGAACTATACATTACTATTAGATACATTACATGTTATAGTATCAGACAATCGTATAAAAGAGCTATTAAGGAAGAAGTTAAAGTATGCGCCGATATCTTTATCATATGATAAAACCTACTCCAATACTCCAATTGGAAATAATCTTGATTGTCTACTAACTAACATTTACCTTACTCCACTAGATAGGTATATTGATGATATGATTGGTAATAGTAATAGTTGTTATACAAGATATGGCAATCAGTTAGTTATTACATATAGTGGTAACTTCAAAGATGTTATATCTCTTGTTAATGAGATTACTATGTGGATTGAAAACCATTATGGTATATTAATCACTGAAGATCAACATAAGGTGTATAAAGTTGACGATAAGAAGCATCAGATAAGATTCCTAGAGTATAATCTGCTAATGGTAGAATCTAACAATGGTAGAAGATATGTAGGGTTCTATATGCCTGATAATGTTATGCGCGCCTTTATAAAACCATATATGAAGAATCAAAAACCAATCCATATATCCAATAGGATATACAAGCCAATCTATGAAATCATTAGATTATTTAGAGAAGATTTTGAAAGATTTGCGCAATATTATTCATTTGCTAAAAATCAGAGAGATCTTGGTACTGTTAAGTGGATACTACAAACTTCAATGTTAAAGACTATTGCGGCCAAGTTAAAAAGTACTTGTAATAAAGTGGCTAAGAAGTATGGTAGTACTAAGGTAATAGATGGACAAACATATAGTATAATCTCTGATACAAAACCAAATGGTAAAGTTGAATATTTTGGCGCACATCCACTTAAAACCCAATATAACTTCTCTAATACAATCATCATGGATAGTAAAAGTAAGTATAGTACTTCTGGAGAGCCGGATGCATTGAAAGGTGCACGTCCGGTTCGGCGAGGGGTAGTTACTAGATAATATACCTACTCAACCAAATGGCAAAAGTGTATAGTGGTATTTGGCCAACAGATCTAAGAGATTCTGCATTTAAGTACGATCAGAATCAGGATAAGATTGAATATCAAGTAACGTTTAAGTTCGATCACTATCCATATACATCTGTTGAAATTAATCAGCAAGCTCAATCACTATTGAAATCTTCTATCGGTGTTCTCAATGGGATCATCGACGAGAAGTATGCCGATGCAGCTGGCCCTGGTACTTTTACTGGACAGCCTGCTCGAAATGGTGTATAGAGCATATAGTAATAATCTTTATCAATTGTGTCATCCGGGAGACATCCTGGATGGCACCTTTTTTATCATCTTTATAATAGGAGTGATCAACATACCAGTATATAGACTATCAGGCATTGGTATAGCCAACAATAACTCCCATTACATGATTACAGAAACATCTCATTTATATAGAGATGTTGATGAGAAAAGCTTTCCATTTAAGTATACATGTAATAACGATAACAGAGTATACTATACTGGCAATTTCAAGAAAACTACTGTTACTTATAGTAATAGAGACACTCATACTATTAATGGTATTGAAGTATCATATAGTATTGATTTAGTAGATTGCGCCAAATTATGTAGAGACTTTGTTAATCTTAGGGAGAGTGACATAGAGGATATAGTAGATCAACTGTTAGATATTGGTAAAGAGCTTATGAGTAATGGAGTTATTAATTTAAAGGATCAAGTATTCAATGTAAACGTATTGTAATATTGCGCGTATACAAAGCCTAGGCATAGTTATATGCGCAGCAACTTATCAACCCATACATTTATATCAATCATTACAATAACTGCACATATTGCCAGTTTATAATTGAATACGAGAGGAAGTGATTAGTATAGCATCATTTGAGAACATCAAAGAAATCATATCATTGGATCCCTATGATATCAAGAAGTCATTAATAGATCTCATTGATAAGAATCTTGGTACTAAGAATCCTGATACATATGAAGCTGGTTTCCTAGGATATCTAACACAGGCGCAAACATTACTAACCAGTGATGTTCTATTTAATAACAGTATGGCATGGAATGAAGCATTTACGCATCTATTAACATTACCAACTTCTCTACAAAATCATGCCAATATGTTTGACTATAAACTATCACATGCAACTCCATGTAGTGGCTTTATAACCATATACATACCATTTCCAACAGATGCGGCCGCATATCAATTAACATTAAAGAATGGCACTGCATGTGAGGGACCAATACCATATCTAGTTAAAGATACCTATCTAATCAATGTTAGTATGACTCCAAAGGTACAAAAGAAAGATGCAGTAACTGGAGTAGTATCTGATATTGACATCAATGTAGAAATCAAGGATGGTAATAGGTATCTAATTTTTAATGCCGAAGTTTGGCAAATACGCATCTTTACATATAGCGAAAGATTTACTAATGTGGTATATAAAGAGTTCTATGATATTAACATTGGTGGAATTGAAGATCAGTTTCATAGTATAGTAATTGGATGTTATATGAAAGATGATAATCTATCTGATGCAAGATTAGTAAGATTTGAACAGATACCATCAATATACAGCGCCACTTCTAAAGACAAAGTATATACATTTAAATACTTTAGTAATGGTAGAGGTACTATTCGTTATGGTAATGGAGTATTTGGATTGCAGCCTAAGGAAGGATCTACTACATCTATTCTAGTGTATACTACTAAAGGTAAAGATGGATTAGCGCATCCTGGTCAAATACAACTAGATACACGATTGATTGATTACTATTCCAATACCCCAATCGACATATATGGCACTAATGTTACTATTATAGATAATGGATACAATGAAGAATCTCTTGAGCGCGCAAAAGCTAATATTATTGCGCATACTAGTGCAGCTAGAAGATTAGTTACTAAAGATGACTATATTGGTTATGAAGGCGTTACTGGTATTAAAAATTTAGAGTTGTATCCAATGCTTCTTAGAAGAGATACTAATGTTAATGAGATTGATCTCTTTAGTGTTATCTATGATGAGAATGGCGCGCCTGTTCCTACTACTAATCTCAACTATATAATTAACGATGATCGCACGATACTTTCTAAAGATTATATATATAAGCTTGCAATGAAGCATGGTAATAATGGTGTAGAATTGGTTCCAAATACTATGAAGATTATTAATAGTAATGCTATTGATCCAGATAAACATGAGTTATATGCTGCTATGTATATCGATAGTGAGTATGATAACTATGATCCACTATATGATAGCCACGATAAGAAGATTATATACATCTATTCAGATAATGTGGAAGCTTATGTTGATCCTGATAAAGTGAAAGAGTTTGTATGCCCTTTTAATATCTCTATTGAAAAGAGAGAGGGCAATAGAGTTGGTATCTTTGAATACATACCACATAATCTTATTGGGCGTCCAAAGATCGAAGACTCTATCGATTATGTAGATATCGATATATCGTTATCATCGGCGCTATTAGAATTTCTACCCAATGAATCGATGTATCGATCCAATATAAAGCCAACACATATTAACGTAATCAACAACCTTATTATCTCTAGCAATGTATCTAGTGATCTATTGAAGAGCTATGTGGTTATTAGTCAGGAAGGTAAGCCTGCTAAAAGATACCAATGTGAGCATAAGTATATTAGTAGTGAGACTAATGAGATGTCTACTACATGTATGATACCAATACAAGATTTCTATCCTGGAGAGTTTCTATATGAGTATGTAGTATACTATGGCGCCAAATACTATAATACCTATAAGAAGTACATTACTATCATCAACGACTTCGATCTATCACTAACTGATAAGTATATTGGTTATCCATTATCATTCGCATATGATCCATCAGATCCAAGAAGTATGCAAACACAACCAGCCATTGATAAGATATACGTTGGTATTACTAAAGTTGATGTACAATGGACCAAATGGAAAGATTCCAATGGATTCAACGTTGATGGTTATATAGTAGATGTTATACTTAATAAGTTACAGATAGTTGATGTTAATAAGGTACAATGTAGACTGTTTATTGGAACTGGTGGTAACACTTATGATATCGATAGTATCGCTAGCTTTAACGATACTATGGTTACATATAGATTCAAAGTACCATACAATCCAAAATTCATTATGAATGGTAACACTTACTATAAAGTGCAGATTTTATATAAGTTTAATGATAATAGTGGTGCGCCTTCTAACATTTTTTCACCATTTGCATCGTATAGTGGTTTCATTATCTTTAGACGAAGATTTAGTGAGCTTATGTGGTGTAATATAGAGAAGATAGAGAATCAAACAAATACTGCATATAAAATCTATAGAATCCCAGTAATCGATAAACAGTATTATGATAGTCATATAGAGTATCTAGAGAATAACATCTTCTATCAGTTGGCGCAAATAGATAGTAAGACAATCGATTATAAGATGCTTACAGATACTATGAATTTCAAATTTGCTAAAACTATTGGCGCCACTGAAAATCTAAAGTACAATGATAGGGTTCATAAGATTGATGAATCTCTTAAGTATGGTAATTGGACATGTGATTTACCACCTACTATAAGATTACAGATACTTATTACTAGAAATACTACTAGAAACAAGAATGATATAGTAAACGAATGTAAGCAGGTTATCCTATCATTCTTACAACTTAAGGCTAACTTCAACGCCAAGATTATTATGTCTGAAGTTACACGATATATTCACGATACTATTCCAGAGATCCTATCGTGTAAGGTAATTAGTCCTAATAGAGATATCATATACATGTTCGATGAATCGCATCTACCAAAAGATAAAGATACATTACTATCATATAATCCAGAGTTTCTATGGATTGATGCATCAAAGATTAGAATCGATACAGTAATTGCGCCAATGTAATAATACTATAGTAGTATATACATGTATATATAGGAGGTGATGTATAATCATTACAGTAGATGATCTTCTTGATCGTATAGATATCTCGCCAAAGTTAATCTACTTCATCAATAACCAATACAAGAAGATGATTGGTCAAGTTAGATATTCGATTGGTATATTGAATGGTATTACTAAATTAGAGATCAATAGACTATTCAACATACTTGACATACAGATAAGTGAACTTGATGATATTATGAATCAGTATCCAGAGAATGTATATGTTATGCGCCAACCAATATACAACATCTTAACGTTGATTATGATCAAAGCTTATAAAGTTGGTAATACACAATTAGCAATAGATACTAACAATCTACTTGGGTTGGTTTTTCTTGGGCGCCTAAAATACAAATACATAAGAATCGTTAATCAAGAGATTCTAGATAAGACTATCAATACTCTTACTAAGAAAACATACATTGGTATGCATGGTACAGTATGGATGGTTCATACTATCTGTAAGAGTACTCATGATAAGTGGATTAAAGCAATAATGGATGATACTAATGCTATGTATCCTAGATACCGATATATTATTGATATGCGCAACAAGTTTAATCAAGTTATGAAGACTGTAGCTAAAGCATACTATTATAACATTCTACATAAGAATGACGTAGATGTTAATACACAAATACGCAACAAAACTAACGAGATTATAGATTATATAACCTCTAAAACCATACCACATCATATATTACAATACGCCGCTACTATCAATAATAGCTCCGTTGATCATATAAGTAATCTACATCATGATATACAAGTATATAACAGTATGCAATCGCAAATCTCTGTTGCAATATTTAACATACTACATCGTTTACATGATTATATGGAGATCTATAAGAATCAATATCAAAAGAACGTAGACATCAATGATATTACATTCATCAAACAGTTCTTTATAGCTTTAAAGAAAAGTACTATTATACTAAAGAGTGTTGATGATCCAATCTTCACTAGTAGAGGTTATGATCGATTTGAAGTGTTATCATATGGGTTAGTTATAACATTATTCATCGATAGTATCAATCATAGTAAAGATTATGATATAGATTACAATAAGAGTAATAGTAGTGATAGTAATGAAGTTAATTATGCATCTCAATATAATAGTGACTACCTCAACAATAGCGCCGTATATGAATCAGTAAATTCAATGGAAGCTATGATGGATAGTATCGTGGTATATAATGATAATTAACAATGGAGGTGATGTTTCATAGCGAATATATCAGCAGATACTGTTGCTTCTATGTTTGGTGGAGGCATTAGTGCCATTGGCGCAATCTCTTCATTTGCTAATAGTAGTAACAGTAATAGTACCAGCGCCGCCATAAACAATGGATTTGTTAATGGATTAAGTAGTAATAAACCTCCTGTACTTAATGGTACTAATATAGCAAATAGTATCAATGGATTCAATAGTAATGCCAATACTACATCATCTGGTTCAGTTGTTGGGCAAATGAAGAATCTCATAGATGCAACGTATACTATTATTAATAGGATAGAAACAACTAACATTCTACTGCAAAAGCTCATAGATATCAATAGTGGTAAAGTTCAACAAAATGATATTAACAAGATTGCCGCTACTAATAATCGAATCTCTATTGCAATGTCTAGAACTGCTATGGGTAGACTTGCTATGGCAGTTATGGCTAAACAACTTGGTAAAAATCTTGGTAATATGGATTATCGAATGAGAAACGCTATTGATAGCGGCGTTACATCTAATAAAGAGATTCTAACAGCTAAGCTATTAGGTAATCTGCCTCTAATTGGTAAGATGTTTACATCTATGAAGGAGATTAGTGATAAGGTTCTTAGAGCTAAAGATATTTTCACTAATGAAACCAACATTGCTATTACTAAGATCATACCTGATAGACTAGAAGCTATTGGTACATATACTAGAGACATTAGAGACTTCCTTAAAAAGGATATGCTAAGGGAGCTAATGTTACAAACACATGCATTACTTACCATTAACTCTAGTGTTAATAATGGGTTCAATAGGTTATCTGGTATTGGTAATGGTAATGCGCCGCAAAATACTCCACAAATTATCATACCAGGACAAGCATCCATTGCTAACGCTGTAAGAGATACTACTGATGCTATTAATGTAATGAGAGATGATATTAGTAGCGCACTCGATATATACAATGAGCAAAACTTGGAGATTAATGCATTAAGAATCAAGACTGATAAACAATTACAAAAAGCAGCGCTAGATCAGATAGAACTTCAAAAGACTGATAACCGTCTTACTTTAAAACTCACACAAACCAGCGATAAAATTTTAGACGCCAATGTTCAAACTAAAGCACTTTTAAGTGGTATTATAATTAAACTACCAAATATACTTGGTAGAAGTATCAATACTGCGCTTAAATTATCTTTAATGATGGGAATTGGTCGAACAATCTTTAGAGCCTTTGGTGCTAATAAGATTGCAGAAAATATCTCTGCAGAAGGCGCTGTTGGCTTTATGGCTGCGTCTACTAGATTCATTAAAGGCCTATTAGATCGTATGATGAATAGCAAGATTGGTAAGTCCATAACATCCTTTATTGATAAACAGATACAATTTATCAAAGAGAAGATGATGGATGCTATTAGTTATGGTGTTAAACAAGCATTGCGTCTTTATAACACCTTTGTTATAATGCCAAAGCTATTTAGAGAGCATATAATACCAATACTTAAGGAAAGTTTTAAATCTAGTAAAAGTAGACTTGTTGAGATGTTGGCGCCAATAGAAGAAGCTATTCGTAATCGATTGATTCATTTTAATGAGCTTATGAATGCACAATTAGATAGACATATGTCTGTTGGTTCCAAATTTGTAATATCTAAAGTTATGAAAACATTTGGAGTAGTTGGTAAAGCATTTGCCTTTATAGCAAAAAATGCTACTAAAATGCTCTCGATTGCTGGAATCGTCTATTCTATATATAGCGGCGTCAAAGAAGTAATTGGTACCATGTTTAGTGCATGGAAGCTTACCAAATCTAAAACCGAACTAGAGGGTATGAGTATTGGTGAACAAGTATATCAGTTTACCAAAGATATGTTTAGTGCTCTTGGTAAGGCTGTAACTGGTAGTGTTAAGTTTCTATGGAATAACTTGGGCCCAATTATTAGTGGCTTTGTAAAGGGATTGTTTGATTGGATTTATGATAGCACTATTGGCGCAATCTCTAGATGGTGGAATGGCGCATCTAAAAGAGAAGCTATGCTTAATGAAGCTATCGAAGAGCAAAATAAGCAAATGGAAGAAGAGAAGCAGAATACAGCAGAAGCTATTGAGCAATCAAAAGAAGAAGCAACTAAGAATTCCAATTCCTTAAAGAATGCTCTAATAGAGAATCTGCAAACTATCAATAAGGCAATAGTAAAAGGTTTTAGTTATGTTATAAAGATCTTCGATCTTTTTAAGCCAAAAACACTTGGAAGTATGAGTGGTAACATCTTGGGCGGCATCTCTGAAACTATTAAGGTTTTTATGACTGATAAGCAAAGAAAATCTTTCGATGATATGTCTCTTACATATATAAAAGGTAAGCTTAAAGAAATCAATGAAGCTGCAATCAAGGCCAATCCCGCATTAAAGGATACTGTTAAGTTTGATGAACTTGGTAGACCTATTAGTGGCGATGTAGATAGTTTCTATAAGACTCTTGAAAACTTAGGAAAAAGCGCAGAATTTAAACAATCAATGTATGATTCCTGGGGATACTCACCAGAGAATAGATTTGGCGAGCAATTCAAAGAAAGTACTAAAGAATCATTCAATAATGTGTTAAATGATAAAGAAGTGCGTATTAATAAACTATTAGAGATGATTCAAAAGAATACAGAAAATACTGCTGCATTTACTGGTGCAGCTGTTGGTATGACTAAGAACCAAATTGCAATGTCTAAGGGTAAGGCTATTGATCTATATAATAATCAACAGATTTGGGATGATAGTTTAACATCAAAGTATTATAAGATGATGATTGATTCTCCAGATAAAGTAGCAAAAGAAGACGCAAATCAAATTTTTAGTGGCATGTTTGATCAACAGATAAAAGGTAGAAAAACTCAAAAACTTATAGCAGGACAATTAGTTGATGTAGATGAAGGTCCAAAAGATATAAGTAGTGTATACAATGAAGCCTTTAATAGAGGTGATGGTACTACTACTAAAGATGCACTAAATGAAGTAAAATCTAAACTATTAGATAAAATGTATGTCAATGATAGAACTTCAGTTGGTCATTACTCTGTATACTTTAAAGATCCAAAGAGTACTGGTAATGCTATGGAAGATATCAAAAACTTTCAAAGATATCACTCTTTTATGACAAGAGACTTATTTACCTTCTATAATACATTCTTAGATGGTCTTAAGAATCAAGGCGTCGATGAATCTATGTTTAGTATTGGTAATGGTCAAAAGGATGCGGACATTAATCCTAATGCATACTTCCATGCATTAGTAACTAATGCTCTTGCCAACTTTGCTAAACAGAACGCCAATATTTATAATATGATGTCTTCAAATCCAGGCGCCTATGAAGATTACTTTGCATCAGTAATACATCAGATGTATGAAGCTGGTTCTACTTATGGTATGGGATTCAAAGAGTATGTAGATCTATCTAAAAATCAACGTACTACAGTTGACGCCGATAACTTAAAGAAACGTGGTATGGATCTTGTTAATTTAATTAGTATAGGTAAACAGATAACTTTTGGAAACATTGCTAATAGTAGAGCTATGACTAGAGAAGCAGAAGAAGCTCGTAGAAAAGTTGCGGAAGAAGAAGCCATGCGAGAACAAGGTGACGATGTTATCTATGGTGATTGGAGAAGCTATACTCCTAAGACATTTGGTGATTGGCGAGATTCAATATATATAGCAGCGCAAAGAACAGGACTTGATCCTGAGTTAATCTCAGCTATTATACAGCAAGAATCTGGTGGTAGAGTTAACGCAAAAAGTGATAAAAATGCTTATGGATTAATGCAACTTAGGCCAGCCGCTGTTATTGATGCGCATAAACATCTTGGTATACCACAAGGTAAATATAGTGTTGAAGTACCAGAAGATAATGTTATGCTTGGTTCTGCCTATATGGGTATGATGCTTGGTGGATCAAATGATCTTGTAGATGCAATGATGCGCTATAATTGGGGTATTGGAAACTTTAAGAAATGGAAATCTTCTAATGGAGCAATCAGTGCAGTACCTTCAGAAGCTAGAGAATATCCTGGCAAAGTATTAAGATACTATGGCGCGCATAAGTTTACAGATCCAAAGACTCCAATCAATAGGCAAATTCACATAGACTTTAGAAATCGAGCACTTCTGCAAGCAGGATTAAAAGGCGCCATTAATCCATCATCTAATAGTAATATACCACCATCTGCAGATGGTATGATGGAAGGTAGTGTAAACGTTCCAGCTGGATCAAATGATAGAACAAGAGCTTCCAAGTTTATACAATTCTCTGGTACCAATATCGATAAGTTTATGATGGTTAATCCACTAATGCGCGAACCTTTCTTACGATATGCAGAAGAAATGTTTAAAACCTATAATCGTAAGGTAGTAGTTACTTCTGCATATAGGAGTATTGCTGATCAAACTAGACTATGGAATAACAGAGCTAATAATCCTAATACTGTTGGTAGACCAAATCAATACAATAAACACCATCTTGGTCTTGCTATTGATATTAGTAGTAGAGATGGTTATAGTATTAACGATACATTGCTTAACAAGTATGGTATGGTTAGACCACTTGGTAAAAAAGATCCAGTACACGTAGAGATGCGCAAATGGGCTAATATAAGAGGACTCAATCTAGTAAATCAGTTTGGTGATTATCCAAAGAAGATTGGCGCGCCTAATCCAGTTAACATGGATGATATACCAAATGTAAAATATAGCTCACTGTCAGAATATGAAACTGTTAATAATAGTGCTGCTGACAGTAACTATTATGCAACTGTTTCTAATAGTGTGGCTAGTAATAATACGCCTATGAATATGAGCAATACTTTATCTGGATTGATTACTCAGAAACTACAAAGTTATGGTATTAATACTAACAATCCAGATGGATATGCCAATGCTTTATCATTAATGAGTCTAGTTGGTGATGATACTAACTATGGTAATGCGGCCGAACCTGTTAACTTTACAGGATTAACAGCAGGATTACGCAATACTACTTTTGAGAATGAATTACGTAAAATCGAACTTGCTGGTATAGCTAATGCTCGAATGAGAAAAGTTACAAACAATACTTCTCAATTAGAATCGCAGCTTACTAAAGTAATGGCACTATTAGCTAAGAAGACTGTAGAGAATAATGAACTTATGAAGCAGATAGTAGCTACCAATACTACAAATGTAGTTACTATATCTAATAACAATACCAATAATACAGCAAGTAGTGTATCTAGTGGTAATAGCGGCGCATCTACGAATAACAACAGTAATTTAGATAATGGTGCAATGATGGCTGGTAATGATATGGGGCTTAGAGCTCTATATATCTAGTTACTTGCTTATTATCTTAGTAAAGAGGATGTGATAACTATCCCTTTCTTAATGAATGATGGAGACTCTCAATCTATCGCTCCTATTACTACAATACCAAAAGGAACACCATCTAATGGTAATATAGGAAAGATTAGTAGTAGTGTACAAGATGTAGCTAATACTGTTAAGGCGCCAATAGATCGTAATCAACCAAATGCATCTAGTTCGGCGGAAACGTTTCCTGGGCAAGGTTCAAATCTTAAAGATATTATCTTTGGATTACCACCATGTGGGATCGAAAATCTAAACGATCCTATTCTAATGACTGCATTTCAAAACTCGTTTCCTATATTAACTATTAAGCCTATTAAGATCTTTAGGCCAAAGAATGTAAACGGCCCAACACAAACAGAACCGCTTGGAGAAGCATACAAGTTTGCTATTAAAACTGATGGTGGCACTAGTTATGGTATTAGCAACGAGTATGGTTCCAGTATGATTGAAGAGTCATTTACAAATATGGTACAGTTTGATAGTATTGCGCAACTTTATCAATTTGCAAAAACTAATAGAAATCTAAGGGAAATGGCCGGTACTATCCCACAATCTATAAGAGATAAGCTTAATATTACAAAAGATGAACTCAATAATCTTTCTAATAATGCAAGAGCCGCCGCAAGTGGCAATACGTTTGCTACTAAGGTTATCGATGTTATGCATGACTTTGGATCAGCGGCTCTTAATGGTATGTTTATGGGGCAGAAGATCGATATACCTAATATTTGGAAAGGTTCTTCATCTAACATAACACAACAAGTAACTATAGTATTACATTGTTTTGATGTTAATGTTGATCACGAATACGAGAGAAAGATCATATTACCATTGCAGATACTATTAAGATTAGCGGCGCCATATTCTACTAAAGGTGATGGTAATAATGGATCTGATGAAATTATTACTTATGAGAACCCACCATATATTGAAGCATCTGTAGATGGCTTATTTAGAACTAAGATTGGCGGAATTAGTGATTTCAATGTTGCTATCAACTTTATGGATCAAGCGCTTTGTAAAGGTGGGCGCCCACTTATTATAACAGTATCACTTACTATAACTGATCTATATAATGCAATTATATGGACCGATGAAGAACATCCATATGCGCCAAATGGTTTAGGCATTACTAACTTTCTAAAAGATCATGATACTGATCCAGCAGTTAATCAGATTGATGAGAAGGCTAGATTTATGTTTATGCCAGATGGTGGCGCATTAGAAGATGCATCTAGTATTGCGCCATGGAAGGCGGCGCCTATTGGTAGTGGTGGAGCTAATGCTTTTGAGAATGGAGATAGTTTTAATCGCCCATCAAATGATCCTAATTGGGGCAGTGGTGCATTAGGTGGTACTAATGATATCAACTTTAAGCAAGATCTTAATATCAATACTAGTAATGTTAGTATACCACCAGATACATATAATGTTTGGCGCAATAACTCATACCTTAATACTGATGCTAATGGTAATCTGTTTACAGATGGGCCGACAGCGCATACTATGAAGTTATTATCTGAAAAACAGTATAAACAGATAGCTGAACAAGAAGTTCAATATAAGTCGCCATCTTCGTTTGGTACATATGAATGTTAATGTGAGGTGATGTATCATTAGTGTTACTGCATATGGTATACCAATCAATATAGGGCTTACTCATGGATTACGAAGAGATGGCTCATATAGCTATATGGCTAATATTATGCCAAAATATTTTATATTTGATTATAGTAAGCCAAGAAGATTCAAAACATTACAAGATATGCAATACTATACATCTAATATGACACATGATATTCTACCTGGAGATGGCGCCGTAGTTGATGATACTGATCCTAATACACCAGGTAATCAAAATCAGCACTTTATGTGGAACAAGATATCGTGGATTCCAATAGGTGCGCCAATCATATCAGATTATCTAAATATTTATGAAATCACTATCAATAAAGATAGTCATGGTATAGAGGTAATAAACCCATTATTCTTTATGAGAATACAGATACAAAACATTCAAAGCAACATACGATTACTATCTCTACTTAATAAGAATTACATCATTCCAAATAACGAGATCATTACATTTGCTGGATTAAGCGGCGCATACAATCTCAATAACATTAACACCAACAATGTGATTACCAATATGCTATCTATTAATCTAACTAGTTCATTGAATCACTTCTTAAGAAAACTATGCAATCAATACGAAGTACCATCATTGAGATTCAATGAATTCATACAATCGACAATTAGATCCGTTAATAAGATAGTAACTGATACTGCTTATCCGTTCTATCAGATTGCTGTTAATAATCCAAACATTGATCTCTCTATCTACTTCCACTATATAGCTAGTTGTTTTGGCGCATTTGATAAGGTATATAAGAGCTTCTATAACAATAACGTTACTATGACTGTATTGGATCCTATGGATTCGTTATCTATCATCGATAAACCATTAGTTAACAGATTGAGGATTAAGAGTCAGTTATCCAATGACTTTGATAGATTGTTAAAGATTATCGATGGTATTATATATAGGCGCCCAAGTAACAATAACTCAACATCCAATGATCTCTTTAACTACTTTATAGAGTTAGATAAACTTGTAACATATGTACTAACTAATAATCCAAAGCTTAATAATCAAAGAGGCAAGCGCGATAACTTCTTTACTGATTTGAATGATGGTATTGCCGGCTTAGTAAATCTTGCACTATTCTTTTCAATACTATCCAACAGTGTTTATGGTACTAGAACTACCTTATATTTCCACTTTATAGCACCACGTAAGTATCAACACATCTACTAACATGATTATGTAAACGAGGTGATGTTTATTAAAAAGGCTCACAATCATCCTCTAGTGTCATATGAGAAGACATCTACTATTAATAACTATGATGATTTATTAGTAGATGAAATGGTAAATCAAGAAGATCTTAACAATCTGTTATGTAGTTACATTGATAACTATTATGATACAAAGTCATACATTACAGAAGTATTAGTAGATGATCTTTATGATATCTATAGTAACTATAATGATGTTATAAGTATTATCAATGAGATCAATGATAGTAGTAAAGAAGTTGCGCCAACTTCTTATAAAGAGCAAGATCTACTAACTAATGGATTCATCAAAAGTGACTTTGTAATACATAGACATGATTCACGAAAGGCACCATTGCATTGGGATCTACGTTTTAAAACAGAGTTTAAAACTTCTGCATATTCATTCGTTATACTAAAGCATCATATGCCAGATAATGGAGAGAAGTTACTATGTAAAAAACAACCAATGCATCCACCAGTATGGGTGGATCTAAAGAATACTACTATTGAAAGTGGTTATGGCGCCGGCTCTATTACAACTATCGATAGAGGTACTATCTACTATAAGGTATTAGATAATGAGCGAAAGATTGCAATGTATCTTGTTGGTGATAAGTATAAAGGCGCATATCATCTAATCTCTATTAACCAATACAACTATCTCTTCTTTAAAGCTACTAATAGCATATTACCTACTATAGAAGAGCGCAATCAAGAGTGGCAAACATATGCTACTAATTACATTCAATACCTTAATAGTAAGATCAATAAAATCCTTCTATCTAGAGTCAATAAACATAACAAGATAGAGTACTCTCTATATAACTATATCTCAAAAGACTATCAAATAGATTATAGCAGAAGTATCGATACTAACAATCATATGCTAGTTATACCATCTATATCATATGTTATGGATACCGATATTAAGAAGATTACTTCTAGTGATTGCAAGATTAATAGTATCGAAGATATCATGCGCCTATATATTACTAGAGAGTATATACATAAGATGCTATCTTATGATTTAAAGATCGAGTACCTACATAACATACTAGATACTGTTAAAGAGATCGATTATAACGATCCAGAGCTTATAAAGATGAAGCAAGATCTCGATATCAATAACTTCTTGTTTAATAAGGCAGTTAGAGCAATTAGTGATATCTATCTTGGTCATAAATACTATGGCGCAATTGACTTAGAACAACTGATCTCCTATTCCATTAACAAGCACATAAAGGATTGATACATTACAATGAAGTTGCGAATATTGAATGACGATGTAGATCCATCAAAAGTAGTTCAAAATGGCGGCGCCGCTAAAGGTGCCAAATTCAATAACTACCTAATCAATAACAATCCAATCACAGCAGATACTAGAGAATACTATCTAGAAGTAGATGGTATTCCTGCTAGTTTTCCTGGACATAAGGATCATAAAGATTGGATTGCTTTTCTAACAGATAATCCGCACATGATTAGTAACTTTGATACTAGAGATCATGGTAAACTATCTTTCCTATTTGATAGATGGAAGCTTACTAAGTTTCGATAATATTATTATAGGAAGAGAATCTTATCATGGGTGATATTAGCAAAAACTTCAATAAGAAAGAGTTTACTTGTAAATGTGGTTGCGGTGAATGTAATATTGATATGAAGGTAGTTAACATGTGCCAAACTATCAGAGACGGCTTAAAGTTACCAATCACTATCAATTCTGGATATCGCTGTATTCAACATAATAGTAAAATTGGCGGCGTTCCTAATAGTTATCATACTAAAGGTATGGCTGCAGATCTCTATACTACTATTGGCTCAGAAAATCTGTATAAGCTAATTAAAGGTATGTATGATCTAGGATTGCTACCAGATTTACAATACTGCAAAAGATACATCAAAAAGAACTTTGTGCATATTGATTGTGGTAAAATTAGAAGTAATCGATTTGTAGAAGGTAACTAGTACATAAATACATTTGCGTATGGATCTTCATTATGTATATACTATACATACAAGATCCATACGCACTATTTTACTCGCGATTACTTTACTTATATTATATACTAGATAACATAGTTTTGGCGCAACTCAATCTTCAATACTTTGCACTTATAGCCAAATGCAGCGCGCGCAATATATCACATATATAACTGTAGGTGACACTACGCTCGCATAAATTGCATCACTACGTAGATATGCATCTACTTCATATATTGTAAACTATACAATGATTGCTTTATCTACATAATATGCTATTTGCTTACATAGCACATTACATAGGATTAACTGTATCTAATAGCATATGATAGTGATTGTACCATACGCTTATAATTATTCATATGATGATATACTAGAGAAGTTCATATTCTCTATATACAAATAGTATACAACTACCAACACACTAATTGCAATAGTTTACAAAGTAGGGACAATTGTCATATACAAAATAGGACATTTGCCCTAGTGCCATAATCAAAATTTGCTCGTATAATTGCAGTTAGAGAAGTTTCTAACTTCTTGCCAATTACACAAGGATGGTAATTGGGTAAAGCTAATGCGATATATTTATGCATAAATGCAAAGGCCCCCTTGCATCTTATGGGCCGTCGTCCGACGATCCCTAAGGGGCGTCCGCCGGCCATATATCGCATTAGCTAAATGGGGGGCCAGTAAATAAGATGCCTATTATGCCTATTATGCAGATGCCTCTTCTAATTAAATGCCCGCGAGAGATAGTTAATGCATAGATACAAATTGTTTAATAATACTCTCGTGGATAGATAAGTACATACTATGCATATTATATAGTATATAGTACTAATAGGGTTTAAGGAGTAGTCTACCTTTAGATCAATGATCTATATACATAATGATGAATCATCATAATCGTTTAACTATTACTTATAGATATCGATATATATGAGTATCTGCTATCGTTTATCTTGCTACTAATGACCACGGCGCAAATGACCACTTAGATTTACAGATCTTACACACTCTACAATACCATTCTCATTAGTATATACTACCTTCAACTTATTAATCTTACTAATCCAAGAAGAGCATACATGACATGGTTTACTAGGAAGTTTACCATCGGCGCCTCTATATACAAACAACTTATCATAATCGATTGATTGGTTAAGAATCTTAATATAACCATCTAATTCGGCGTGTATTGGATACTGTATCTTATGATTCTTATAGGAGTTATCTTCACTATAATAGTAGCAACTATCATACTTAAACTTCAATAGTAGTGGATGAGTTTTACTCTTATTTATACCAATTGATACTATCCTATTGCCACTAATGTATAAAGCGACGTATTGTTTACCATTGCTTATTTTAATGCGCCCCTCATTAACACCTTCCACTATAGTACGATAGTTGTTGTATTGATTGATTAGATTATGCATGATATGTAATGGTGATCTCCTATGTATAATGTATGTGTTTACATATGTAATGTATATTATAATATGGCGCCGCATCTATATCAAGTGCTACTAACTATGCAATACTTGCGCTCAAATACCTACAAACTGTTTATCATCTATAGAGATAGTATCCAATTATAATCCGCTAATTCTACATATACATCATAGTTTGCTTGTTTACTGGATTATAGATAGAGTCTACTATTAACTAACATATGGCAATGGCGCTAACATCAAATTATAACTACGTATCTCTTGTATCTAGTGAATCTTGTTAACGAAACTAGTGCGATTGCTAGATACATGTATATTACTTTTAGTAAAAATCTTCATCATTAAAACTTGCGCATAATCTATATTAATAATGATGTTTACTATAACAATTTTCAGTATTTTTGATCAATAATTGCGCTTATAGTTATGATCTAGATACAGTAGTTTTATAGCAAAGAAGTTATCAATATAGTACATCATAGTTGTTATGGAGATCATATTAATTAACATGGTCTGCGCGCAACTAAACCTTCAATATTCTGCATTCATAGTAAGATGCAGCGTGCACAATATATCATATATAAGCTGTAGACTCATCCGAATCATTACAAACGACTAATTAACTATAATAGCTAATAATTGATCAATCACCAACAATCATGATCAAGTAGTTTGCAACAATCGAATGTTTCGTTACTATTGCTACACAAGATCTAGCCTAACTATCCTCTTGTGTAGGTACTTCTAGATACTGTAGTACTTGTTACTTGTTATTGTGTTACTTTATCAATACGCCGACTAATATGCAGCGGTATTGATCCTACTGTAAATTGCTTACTGTGATCTAACTTAATACCAAAATAATTAACCAACATATACAAACATGCCGTATAATCGCGATCACCTTTCCAACGACATTTACTATCTTTTGGTTTCTGCGGCGGATGCTTGATCCAATGATTTAGTATTGGTATACCATTACAGTTGCTAATACGACATGCGCCATAGTTTACTTGTAGATAACTGCCGCAGAATGGACAAGTATGGGACGCATAGTACATACTCTTGATAATCAATTCTATACCAGCTTTAGCGCAAGCCCATGCAATGCACTTGGTATCTTGCCCCTTGGTCCAATTATCCTTACAAGAAAATCGCAGATCTTCTGTAACAATCTTGGTGATTCCAAGGCGTAAACATGCACGTTTAATATCACGAGCCAATATCCAACTTTGGTTTATAAGTATCATCAAAAATAGCAGCGGCACCTTTACAAGTGTTACCATATGCAATAGCACTACCAGCAGCATATTTCTTGATAACTGTATCACTATTATAGAAGTTATTGAGATGTGCTTGTGCATTACTTTTCAGAAAGTTACAAAGTGGTTCAAGCTCATTAGCAATGGCATCTGCTGGTGTTAGTTGGTATGAAATACCACTTTTAACTTTTGCGCGCCCTTTACAAACATGATAATGATAGTAGCGAATTGGCATTAGTACGATCGACTGATACAAAATATCCAAGGCAATCCCTCCAATCATTACTACCATTATACCACAATGTAATAGCAATTGTAACAACTTAATGAAAGTTGTAATGCTTTGAATGTTATTACTAATTCTAAGAGGTTATATGATTGTTAACGAAAAATATTGGCTGCTGTATACAGTAGTATACATATCTAATAACATATTAATTGCAATGATTTATAAAGTAGTGACAATTGTCGTATATAAAATGGGACATTTGCCCTAGTGCCATAACTAAAATTTGCTCGTATAATTGCAGTTAGAGAAGTTTCTAACTTCTCGCCAATTACACAAAGATGGTAATTGGATGAAACAGGTGCGATATATCTTGCATAGATGCATAGGCCCCCATGCATCTCATAGGCCGTCGTCCGACGATCCCTAAGGGGCGTCCGCCGGCCATATATCGCACCTATTAAATGGGGGCCGGTAAATAAAATGCCTATCATGCCTATTATGCCTATTATGCAAATACCTCTTTTAATTAAATGCCCCGCAAGAGATAGTTAATGCATAACTAGTGAATCGTTTAATAATCCTCTTGCGGGATAGATAAGTACATACTATGCATGTTATGTAATATAGAGTAATAATGGGATTTAAGGAGTAGTCTACTTAAAGATCTATATACATTGCTAACCATACATATACATCTACTAACTATAAGATATACTATATGATATTGAGCTATTAAGTGCTAATGATCTTTATGAGTAAGTATCATATAAGTTCAATCTACTAATGGAACTAATGGATCATATCAATAGTTGATAGAGTGATTGATATTGCTATTATTAGTGAAGATCCGGTGCAACTATTTTAAAAGACAAGGTAGTTACATTACTATAAAAATAGCATTCACAGGATCATGCTTAATGATGCAAGTTTCATATCAAAATACTTAAAAATTGATATGATTTTGCTATTAATAAGCGATATTTCTGATCAAGTTTTCTAGTATAAAAATATAAAACATTTACATTGATGACACACTTATGAAACATATGCGCACTACATGCCTTATCATCACATCAATCATTCAATCATCATATAGGTTAATCATTCTTTCTTATCAATGTTTCTGTAATAGTATAACATCCTTTCTAATAACCATATCATATTTATTGACATCTCTAGATAACTATAATAACAAAATCCTACTTAACTATAATGTAAGCGCGCGTTTGATATCACATACTAATATACAGCTAATGAATATTTCTAGTACAATAACATTGTATCTTAACGAGCGCTGCGCAATCTTATTAGATGTATCTTTTAAAACATTAAGAGATGTAGAATTGCGCGCTTCTTGAATTTATAAACTTTTAGATCTGCTTTGTATGCATCTATGCATTGGGATCTTCTTTAGATTGTACTCTATCAATAACAATAGTATTACTATGGTGCTATCTTTAGTAACAGCAACATCATAGTTTTTCTTATGTAGATCAAACGAGAGAACCTAGTTATCATTTGGTGATAGTTTATGGGCAGAATGCTGAATGAAGAGCTTGATTTGATGTACTTGATAATCATCATATATGAGAGTTAATATGGCGCAAAGATAACATACAATCATCAGAGTTGGCATTGATAATGTTATGTAGTTATTGGTAATAGTTGTGAAATGATCAATATAGACATTGGAAGAATGATCTTGATCAGATATCATATAGATCATATGATTACTAACATCTATGATCTATAGGTAGAGTATCCCTTAAACCCACTTATGCATAAGATTGATGCATTTAGTTAGTTTGTGCATCTAGATATCGCTAGAGGATTACTATCTACCTCTACATACTATAGAAAACTTATTCGTTATTACTGTTATATGCATCTTCTATCCTCTAGCGATGTACTATCAATTATTCTTTTGCATAAATTGGATCAACTGCATACATAATACTAAGCCAGTTAAGCAATTAGTAGTATCTAAAAGATTATCATTTGCATGATACAAGTCTTTTTTTTTATATAAAAATATGGTAGAGTTTGTAAGTAGATCGCTTTGTTGAGTTAATTATACGAGCAAAAAATGTCGTTGGCAATCGGGCAAAATCCTCATCTTTTGCTAATACAAATTCCTCATGCACATTTGTAAACCGTTGCAATCAGTGACCACGAAAAATCGTGTAAAGCCACTAGGCATCGGTGGTTACATACCTAAGAAAAATTTGCAATTTTAAAAAGTGCCATGATCCGATCATCACTTTTACAGATGATTTTAGATGATAGAATATATGCGCATAATTGTTATAGAATGCAAGATTGTGGTAAGTTTGTTGAATGATGCTAATGATATGTGTATTGGTGGGTGGTGATATGTATGATGTATATGATTGCAGTAGATGCGATGTGTTATGTTTGTCACAGTTAATAAAAGTATGGTTTGCGCGCAATGTATCTAGTGCGAACGATTTACACCATATTATAGATTCAGTTGCGCCCACGCGTGATTGATAGGAAGATGTGAATGGTTAATAGTAATAGATAGAAGAAGTAGTGTTAGTGATAAGTATACAGTATGTAGCAATAGTATATATAGCTACTAGATCCTCTATATACATATACAGATCTAATTATACATAATACACTCTATAGTTCATTACTGTTAGTATAGTGAACAAAAGTTCACTTTATTGATAGCATAATAGTAATGATATAATAGTAGGATCATATATACGTAAAGTACGTTGGATTGAAGGTATAGATAACTAATCATGTGTCAAATATGACTACATATGGGAATCGTATAATATATTGGTAATACTTAGAGAAGTATCGTAAAGTGACATGTTATTATAGATCTAACTAGTATTATATGTTACTGAATATGCCAAAGTAATCAATTGTATAATAGGGTTAGAATGCGCAGTTTTAAAATTTCTACTACATGCTTGATAAGCCATCTCTGCGCTAGGCTATATCTTTGTTAGGGACGCGGTAATGTAATTAACCCTTTGGTAGACGTTTTTTATCCATATATGGATCAAACATCTTAAATGTATTTTTATCAATACCGCGATTGTAGTTTGCAGAGCAGATCATCTTATTGACGCTAGTAAGTTGATAACTATGAGAACTACTAACTTCGATGTAACTACAAGGCAAACATATCCTACGCCGATTATCTAGGATGCATAGAGTTTTTGCATCGGAGATCTCGACACTAACAGGCTGAAGCATGCCAGCCCCTGGCAAACCTTTTAACATTGGCGCCGCAGTTTGTTTGATGCTATATTTTGGATACATATTATCCAATAGCTTCTGAATCTCTAAAGCTCTACCAGTAGATTTATACTTTTCACCATCAATAGTAACATGTTTCTTCTTATGGTGATAGAAACGTGGCATTTTACCACATCTGATTCTATACTCATCAAACATAACTTGACAGTAAAGATATCTACTGATATTAAGATGACTTCTACTAAAGAGGATAGTAGAGTATTGGACATCAAGATCCAACCACTGCTCCATCATACTATAATGATATGGTACTTTAGACATGCGCCACTCATTATGAGATCCAATAACCCATCTATAATAATTGATAGGTAGATCTTTAAGCATACTATGTGGTATGGCTTTATAGTATGAAGCACTACCTGCAGGATCATCATATTCTGTTTTTGGGCGATAAAATTGTCTAACTATCTCATATTCGCCAGCAGATGGATCTCTTACAATATGAGTATGATAACTGCTATGTTTATGGATAATTGGTGCGCCACTCATATTGTTATTGTAGATCATATCAATACCACACTTCTTAAATACCTTATGAAAAGCATCCTTCTTATACTTACAGATAATCTGCATGGCACTATTAACGTCGGCGTTAATGAGGCCGAAGTTCTGTGTCATATAGAGTCTGTTAGTAACTCTTCTATATGCTTCCTTATTCTCCTTAACTGGTAGCTGATTATCTAGAATACTGGTAATACTAGTATAGTATTCATCAACAGTAACTACATTGATGTTACTCTTCTTACAAGCATTATATATCCTTCTAATCAGATAGTTAAAGTCAAGTGGGCGCTTATTAACAAGCTCTCCCTCTTTAAGGAATCCATTGAATAGAGAGTCATTAATACCAAGCACAAGAGTCTTACATTGTAAAAGATCAAGATAACTAACTAGTTTGATTACAGCATTATTCATCATATTATGCATCTTATTCATGCGTCGATTATCAAGTCTACTAATCTGATTAGTAAGACGATGACTATTAAGACCACACTCATACATCAAATGGTAGATCTTCTCGTTATAATAGGTATTCATTGCGACTAGACTCTTACCTTTGATTAACAGTGGCGCAGCGCCCACATTGTTAGCAACGGCCATTAGATTATCTAATCCGAAATCAATACCTGCTATACGAGATGTATCAAATCCATAAGAATCATAAGAGTTAGATGTAGGTCTCTTCATCTGCTGAATACGATACTTAATATCAATATTGAAGATTCCTCTATTAGGAGTTACACGAATCTCCACTATCTTGCTCTTTTGCCCCTGCATAGTAGGGATAGTAAGATTATAGTGCTTGGAGAGTTGATTAAGCTCTTTGATGCTTTTATGAGCAGTAGTATTATTTAGTGCATTAAGCATATCTGCTGGTAGTTTAATAAGAGATGTATAATTTTCAATAGTATTACGAGAGCCGTTCTTATAGTTAGTGCGCTTATACTTCTCTACATACTTTGGATTGCGCACCACTTTAATCTTATTAGGGTCAATGGTAAAAGAGCGGCGCCTATTAATACCAAGCTTAGTTCTAGGAAGCTTTGGAAGCATTGATCTAAATAGATCATCGGAGATAGTATCTCCATGCTTGTTATAATAATCAAGCATTTCATACTCCTCATTCATAAACTTATACCATCTATCCGCAGCATCATATACAGTACCTAAACGAAGACACGCCGGCATTCTATCAAAGGATCTCATCATCTTAAAATCTTCATCTTTAAGCAATCCATGATATAGAGAATTAGTATTACTTCTCCAAGAGAGCCGATCATAGATATAAGTTTTAAGATCCTGATGAAAGTAAACAGTATGCTTATCAAGAAAACGTGTGCGCTCTATACGATTCATATAGTTGTATAGTTCGTTAGATTGAATACTACATGCTACAAATAGCTCATATAATTGATGATCCTTGGTAATAGTATAGCGCTCGTTATAGATAGCATAATTCTTACCATTATCGTAATCATCATTAAGTGCTGATACCATTGTATAATTACAATGATCGATATCGAATACCATCTCCATTTTACTACTAGTATTGGTGATAAACTTACTGCGTATTTTACTACTTTTACGCTTGTTTTGATCGTTCATGTTCTTTTTTGCACCTCCTTTCCCATGATAATTGATAGTATACCATACTTCTTGATAGATGTCAAGCGTTTTTATAAGAATTGAAGATTCTTTTGTGATAAGAATGGTGCGCATTCCTCAAATTTCTTGTATAATATAGAGGAATGCGCAATGATTCTATAACTCAGAAGATACTAATCGTATGTTCGCCGCGATGTAGACATTTTGGCCTTTGGAGTATGAACTTTAGCCTTTTTGCGTTTCTTACGCTCCTTCTCATATTCATCAAGATTAGAGAATGGATGTGTTTTTCCATATACTTCAACTCCACTACCAACTGATGTATTCATACCACTACAAACATCGTCATTTAAAATCTTTAGATGCACGATCAGTAACTCTCCTATCATAAAAATTTGATCAAAGATGAAGTGCAAACCTCGCCATTTATGGCTGGGGTAAGCCACAAATAGATTGATAATGAACTACTATTGTATTATAAAATACTCAAAGTAATCACTTCTTTGTAAGAATTTTACGATTGTACTCTTGCAACAATTGATTTGCTGTAGTATAATATAAATAGTTGAGTAGGTGCCATTTTTGTTCAAATATTACAGAAAGGAGGTAAACATAGTGCTTTGTAATATTGCATTTAAATTTCGTGTATATCCTACCAAAGAGCAGCAAATATTGATCAATAAAACCTTTGGGTGCTGTAGGTTTATATACAACTACTTTCTCGCTAAACGACGCGATGCATGGCTTAATAATAAAGAGTCTATTAACTATACGCAAACATGTGCAATGTTAACAAAGTTGAAGAAGGACGAAGAGTATAAGTGGCTCAAAGATGTAGATTGTACATCATTGCAAAATTCATTAAAGGATTTAGATAACGCATATAAAAACTTCTTTAAGAAGCGCGCAAAATATCCGCGTTTTAAGCTGAAGAAAGTGCATGCACAATCCTATCGAACTAGGAATAATAGTAATAGTGTTTGTATCATTGGTAACAAAATTAAGTTGCCAAAGATTGGTTTAATGCGCGCTAAAATTTATCGTAATGTGGTTGGACGCATACTTAATGCCACTATTAGTCGCACTGCAACAGATAAGTACTTTGTGTCATTGTGCGTTGAAGTAGATAAAAGTGCTCTCATGCATTCCACCAATGCAGGCGGTATGATTGGTATCGATGTTGGCCTTAGTGTACTTTATACAGATAGCAATGGTAGAAAGGTTGATAACCTTCGCGCATTTAAGCGCCGCGCCAGAAGGTTAAAGCTTACTCAGCAACGTCTTACACGTAAAAAGAAAGGTTCCAAGAACTACGAAAAGCAGCGCAAAAAAGTTGCCAGTGTGTATGAAAAAATTGCAAATATTCGTAAAGATTATACACATAAGCAATCTGCTGCGTTAGTACATGAAAACCAAATCATTGCGATTGAAACCTTACGTGTTAAGAACATGGCAAAGAATCATAAATTGGCAAAGGCTATTTACGATTCTTGCTGGGCTGAATTCTTCAGGCAGTTGCAGTATAAGGCACAGTTCACTGATTCTAAGGTTGTAGTGGTAGATCCTTTCTACCCATCAAGTCAATTATGCTCATGTTGTGAGCATCGGAATCCTAATGTCAAGAACCTTAGTATACGTATGTGGACTTGCCCGAACTGCGGCGCAATTCATGACAGAGATATCAACGCTGCAAAGAATATCTTACGACAAGCGTTGAAGAAAATAGTGTCGCAATAGTAGTCACACTACCGTGGGGCACACGGTAAGTTATGCCTGTGGAAAGTTGTCCAAGTATAGTACCTAACGAAGTAGTTTTTCGTATGGGTGCTATACCGGCATCTTAAAGAAGCAGGAAGCCCTTGACTTTAGCTGTGGGGTATGTCACAGAAATACTTCTATCATCTATTTGTTATAAGTTATAAGTTGTAACTTTCGATCATATATAATTAGTTATTAGTTGTATGGTGTATATGCGCCATATCTATCTATATAAGGAGATGAATCATGATATGTTAATGGAGATCTGCAATAGTTTATCCAAAATGAGTAGTTCTAATGATAAGGTGATATTTCTATCTAGAATCTTTAAGAATGATCCATGGATAGCAGATGTAATGAAGTATACATATGATTCTTCTAAGCAATTTTATGTTGGTAAAAGGAGTTTGTCTGATATCAAAAAGGTTGCATATAATATTACTATTGATAGTATTAGTGGATCATTGAATGAGCGTAGTTGGGTAATCTTGTTTAGAGATATATTGAATCGTTTAGCTACTAGAGAGATTAGTGGTCAATTAGCTATTGATACTATAGTTAAACTTGTTGAGTTTCTTAATAATGAGGATGATAGAATCTTGTTATGTAGAATTTTACTAAAGGATCTGAAGATTAAGATGGGCCCATCTCTTATCAACAAAGCATATAACATTGCGTTTAACGTTAAAGATACATCATTTGAATATATACCTATTCCAGATACACAACTATGTCAAACATATGATCCACTAAAGAAGTATAAAGATGCGCCGCAATTTTACTATGCTTCTAGAAAGCTAAATGGATTGCGCGGTAAGTTTATATATAACAGTAACAATGGCGCTTATCGGTTTGTTACTCGAGAAGATAATCCATTGTATAATTTTGACATGATTATTAAGGAACTTATCAATCTTTGTACTAAGTATAATGTGGATTACATTGATGGTGAGATATATAGTAATGTGTTATCCTTTACTAGTATCGTATCATTTGCGCTTGGTAATAGTGATGATAATGCTATAGATAACAAGAAGCAACTTCAATATAACATCTTCTATATTGGACGCAAGGAACAACCATATGATTCTACATCTACAATGATTGATCTTCTTAATACTATAAGAGCTAATAATAGTTATCGATATCTTAAGATCCTCGAATATGAAAAGGTTGATAATACAGTAGAAGCAATCACTAGTAAATGTAATCAGTATTCAAATGAAGGATATGAAGGAATAGTACTTAGACATCCTAATATTGCATGGGAGAAAGGACGCAAAACATCGCTTCTTAAATATAAGAACTTTAAAGAACTCGATATGCGCGTAATCGATAAGATTATGGGAGAACCTGGTAAAGAATGGGAAGATTATATAGTAGCACTAACATGCATTACAACAGTACTATGTACCATAGATAACAATGGCGTATACCATATATCTTCTTATGAAGATGATGAGAATGCGATTTCAACTACTATACAAGTTAACGCCTCTTTATCTAGATGTCCATTAGAAAATAAAAAGTATGTTACTGATAACTTTGATATGCTATATAATGGAGGGGTGATCGAAGTGCGTTATCAAGACATCATTAAGAGGGTAAATAGTGATGTATGTTCATTGCAATTTGCAACGTATGAGAAGTTAAAGGTGCCAGCTTCTACTAATGCTCGCATATAATATGAAAGGAGATCGTTTATACTATGATCATTAGAATGTTTACATTGGTTGATGATATTGAGCGCAATAACATGTGTTATCTTATTAACGGCGCAGTTAAGAAGACTAAGGTTAGTTATACCATTACACCAATACATGGATTCAATGAACTATTGCAGTTTATTGATAATAAGTATGGTGTTGGGATGTTTGGATTTATTACTACTTTGTATGATGCATATGAGTCATTTAGAGATATCCTTATCAATGAAGAATATAAGGATTATGAGTTTTATATTGCAACAGTTAGTGAAGATAAAGAACATCGATACTTTAAAAGTAGTTATTATAAGTATGCGTTCAATACTATCAATGGATCATTTGCTAGATGGGGTAAAACTATGAAAGATGATCCAATGATTGCGCCGATGGGTCCAGAGATAGCAGATATTGAGATTAGTACCATTTGTAATGGTTTGGATAAGATCGGCCCATGTAAATGGTGCTATAAGAGTAATAGTGGAATTGGTCATAATATGACACTCGATGACTTTAAGAAGTATCTTGCTATTCTTAATCAGAATGGTACTCTTATGCAAATTGCATTTGGTATTGGTGATATTGATGGTAATAAAGATCTCTTTGAGATTATGAAGTATACTAGAGATAATGGTATTGTACCCAATATTACTATCAATGGCGCAAGAATGACCGATCAATATTATGAACAGTTAGCTAAACTATGCGGAGCAATTTCTGTATCTAGATATGATAATGATGTATGTTTCAATGCTGTTGAAAAACTTACATCCTATATCGATAGGCGCGATAAAAGTATTTATTCATTGGATGCAGTTAACATTCATCAATTACTATCAGATGATACTATTGATGATTGTATGGCGCTTATGAAAGCCTACAAAGAAGATCCTCGTATTAGTAAGATTAGAGCAATAGTGTTTCTTACTATTAAACCAATTGGTAATAGGAATAACATGAGCTCTCTATCTGATAAGGATAGATATAAGGATCTTGTTATGTATGCTATTGAAAACAGTATTCCTATTGGATTCGATAGTTGCGGTTGCTATAACTTTCTTAACATAATGAAGGAAAGCAACCAATATGACTATTTTGAAAATATGGCAGAATCTTGCGAATCATCACTTTTCAGTATCTATGTAAATAGTAAAGGAATCGTATCACCATGTTCCTTTACAGAAGATGTAGATCATACGATTCTTAAAGATATTAATAGTATAAGTGAGGTGATAGATCTTAACAAAGTATCTGATTTGATGATGGATGTATGGTACTCTAATAAGTTTAATGCGTTTAGAAGAGCACTTCTTTCTACTATCAAATGTAGTAGTAATGAAGTGCAATGTAGATATTGTCCAGCATATCAACTTAATCTCACAAATAACAAAGGAGAGGACGAGTAATATGATTAATGATTTGATCTTTACTATGAAGGAATTCAGAGATGCAATGTTCATGATCATCAGAACCACAAAAGATGAGATCGATAAACGACAAGCTAGGAGAACTTTAGCTATCATTGATGGATACGATGATATGTGCCCTGTCACTAAAATCTGTGATATTAGAGGTAAGTTATGGCGCATTTGTCAAAATAATCCCAATAGTGAAACTAGCTATTAGACTCATCCGAATCATTAGAGGTCATTTATACTACAACATTGAAGATAATATTATAGATGTTATAATATGCGAAATCCGCGCGTGCAATATTGGATTTCTCCGACATAATAATTGAATGTTTTGTTGCTATACTACACAAGATTTAGTCTATAATAGTTCTTTGGTTCTTGTGTAGGTATTTCTGATTGCGATAATACTATATAACAACTAACGCTGAATAATTCTCAACGGAGTTGTACCAACTGTAAAACGCTTCTTAATGTTAAGTTTGCGCCTAAAATAGAAGCTCCCCATATACAAACAAGCAGTATGATCACGATCACCCTTCCAACGACATTTACTATTCTTGGGTTTCTGTCTAGGGTGCACTTTGCTCTTCTTTTTATTAGCTGGAATAGGTATACCATTGCACTTACTGATACGAAACTTACCAAATCCGGTTTGTAAGTAACTCCAACAAAATGGGCACGTATGTGATGCATAGTATATGGGTGTTACTATTACCTCTATTCCTGCCTTAGCACATGCCCATTGTATGCATCGTAGATCTTGTCCCTTGGCCCATTGACCCTTATTTGCAAATTTCAAATCCTCGGTAACTACTTTGCTTAGTTTTAGACGCAAACAAGTTCTTACTACATCACGTGCCAATAACCAACTTAGTTGTTTCTTAAGTATGCTAACCTTATGTAAACAACGCCGTATCTCTAATACCCGTGGTGCAATTTCATTGTCGCGGATCCTCTTTATTGAACAAGATGTAACATTGTGCTTTTTGATCTTACGGATTGCTTTTTGATAGTTATCAATCTTCTTTTGAGTGTTGCGAACTTTGCGCATAATAATACCAATCTTTAGTAATATGCGCCGATGCTCTTTACCAGGAGTAATGGGATTACTATATGCGCCATTACTATTAACAACAGACATAACAGAATGGTTCTTTTCTCCGAGGTCAATAGTAAGTACCTGATTGTTATTTTGTGGTACTGGCGTAGCTTCGTATTTGAATGTAGTTTTCCAAACAAAACGCTCCCTTGGATCACTTTGAGTATTATCGTATATGAGAGTCGGTTTTGTAAAGATACTTTCGCTGGTAAAAGGTACATTAGAATTCCTACTTTTTATCATGGCGATGATTCTACTAGCTTCTTTTCTAAAGTACTTTGGAAGACGAAAGACTATTACGATGCCACCAGTATAACTTCTAAAGTGCGCTGTAAGTTCTCCCTTAACGTCATTGTATTTAAAGTACTGAGGTAAACAGCAATACTTATCCATGTCACTGAAAGGAATAACAATCTTGTTAATGGTTGGTATGTTGGATACTTTACCAGCAATAATGATGTTTTCGAAGACTTTCTTATTAAGAGAGTGTCCAGTTATCTGCTTAACATGGTTATTAACGGTATCGTAATCGAGAGTGCTATTGAAGTTATTAGCAGCACAATACTGTTCTGTAACATGTCGTAGATAGTTATTATAGTAGATATGAAAGGCAATTTTTCGTGCCACTAATGCAAAAGTTCCAACTGCTTTTGGTTGATAAGTTAGATCATATTGATGGGCCTCTCCTTTACAAGTTTTTGTATAGGAAAAGGCAGCTCCACTATTATAATTATTAATAACTATGTTATTATTATAGAAAGCATCTAAATTACCTTGCACATTGTTCTTCAGAAATCTACATAGTGGTTCCAGCTCATTAGTAATCGCTTCTTTTGATGTTATGTGCATATCAATACCACTTTTTACTTTAGATGGCCCATGAGTAATACGATATCTAAAGAACCTAATTGGTTTCAATGGGATTGCCGGATACAAGGTTTTTGCACTCATAACATTACCTCCAATCATTCAATAACAGTATTATACTATACCTGTTTTGAAAAGGCAACCACATATATGCAACTTTCTGCGTTTTCCTATTGTCAATCGTTTAAATCTTATAACCAATTATAGGAGGTATAACATTTCTAAATGAATCATGTGGCTATTACCTATATTAAGAAGTGCTATGAATGTGAGGAGGTATCATAGAATGCGCATTGGTGAATTGAGAGAAGAGTTGTATCATATGCGCCGCATTGGTAACATTGATGAGAAATCTAGTTGCTCAACTATACTAGGAATCATTGATGGCATTGATGATTCTTTTGTAGTGGCAAAGATGGCGCGTGCTACTCAAATGTTACTTAGTTATGTTAATAATAGGAATGAAAGTAATGGCGCTATTGAAATACTGCGGCGTTATCTTGATATGGAGGAATGAGATGGCTTGCGCCATCTCATATATTTACTATTACTTATCAAACTGGAAAGGAGCTTGTTATACATGATGTACATGATTGATGGATTCTTCAATGATAATACCCTTAACATAAAGGATTACTCTCATATCACTAATACAAAGTTTATCAAACCTTTCTATAACAAAGATGAGCAAGATGATATATTGGATCAAGTTGGAGATTACTATGTATCATCATTCAAACAGGTTATTTTAAAGATCTTTAGAAAGTATCCAATAGAGTGTATATTACTCTTTGGTACAACTAAGGAAACCTTTGATATCTACGACGCTGATACTCTTAACAGTAAGTATCTTGATATAATGGAGAAGTTCTATCATACTAGAGACCCAAAAGAAGCTATGTCATTAGCTATGGAAGATGAGTATATGGATATCAATTTTAGAGCACAGTTTATCAAGTTTGAGAAGTTGTTTAATAGATACTTAAAGTATTGCGAAAAGTATATATGTGAGAAGATCGGCGCAATCATACTTAAAAACTTTGCAGATAAGGTTTCTGATAAAACATTCAAACCAGTAAAAGGATACATGTATATGGTTACATTTAAGAATCATAACAAGGGAGATAGTTCTTCTATTAAGATAAGCGATAAGTATCTTCAGCTTAAGAAGTACAATGTGTTAAAGAGTTATGATGATTGTTGTTATACGATTCAATCTTATGACCAATTTAAAGATAGAAGAACATATGCGTATGACTATATTAACTACAATGTTTTTACAGGAAAGAGCGATAAAGTGTTAAACTTGTTACAACTAGAAATACATAAGCAGAAGATGTGCGATGATAATGATATTCATATGGATACGCTTGAATCATCTAAGGTACTAACATGGTATATGAATAAGAACATCTGCAATATAAGATGTACTATGGGTAACTGTATAGTATGTGTAGATTCATCTGGATATAGTAGAATGTATCTCTATCGAGGAAGTTTTATAAGAAACAAACTAATTGGTATGTTTGATAAAGATACTCCATATAGTATATATCATGATATGCGAATGAATGAGTTTAAGCTAACATCTGATAAGAGTCATAATACAGTTGATCTAAATGATGTGTATCCTATAAAAATAGATTCTTTTGATAACAGCGCGGCGCAAAGGTTTCTATCAGATCAAATAGTCGATGACTTTAACATTACTTATGGTAGTGGTAGAATCAATCTAGATGATGTAATAGTATCAGATATCAATATGGTTTATGATATGTTGATTTATAAGCTTATATCGCATACTAAATCTAATAATGAACAAACTTTTGCATATAAGTTATCATATTCTCTTGAACCATATGGTATACCTAATGGTCAGTTGAATGTAGATGTTGAGTATCAGTATGATAACTCATATAATAATAGAAGCTATGAGATGTATGTCGGTAGTAATAGTATAGATTATCCTCCTTTACATATGATTGGGCAGGATGTTCTTGTTGTAAACTTTATGGTTAAGATGATGATATACATATCAATAAACGATTCAAATGTACTATGGAAACATATAAATTTGGTTGTTGAGTGTACTATTAGTAAGAATGATGTATTGGATGTTAAGATTCATACTCCTAATAGTAATATTAATCTTTTTGATGGTCCATATGATTGGATGACTAGTTATCATTTGTATGCGCCGGGATTAGATATCATTATGCGCAAAAGTTATAATATTTACGTAAATAAACTTCGCGATTGTATCATTAATCGTCTAAAGAAGCATATTGGTCGTAATATAGCTCCTATGTTGATTGAATCTCTTTGGCATATCTATTACTTCATTATGAACTGTTATAGTGCATATGAAGAGTTATGTGCTAAAAGAGTCGATCAATTTGTACCAATCTACTTCAAAGATAACATCTACAACTTCATTGCGCAATATCACTATTTCAACAGAGATGGTATAGATAGGGAGGTTATGGAGATTACCAATGATGAATATGATAGGATAGCCGGCGCAACCACAATATACAATTTGTATATGTGTGGTTTTGATAATGATAACTATATTATGGATGATCCATACAGAGAGGTGAATTGTAATGAAAGCAGATAAACTTCATCTTATAGAACCAGAGGAGATACATCAACTGATTGATCAGATTGTATTGATACATAATACAGAACCAATGTATCATAGGATTCGATATAATTTTCATAAGTATATGCAGCCAATCATTGCTAAGTATACTAATGATCCAAATCATATACCAATCATGTTTAACTTTAAGGATTCTATCTATCGTAGGATTGTAGATGATGTGGAAGTTAGAAGTATTAGTAGCAATAATAAGTTAAAGATTTTATTACTTAACTATGTGGAATCATTCTTTAGATTAATAAAAAATGCGCAGCAACCAAATGATATACCAAATGATTCAGTTAAAATAAAGCAAATGATCACTGATATCTTTAAAAAACTATACTCTTTTATTAAGTTAGAAATAGTACCAGCGATGTTTATGATGTATAAAGAAGCGATTCTTGATGTACTATCTGATACATATTATAGAGAAGATCTTGATAAGATTCATATGCGCTTTAATCTAACAAGATTAGATGAATTTATCTATAATAGTATACTTGGTACAATGCACATCAACATGAATGATTCTGATGTAGATATAGGCGCAGATAAAAGAATCTCTTACAATATCTTACTATTAACAGATATAGTAAGTAGAATCCTAAAGTACTATAAAGGTATGGAGATACCAGATCTTAATGATCTGGTTAAGTATCTTATATGTATTAACTTGAATCCTTCATATGTATTCGATAATATGGTAGTTGATGTTACAATCGATGATTCCTACTATGGTAACTATGTCATCCATACTAGTATGAATAATGTAACAGAGTATGTTAATCGTTATATAAATCGGCCGATTCATCAATGTTATGCAATGAACATGTTATATCTAGATAAGATACCACAGTATACATATGTATGTGAAGAGTTGGATGAAGATGATGAAGTTAACAGTATAACTAAGTATAACTCTGACGTCATCAATATCATTGATAATCCTTCTATCAAGTCACTTAAACTACCAAAGATTCCAGCAACTCTTGAGATGATAGATAATAGAATGATTGGTATTAAGCTTAGTCGTCAGAGTACTAATATAACTGAGCCATATAACTATTCAGTTACTACTATAGGTAAACCACAATCATATACTTTTATGTTTCCTGGTAATGATAGGATAACGATAAATCTATCGTTGTTTTATAGTGTTGATGATATAGAATCGTCAAATCAAGCAACATATACATATAAGAGCTGCTTTGTACCAAATACAGTTAAGGTAACATGTAATGTAATGAACAGTAGTGAACATCTAATGTTACTATCGCTTGCGCATCCAAATACAATAGATATGAAAGTAGTATACTCATTAGTTAACAAGATAGTATCGCGCATGAAGATAAGTGAGGTTACCATGTATGATTATGTTCACGATCATGTTAAAGTACATAGATACAATTTACCATATAATAATACTAAGATGTATTCGTTGAATAGTGGCGGCACTTATCATAAAGAATCATCGTATCTTATCAGTAATAGGTCTTATGTAAGTATGCTTAAACATGCAGTTAGTAATGCTCTTAATGGTATGTTATTCTCTATAAGATCGCAACTTAAAACCAATGGTAATATTAACAAGGTACATCATACTATACTTGATAGGATGAATATGGATGACTTTAGTGGATTATCCTTTAGAGACAAAGTGATAGAATTTGACTATCTATGCAAAAGCAATACATTTCACAGTGATACAATGTATGTTAGTGACATATTTTAACTAACAAGAGGTGATGTAATAATATGGCGCGTTCTCTTACAAACACACTGTTTCATTGCCATTATCCAATAATCTATAGAGAGTATGATGGTGATGTATTGAAGTATATGTATAAGGATATATATCTGCGATATAGAGATGACAGCATGATAAGTAGAGAGAAGTTATACAAGTTGTATCCTTTTGCAATGTGTATGAGATATGGATATGATTATCATATCTTCAAAGACTATAAGATATCTAAGACACTGATGGCTAAGAATATTGTATCTTTTGTAAAGAAGTATGCGCCAAGTTTACTAGAAAAGCTTAAGATTGATGTAGTTAATATTACTAACCCTCATGACATTATGGAGCAACTTAGATATAAGTATCCAAACTGTAGGCGCATCTTGAAAGACAACATAATAGTTATTAAGGATACATCAAGTTACTTCAATAGGTTGAATGTTAATGTTATTAAGCATGTACGCGAAGATTTTAGAAAAGTGTTAGCTGATACATATAAGCGCATTATTGATCAAACAAACACTACATACAATGATAGCTATCATAAGATTAAGGATATCGAATGTTATACATTTAATGCAAGTAATAAGCTTATATATGATAGCGATATCGTTATAGATGTATTGAATGGTTTGGCGCAAGAATCATTTGCGTTTAACTTTAGCTACTATGATAGTTTTGCTAATCACTTTAATAACAACAAGATGTATGAACATGTCTTTTTAAAGATGCTTCTTGATCTATATTACTATGATGGAATACTAGTTGATAGTATAATCGATCCTTCAATCAAGGATTGTAATATATCATTTGAACCAGTAAGGTATTCTATTTTTGTACAGTATCTTACTGGTAACTTCATTACAGCAATACAGGCAACTATTGATACCAATAAGAAGATTCTCTACTTCTATAATAAATCTTGCGTATCACCAAATGAGATCTTCGATGATGAGTATTATAAGTTTACATATGCGCATTATAATCTTCTTAAGTATCGTTACTATAGTAAGAAGCTCGATGTTGACGATAGTAGCATTAAAGTATCTGGATATCCAATCTTATCAAAAGATACGATAACTTTTAATAAGGGTAACTTTTGCGAAGGTATGCGTACTGTATGTACTGATAGATCCACTCATTATAGGAATCAACTGTGTAAACTATTTAGTTCTATTAAGGGGATTAGAGGACAATTTGAATCTCCGACACAAGAAGATCTAATTCTAAGGAACATTAACGTAATTGATATGTTATCACTAATACTTACAACTATGCAGAAGAAGGCCATACTTGATCGCAATAGATACTATAGTAGGTTATATGATTGGGAGATGAAAGTATGTTCAAATGTTAAAATAGTAGTACATTCAATACATGCTTCTATGAATGCTATAGAAGTACATCGATATCGTAATCTTGTAGATAAAGATGGGCGCATCTGTTTTAAACTTGCTATAGGTATTGCGTTTTATATTATAGATACTATAGCATTAACTAAACCTATACATAAGCTTGAATTGCAATTGTATGCATCAGTAAAGATTGCCGATAATATTGAAGATACTGAAGTAATCTTTCATGTGAATGATATGCATGAAGTAGTAGATAATGAAACTGATAATGCTCAAGCTTATTATAATGATATGTATAACGTTAATGAAAACATAGTTTGGCGCGCGGAAGAGTTCTATAACGATTTTGATGATATAGAGTTGATTCCTGATACGCCAAACAAAGAATCCCCATATCGAATCATCTATAGTGGTAATAAGATCTATCTCAATATATCTGAAGAATTTGCTAATAAGATCATTCACGATAAAGGTTTTCAACATGCAATAGTGGAATCTCTTAGAGAGTTTCTATCTGGTATATACGATAAGATACATTACATGCTTCTTACAATAGATCACTTTTATAGAAAAGTGCATCAGATTAGTAATGAAGGCCATGTTGATGAAGTTAACTATAATGGCGATATTAGAAAGTTTATGATAGAAGCTTCATATTACTATGATGATAAGGTATTTGGCCCACACATCAATAGACTCTTTCGATATCATCATAATGATGGTACTCTTATCTTTGGGGATGAGATCAATGAATGATAGTACGAAACAGTTAACTGATACTATCTTCTATAGACATTATCCAAACATACAACTTAGAGTTGGTGGTTTTGATAGTGGTAATATGTATACAGATCAGATTCTACAATTGGATGAAGAGATATATAAAGGATTACTTCCATTATACATAGAGAACTTCTTTGATATGGTATGCATTTATGGATACAGTAAGCGCCTAATGAATGATCTACATGATTATATAGAAGATCATAAAGACAAGATAGGAGATGCGATAGTAGGATATCTAAGAAAGTATTATGATAAGCACATCGATGCAAAGATTCTATCCAATGATCTTTCATCAGCGGAAGTGATGGATTTACTAATACATTCAAAGTATTTATACATTAAGAACCTGATGAATTCTACAAGTGACGCAACTGTAAAAATAGATCAAAATCGAAAACTTCTTATAAAGAAGGTAGATCAAGTATTTAGATCTGCGTATAGGAAGTTTTGTAAGAACTATTTGCTTAATGAATTGCGGCGCATCTTTGGAGATAAAGCAACTTTAGAAACAGTATACTATATAACTGATAAGGATAGTAAAGTTGATAGTTATACATTCACTGATAATGTCATTGATTCATATAGCTATCAATACTTTCATTTGGATAAAGGATTATTCATTAATAACTTCTCTCGTTACTCAACTTCGATAGACAACATTCATATGCGCACAAATATACTATATATGCTGCTTGATCTATACTATTATGGTGGATCTATGTCTGATAGTATTCTATCATATGATCTATCAGTTAATAGGGTTATGTTATTCTTATCTAAACAGAATCTTAAGGATAAAGTCAACATGTTACTAGTTTCGTTTGTCAGAGATATCGCAACTATTGAGTTAGATGTTGAAGATGATCGTATACTCTACTTCTTTCCAATTGGCGCAAATGATGATTTAGTTAGTAGACAGATGAAAGAGTCTATTTGCGCAGTATCCAAGAAGCAACATATGAACTTTCATATGTATAGAAATATAACAAGTATATATGAATCTGGGCGCAATAGTTATCATTCTTATTTTATTAACCTGCTTAAGTATAAGATTACAGAAGATCAAGTGCTTGATCTTATGAAAGAAGAAGATGATGCATTGCAGTTTTTGATTCCATCCATATATTGTAAGAACATCATGGATAACTTCTATATAAACATCTCCCAATTACATAAGAATCAGGATGCATTTATAGAGACATTCAAGAACATGGTACATTATATAACTAGTATGTATCTTGATAGATACCATCAGAAGAATATGTTTACAGAGTTGTTTAATTGCAAGGTTTATAGTATTGAAGATGAAAGGATATACTATATGGTAAATGATGTTAAGGTAAGTAAGTATTATCCTTTTTGGAATATAGTAGAAGGGAGGCAGATGATTGATGATGATGGAAGAATACTTTCCTTATACTCATTTGAGTTTGCAATAGATCGTTACTTTGATGGTCCGATACAAATAGCACAAAACAATAAGTGTCTACTAAAATGTGGATGTTGTTGTTATTGCGCCGAATCTAAAGAAGATTGCGAAATCATTGAAATTATCTTTCCAGATAAGGATATAGCTAACAAGTATATTGGCACTGTTGAGAAGGATCATCAATGGTTAGATTTGCTAAAGATTGCAATACTATCTCTTTTATCTAAAAGTTATCCAGTTTTTAAATCATGTATCATATTAATGAATAAGGTATATTATGCGATGATGGATGCTGCTGAAAGAGATACTGATATACATGTTAATACTATGATAAGTTATGATGGTAATAGTAGTAGTATAACTAAAGAAGATGCTATCAAGAAGCTCTTTATAGAATATGGCTATTATAGCAACTGTGATCTTAATACCAATATGAAAAGATTGATCAAGTTTGAGTTGGATGATGGGTGATAAGTAGATAGTTGATTTGATACATAAATCTTGTTTACTATAGATTGGAACTTGATCATCAATCTGCAATAATAGCATCAAAATATGCTTCATCGTAAACGGGTCTATATGGCACTTTACTGCCTCATCAGGTATACTATATCCTGTTGAGTGCTGCGTCTCATATAGGCCCGTCTATTACGCATATACGTGAAATGCAGATTTTGGCAATTGTAAAGCTATTGGAAATTTGGTCATCAAATTGCATTAATAGCATTAAAACATGCTTCATCGTAAACGGGCCTATACGGCACTTTACTGCCTTATTAGGTATACTATATCCTGTTGGGTGCTGCGTCGCATATAGGTATGCCTACAGCGCATATACGCGAAATGTGCTATTTTGACTTTTTATCTATAGCAGCAGACATCTCAGCAAGTCTACGATTGATGTAATCAGGATCATTATAATCTGGTGCTGATTCTTGAATAGTAGTAGTTGAAGGTATATTGCTATCTTCATCACTATTCTTATCTACTAGTGATACTTTAATCTTAGATTGTGAATGTGCAGTTGGTTGATTCTTTTTAGGAGTAACCATATTATTCTTCTTACCTTTAGTTGGCGCAAGAGTTAAGTGATCGTTATCTTGGTGATCTTCTTCATATGCTGCCATTACTTGATTCATAGAAGATTCTTCATCAGAATTCCATCGAGATTTTTTATTGAAGTTACCAACTTGTAAATCTGTATTATCCCAAGCTTTCTTAGCAAAGAGACCTAGGATGATAGTACTGCACATATCACTATACCATTTTGGTAAATCTAGTATTGGTACAACTATACCAAACATTGCTTGTACTAATGGTGATACGATATAATTGAAGAATACTACTAATACTACCATCCACAACATTGATGGTATTGCGCCTGCTACAAACAGCGATTGATTATTCATCCATGCAGATTGCACATGACTCTTAGCTTCTATTTCACGTATATCAAGTTCGCGCAAACGTATCTGCGCTTCACGTTTCTCCTCAGGAGTAGAGATAACATCATCGAGAATCTTACCTATTGCTGGTATTGCGTCTAATAGATTAACTATTGCTATTGCTCACCTCTTATTTTATAATAATAGTACATAAACTAATAGTATGTTACTGAAAGGAGATGAACGATCATGATGGATAGTCAAATTATCAAGATCATTCAAGAGACACTAATTAAGTACTTCCCGAGCGCAATTTACATGTATAACTATATCGAGGAGCTGAGATATAGTTTACAGTTTGATTATAACATGGCGCCACCATTTACCATGTCTAACAAGTTACATAACAAGTATAATAACCTTATGACTAAGCACCATTGCAATCATATGCTTTATGTTAATGGTTGCCAACTGAATCGGATACTATCATTGAAGAACATAACAGATACAATACCAAAACCATATCAATATCGCCATAATGATACCAATTGTAAACATGTATTTGATGAAATTTTTAACACTTTGGAAGATTATGGATGTCATACATTGGTTGATAAGTTTCAAGCTTTTATAAAGCATAACTATCATGGTATAAGTGCATATAAGTATATCTATGACTTTACATATCATGTACTATGTGGTATCTCTAACAAAGAGATCAAACAGTTCATGATTGGATACTATAAGGATACTGTTAAGCAGCTTCTCAATTATGATAGTTTTATGACTCATTATATGAGAGAATTACAAACTGCTATGATTACTGAGATTAAACATAAGATACAACAGTATACAGAGAATGGTGATAAATTGGATCATATAGATCTCTATCATATATATAACAATGGAGATGAATATGATACCTATAAAACAAGCATGTTTATTTATCGGCTTTCGATGCTCAAAATCTTTAGAATGAGTGACATATACAAACATGTTAAGAACGATTATCGTATAAGTAACTATTGTTGGCGCACAAGATCTTACAAAGATGATGTCTACTCCATACGCAATTTTCTTGAGCGTGCAAATCATACTATGCATATCAATGGATTAAAGGAATCAGATCAGATACGCAATCTACTCCTTATAGAGAAGGAAAAGTATGTTCAGTATATTACGGATCTACTTCTTAATACATTTGATTACTATAACTACTATAATAACGATCATCTTGTACCATATGCGCCCATACTATATGGATTTGAGTTAAAGTATTCTGATGAATCTCTTAATAGAGTATATAAGGTTAATGAGATTATTCTTCATGAAGATCCTAGTAATGTAATCGATACAGTTAAGATGCAACCAACAGACTACTATGAAGATACATTCAAAAATATAGGAAATCGTATAAGATTTTATCCAAATGATATAATTGTAGAGAGATTGCGTTTTGATGATCTATCTACATGCAGTTACACTAATTGTGTTCATGATATTATGACCAATCAGGCCAATATTGTTACAAAGTTTAGTAGCATTGGTAATGTATATAAGAAGATCCTTAAGAAGAAGCAGCTTATTCAAGATGTCGATCGCAATAGAATCTCTTGTAGGAAGAGTTCGTGTAAGAATCTGATTGATATAATCAATAACTATGGTAAGTTATATACACGATGCTCTATTGCAATTAGAAATTGGATAATCTTTGCAAAAGAGAACTGTAAGGTATATAATGCTATAACTAATAAGATTGATCAAACAATGTATAAGATGATACCAAAGAAGCTAAAAAGAAGAATTGAGGAGATACATCGTAGGCGCCAAATACTTATGCGCCCAAGAATCATCATACAAGAGGAGTGTACAGAGCGCTTCAATAATATCTATGATATGTTAATAGATAGAAACTTAAAGGCACATCATCTATATAATCAAGCACTGCTTCGTCATTTTGATGATCATTATATCAAGATCAACCTTTTACAATCGATGCATATATATAGATCTATAAATGTGCAGATGTTAACTACTTATGATCATCCAATATGTCATTCTTGGAATCCAATTATAGTGTACATAGAGATCCTAGATACTAAACATGATAAGCTTATTAACATTAAGGAGCTTACTACAGTAACATATGATATATATGGGCAACTCTTTATGGATCTATCGCAATATGTATACAAAATGATTCAATCTATGGGATCTTTCTTTGGAAATCGCAACAGTAGTGTACATTATAAGTATTGTGATATTATAGTTAGTAGAATCATACATGATATAGTTAGACGATATTATAGTATAGAAGATGAGATACAAATGACGTATCTACTTTTTCAGCGTTTTAAGAAGAAGTACCTTGATAGGTTTAACAGTTACATTCCAATGGATCATAACATTGAATCGTTTGTGAATCTACATGCGCTATTAAGTTACTATGATGTTGACGATCGCATCTTAAACAAAACTATACAAACCAGAAAGGTGGATATTAACTGATGATTAACATAGATTGCCTTATTATTGGCGCAAAAAATCTCTTATTGAATCGATTGGTTAATCCTCTAAATATCTCATATACTAGGTATGATTATTGCTGTAATCATCCAAGAAGCAATTATCATACAGAGATCGATATTTGCTCGCGCATAAGTACAAACTATACTATTAGAGAAGTACAGTATAGTGAGTATATGGAAGATCAATATCAACAGATTATTCATAATCCAATCCATCCATATTGTAATAATGATGGTATACTTTATAGTAAAAATCAATGGTATGTATGCTGTGATCGACATAACGATACAGTAACATATAAATCATTTAGTTGGTATAGGTTTATAATCGATATACTTAGTAAGATTGATCCATATGGTTTACTTCATAGTAAATATCACCTCAATAGTAGACTAAATGTAACTTCTACTTCATCTTATAGTAAGAAGGAATATTGTGCTCATAAATTTGTTAGATATCTCTGTAATCATATATCAAAAAGAGATATTAAGTACTTGTTACATAACTTGTTAGATATGATTGAAGAGTACCTTATGTTAAAGATTGATTACAATAATCAACAGTTTAGGTATTTGGTAAATGAGTATAAGGATTGTGTTATTAGCGCCGATGATGGTACAAATGGTAGAATTGTAGATGTGTTATTTCATATGCGCGCAAGTCAAGAATGCAATGATGATAAGTATGAAGTTAACGGTCAACTCATATATATCAATCACTTAGACATTCTATATCGAATGGCAAAAGATAGCAATATTGAATTCGATGAAGATTCGTTTTGGTATAATGGTAACGATCCTACTAATACTATTAAGGATATAGTTCATAATGAACTTGATACTATACATATATTGATCGAAAGATGTAATAATTGGCGCAATCTTATAATCTTGTTGCGTACTCTTTGTTGTAGCCAAAAGAAAAGATTTGGTGCTTTTGCCACTTTTAGTATTGAGAACATCACATGTATTGAGATACTATATGAAGATGGTTATAGAGATCAACTTTTAGTAAATAAGGAAGATTATGTAATAAAACAGCGATTTTATGAGTATAAAGATCTACCAAAGAGATGTATGATTCGATTGTCATATATACGAATGAATAAAGGCGATAAGGTTACTGTCAAACAGATTATCAATATGCGCCATAATGGTAAGTATGAACCAGTAATGGTAAAACAAGATCAAATGAATCAGATTGTATTGATTGAGAAGATCCTTGAAAGATTGAACGATAGTAAACTTATTGTAGATAATAGTTCTTTTGCATCATTGAGACAGTATATCGAAGATTACAGTGATGATAGATGGTATACGCCAATATACAATAGATATAAGTTTAACATACTATGTAACCTTATATACATGTGCTATACTCGTAAATATCTGATAGCAGATGATCCATATAGATTGGATCTTATTAATCAAGAAACAACACGCATATTGAATACATATCTAAGAAAAGTGCCATGGATTGCAACGATTCTTGAGAGAGCAGAACATCGTAAGAACGTTAAAATTGAGTATCAGTTTCTAGTAGATCCAAAGTTTATATCGTATCTATATAACGATGATGTTGCTAAGTTTGATAACGTGTTTGATCCAGTTACTTTAAAATACTATTGCGCCGATAATCTAACAGGTATTATGTTTGCCAATATGAATCCAACTGAATCAACAGATGAGTATAGTTTCGATCATACTATAAGTAGTATTGTGCGCACAGATTTTAAGTTTAATCGTTATCTAAATAATAAACATAAAGATCGATTGTTACATCAGATTCGTAGATTAACTGAAGATTCATATATTAAGGTATTATCGAAGATATCATCATGTAACATAAAGAATCGAAGACCATACCATTATGCTATAAAATCTTTCACAAAATGCATAAATACTTGTGATTTGGGCCAAACTATTGACTTTAGGTTACCATATTTGGTCTATCTGAAGATTACAGATCATAATACTGGTAAACTTGTCAATGATGTAGAGTTACATGATCTTCCACTAATATATCGTTTAGTTGCAACTAGTGATCTACTCAAATATATAGATAACAAGCATCATATAAACTCATTAGTAAATGATGTCTATTATAGAATCATTGGAGAAGATCATATTGAAAAACTTAAGCGCACCATACTTATAACTCTTAAAGAATGCAATGATCATCTATTGCAGATAATACAAAATCACCTTAATGATTGTAAAATCTGTGATAGTTTTCAGGATACTATTACGCAGATGATGTATTATGATGTTAGTAGTGGTGGTAAGTTATTTGATGAAAGTTGTAAACCATATACAACCATTGAAGGAGAACTTTATAACAATAAAACGTACTCAAAGTCTATTTTTACTAATAACAATCCATACAAGTATCTATAATAGAAGGGAGATTATTACTTATGATTGATGTATCGATAATGATAGATAAGATCAAACAGCTGATACTTGATAAGCTTACTAACGATATCGACTATAATAGAAAACTTGTACCAAAGAGTACCATCAATATGATAAAGCGACGCAAAGGAAGTATTGTTTATAATGGATCTCTTTCGTATATTAAGATAGATACATATAAAGAGAATGATATTGATCTATACAATCGATTGATATCTCATCCGATTTATAGATTGGATGGAGAAGATGAGATACGATTCAATCTTAATAGTTGGAATAATGCAAATGATTGCATAGTTGAGCAAACTTTGAATACAATATCTGGTCAAATGAAATATAAGTTATTGTCCACATTGGATAAACTTAAAATGTGCGTAATCTTTGATAAGAAAGGCGTGTTACAATCAAAGTATCATCTTGATGTTAATAGAATCAATAGTATTACATATAGCCCAAAACGACTAAAACGATATGCACACTGAATAACTAACTACCTTTACAATCATCTATCGATGAATGATTTGAAAGATATGATGATAACATATTTAGAGATGATAAGATCGTATATGGATCTTAAGATACAATATGCGCGCTTACAATACAACTGTATAGTTGAAGACTTTATCGATTGTGTTAAACTTTCTGATGATGGTAGTAATGGTGAGATCAAAGATGTAAAATTATACATATTGGATAGTTTAGAAGAGAAGAGCTATTGTGGAATACTATTTAGACTCTTCTTTATGCATATAAACAATATACGCTCTATATGTAGAGACATACATACTACTTATTTTACAGAAGTAGTATCCACTAATCTGATCAATCATGAGTTAGAGTTTATACATAACGTCATCGATAAATTATCCAATGGAGTTCAATCTTATGGTAAATTTACTAAATTACATGATATCTTCAATAATCTTCTTAATTTGAATGGTCATGTGTTTTGTGCGCCAATCTTCAACATTGATGGAATTCAATGTATTGAAGTATCATATAGTGATAACAAGACACAATATCTGATACTCAATAGCAATACATACAATCGTATACAATCTTCTATATACGATAAGAATCCAAAACATTGTCATATTGATATATCGTATACTAGTAAGTTTAACGGTGATGTTATTGACGCTAATACAATCTTCAATCTACAGTTAAGATCATACAACACAAGTAAGATAAATCTTAACAACATTGATGAAGATATTAATGCACTTGAAAAGCAAATAAGAACTATAGCTCTTGAAAAGAACATTGATACTTTTGCTAACGCAGATATACAAGAAGATGTAGATTTTACCTTTAATATTTATGCAAATCTTAATGATGTGATACTCGATATAATTAGATCAGTTGGGTTAAACATAACAATGTATAGTAAACAGTATCTTACTATTACTAATGTGATCTTTAACTACTATGTTACGAAGTATGTTATTGGATGTAATGGTAAGAATCTTAATATGATCAATGAGGAGAGTACCAATATTCTCAATAAGAATATTAGAAGCGTTCCATTTATAAGATCAATGATTGAACAGTTTGAGCATAGATACAATTGCAATATCAAATGGATAACTTTTATAGATCCAATATACCTTAACAACATATACGATTCTCTAGAGATGTTTAGAGATGTAATTGATCCTACTACTTTTATATATAATATATATGATGATGAACTGTTAGGCTTGTTTAATAAAAGACAGAGATTTGTATCTACTACTAATGATGTATATAGAAGGCGCTATCTTAATAGTAATAAGATGTTTATGAGCTCGTTAATGAGTAATCTATACTCTCATAGGATAAAGAAAGACGTATTTAAGCATCGAAAAATGTTATATGAGCTATCGTATACAGCAAAGACCTTCTTTTCACAAGTAACAACTATACCTACTTTATTGAAGAATATGGGCCCAGTTTTATCCAATATGATTAGAACAAGCGCAACTATCTCTTTCTTTAATAGCAAGAATTCATTCAGATTCTATATACCGCAACTAATATACTTGAAGATTACAGATAAGCGCACTGGTAAACCACTTAAAAACTTTGATGTAAAGGATCTTACTAAAGTATATCAACTTATAACAGACGATCAGTTTGTAATTATGATGAAAGATCTCACAAATACCATTGATGATATCTGTAATATGTACTTTAGAGTAGCTGATGATATAGATAGGAAGAAGTTTTACAATACTATCATTACATGCGCACCTTTTGCAGTCATAGCAATCAATACTGGTATATCCGAGATCATCAATAATAGTAAGTTTGCAGATACCTTTAATAACACAATAGCATCGATGCTTTACTATGATGAGAATAACTCTCTGTTTGATAGTAAGAATCCATATATACAACTATTGTCTAGTTATGGTGATGATAGAGATGAAAGTAAAAGCATCTGATCATAATAAGTTGATAGGAATCATACTTAATAAGTTATCTATCCTATCAATAAAGGATCTAAATTATGTGCGCCGCAAACTCAAACAATACAAGAGTAACAACAAGATAGTGTTATCCTTGTATTCGATGATAGAATTCTTATATAAGGATACAATCGATAAACTTATGGAGAAGTATAACACAATCAAGAGGATTACTCTACACCTAGTAGAAACATCAGAAAACATAACCTTTAAGAAGATGTTTCTATATTCAAACAACACCACAAATAACATCAACGTTATACCTATAGAGATATGTACTAATTATAAGTTTATGCTGCAGCCAATGAATTTTGAATCGTTACTTTGTACAGAGTCAAATATAAGCAGAATAGCTATTGTTACTCCTTTATATAACTTATCAATGCTAGTTAACAGTTGCACTATTGAGTTTAGTGATGGTGTAAGAGCTATTGGTATGTTACAATATAGACCATATCTAGATTCACTGATTCAAATAAAACATCCAACTCATAGTATGATTGATACTAAGATTGGTAAGATTCATGACCCAATATACTTATCTACATCAGATCCAGATAGATCAGTTAGTATAAGTAATTGTATGTTTAGTTCTATACTTTTCAATCAACAGTTCCTTAATACTATTGGTACCAATAGTGATAATTTTGCATCTATAATGGCTAAAACTACTCATCCAAGGAACTATCGCGCAATATGTAACAAGTTGATATCTAGATACTATGATCAGTATGATAACAGTATAATTGGCATATTAAAATCAAGCGCCATTAGCATGTTTAGCAACTATAATTCTGGGTCTAATGTAACTATGATGAATAGGACATATGTTGAGATCAATGATCAAAAAGTTATAGTGCATCTTCCTATGAATAATGACGAAGATAGTACTATTGACTTTGACTATCCACTAACAGAAGATAAGAACACCGATGATCTAATTAAGGTAACTAGAAGAAGATTAAGTAGTGTATATGGGGCATATAATACATACTTTAAGCATTACTCAGATTTCACTATATTATATGACTCATACATTAAGAAATACAATGGTGAGTTAGATATGATAGGAGATTCATTTGACAAGATGTATGGTATGATTCAATATACTGGAGATGTTAAGGATCTGTTAACAGAGATACAATACTATTGCAATGTTGTATGTGATAGTAAGTGTGATTGGATTGATGTATATGATAGAATTAGATAAAGTAATGAATGGTTATAGTGATTGGTAGTGATGCGCCGATGTATGATTGATCTATACTATACATCGGCGTATCTTTATTTTTTGCTTACTAGGAGATCATAGTAAACTTGGTAATTGTAAGGTTTTTATTGATAGATGGTGTAAAATCGTTTAAGAAGGTGATAGTTTTGGTTGTTTTTTCAAATGTATAATCTATTGTATCAATAAGCTTGATACCACTGTATTGAATCTTCCATAAGGTATCTTTATCAGGATTGAATCTGTTATCGAGAATAAAGGTACTTGATAATGTTTCAACCTTTTGATTAAAAACTGAGATCCTTCTTGCACCATTTTGTCCAATGCTGATAACATCACTGTTGTAAAGTAGGTGCCCTTCTTGATTAGCACTCAATAGGTTTAGAACATCAAGATTGGCATGTTGGTGCGCCTTATCAACCATATCATCAATATCAGCAACTGCGCTTGTTGGTCTACCAACAATGATATTCCAATTTAGAACAGCATTTGTATTGTTAATAGTAACATAAGGAATCCACACTACTGTTGGCTGTACAGTCTTACAATAGTATAGAATTGGTTGCTTAATAGTTGGGCCACTAGGATCTAATGGATTTGGTGTATCTACTTCATTAACCAATACTAACATAGCTTCCTTAATATCAGGAAGCGCATCTCTTTCGGCAATAGTATTGACTACTGCAAATGGTCTGTTAGATGCATAATTATCAGGCAGAAACTGCTTGATAATCTTGCCTTCATTATTAAGAGGCGCGTATCCATCAGGTTGACCCTTCTTAGCAGAATTCTCAGGTACAAAACCAATAGTATCCTGCTTATTAGTCCACTTTTCTAATAGCTCTTCAGTAATCTGATTTAGTACATCAAGATTGGTATGTGAGTGTGCTTTTAGTTCATTACGTAACCTAGTGATAAAATCTGTAATAGATTGTCCACCAATGGTTTTATAATTAAGAGAATTATCTCCGCCGCCAATCTGTCCAGGCGCATTATTAATGGCGTTAATAATAGTATCAGATGCACTATATGTAAATCCAGTACCACCATTATCAACAGTGATATAAGAGGTACTATGATCTTTCATAACCTGTAGGGCCGCATTGAGTAGAATGATTGGATTAGCCATTTATCTTCATCCTTTCATAATAGTAGTAATAACTACTACTGTTACTCCTGTGTACCCTTTTCAATTTCAATGTTTAGAACCTCGTTTTGGAAAAGTGACCAACCAGTTAAAGTAATAACTCCTGTACTCTTATCATAAGAATAAGCATCAGAATCTACCAATAGACCAGTATAATAGATTGCAATAATCTTATCCTTTCCCTTATCAAACTCCTCAACGCCATGAATGGTAAATTCAGTAGTAGTATCATTTGGCGCCTTAAGATTAATATTCTTAAGGGCACCAACTGACTTAACACCAACTACAATAGGCTTACCATCATATTGAAGATGATGCTCACTATCCTCAGATAACTTATTAAGGACATCGATATTTTGATGCTTATGCTTTTTAGCAACAGCATCATCAATCTCCTGCGCTGAATGAGTAGGTTTACCATTAATATTAGCCCACTCAAGTACCATTTGCGTTTCGCCAAGTTTAGCAGCAGTAACCCATGTTACTTGTTGATTAGGAAGGCCGGCGTTAGTTACTTCTTTACATACATAGAGAACAGACTGCTCTCCTGCGGCAGCGGCATCAATATCAATAACCATACACTGCAATCCAGGATATACAGATGTAAGTGCATCTCTCTCTGCAATACTCTGAACTACAACAGATTCTTTAGCAATTGGTGGAAGTTGAATAACTGGTACCTTACCAGTACTATCAAGAGAAGCATATCCATCAGCAATGCCCTTCTTGGAAGAATCCTCAGGAGTAAATCCAAGTGCATCTTGCTTATCATTCCACTTCTGTAAAGATGCTTCGTCAATCTTATTAAGGGTTTCTAGATTAGCATGTTCGTGTACTTTAAACTCAGTTTTTAGGTACTCAATAAACTCTTGAATAGTTTTACCATCAATCTTCGTAGCATTGAGAGATTCAGTACCTTTAGTATTGATATCATTAACAAGATTATCAATACCAACTAACATGAAACCAGTACCAGCATCGTTAATCTTGATATACTTGGAGGGGTTAATATTGATGTTGCGTAATGCTTGCGCAAGGATAATAATAGGATTTAGCATGTTCTAAATTATCTACCTCTTTCTTATCGATCTTTATCTGCAGTAACATATGTAATAACAAACATATCATCTTTCTTGACTATATCATTGAGTCCTAAACCATCCCATGAGATAGTTTTGGTATCTCTATTGATAGTAAAATCAAGTCCTTCATATTGATCAACACCGGCGCACGATAAAAGAATAGCGCAATCATCCATTGGATAGTTATTAAGTATTAATGATTTGCTATCTGCTTCTTGTTGTGTAATAGTTCTATTAATGGTAATAAGCTCCCAGTTACTACCAAGAGCACCATCATCTGTAATATAGAACCCTCGATCACTCCAATACTTATCTAACTTAGATGGATCAGTTTCTTGCGCAATTGGATAGAAGAGTTCAATATACTCTGGAATAGTCTTACTATCTTCATCAAGATCAAGTATAATGGTATTTGCATGTTTTGATACAGCTCTTCTATTACCAATAGTAAGTACTTGCATATACTTCTTATTATCAATCTTAGTACCATCGGCCTTCTTATATAGATCAAACATATATACTGATAGCAACTGTTGAGACTTTCTACAAAAGGCAAAGAAGTTTCTATCAATATCAGTAGTTTTAGTAATGGTACCGCCCTTAAATTCAACTAGCCATGGATGATTCTTACATAGGTATGTACCATTTAGATCAGCGAGATTGGCACTGGCGATCCATTTACAATTACCATTAATACTATTTGGAAACATACCATTCCTAGTACCATCATCACTAGGATACTCGCATGAGATAATATCAGTAATCTTAGTATCTGTTAGAGAGTGTATATAAATTTTATATTCTGTTGGATATAATGGCTTATTTGGACAATTGGATTGGGCTCGTTGACCATACCTTGGCTGTATATAGATATAATCTTCAATGAAGATTAACTCTCCAAAATCATTAATGTTTGGTGCAAGTGATTCAATTGGCTTGTTATTGATCTTATTCCAAGAAGAGCCATCACATTTATACCATTGTTTCTCATCTAGACAGTATATCTCTGTAAGGTATTTCTTTGGACTAATAAAGCTCCAATTATTCTTACCTCTATCATATACAGCAATACTACCAGGAACAGCAGATTCAAATTCACCACTTTTGTTATTGCCTACGATATAGATGCCTACGTCATTCTTATCAGATTCGTTTGGCGCATCAAGAAACTTCTTAAAGAATAGTGGCAAATTTAGCGAAGATCTGTCAATCTTATTAGTAATCTTTACCATATGTTAATCCCTCTTGATCTTTCGCTCAATCATATACATAACAGTAATAGCAACCTTCTTGTTAGTATTGATTAGTTCTAGTAATCTAAGTTGATCCATCCCTAAACCATCCCAAGAGATAATTGATGCACCTTGATCATTAGTTATTGTATAATCAATACCTTCCACCTGTGTAATACCATTAACACATAATCTCATAGACTTCAGACCACTTTTACCAACAGCTATTGGTATTGGCAAAATGACCTTCTTATTAGTAGCCATTAATGATGTAAGCATTATGGTATAATTGGCGATATTATACTTAAAGAAGAGCCAATTCCTCATTACATGTTCAAGATTGGTTGGGTTGACTCGAGGAGTATTTAAAGCTGTTTGATTTACATCATACTTAACTAAGCCGCCCATTTTTGCATTCGGTAACGGATTATTATCTAATCTTGTAGTTTTTGGCGCGCCTGCAAAGATTGTATTATGAGGATTAATGCAAATTACATAAACCTTATCAGTTTTAGCATCATATGTAACCATACCACAATTATAGCAATAGTATAATACATTTGGCGCAGCTTTACCACATGATACTAGTTGTTTATTTATTTCATCAAATTTATACATAACACCATCATCTATACATAGAAACCTATTAACAGTATCAGCTAAACTTTTTATCTGTCCTATTGAGTATACATCCCATTGCATATTAAAGAACTTATACTCGTCTAGATTGTTTGGGTTAACTTTGATAAGGTGTCTAATCTCAGCTGGAATAGTATCATTATCGTAATCTTTCATAGTGATAAAATGGCAATGATGTTGAGCATACTTGTTACCAATAGGTGCATTACGATCAAGATGCGCAAACTTTGCTATAAGATTAGTGCCATAATTTTTTGCAAATTTAGTAGATTCATTCCACTTATAGGCGCCATCTACATATGCGTAGTACATGATACTGTTATTGGATTCATCATATAACAGATCACCATTCTTTGGAAGACTGATGATCCAATCATTACCATTATAGATAGCTATACATCCATTATGTGCATTCTTAAAGATGGTATCTGGCTTAGGATCCTTAATTATATACTGATCATTTACATTTGGTGATACTGGTGGCGCATCTATTGTACCTTTGATAATAAAACTATATAATATGTCTCCAAAGTGCTTAAGGAGAGTATTTTCGCTAGCCAATCAGACATCACCTTCTATTCGTTAGAAATAGCAATACCAATAGAGCTCATACTATTGAATGTAATAGTATACCAATCGGTACCTTTTAAAGAGATTTGCTCAAGATCCATATTGTTCCAATCGATAATACCAATAGTATCATTAACTGTATAGTTGATATCGTTGTTGATAAGATGTTGGCCAATCTCATAAGTAAACTTATAATCCTTACCATCACTCATAACAACGCCACCAACACTGAACCTAATCATTGGTGAGTTTATTCCATAGCCGAAACCAATTGGATTATACCAAGGATTGGTATTTTTATCAAACTTGATAACAATCTTCTTACTGTTAATTTGATCTTGAGTAAACTGTGCCCTAATAGTTCTTAATGAAAGAGGAATACACATATCCGTATGTGCCTGATCTTTCTTAGTAGAGATCATTATATTACTGCATATTGCATCCTTCCTCATAAGACCTTTAGTAGTAAAGTTACTTAATTTATTAGATATGAGAACTGGATTGATATTGCTTGTAACGTTATTACTACTATATGTATAACCATCAATGTTGCTACTGTATTGCTTATCATATTGTTCACATGATGTGATTGAAGATCTTGTTACAATGTTTGGATTTGGGCAAGTAATGCTATCATACTCGATAAAGTAATCATAATCGTTAAATCTTGGTATAGTATGATCGATATTCTCAGAAGTTATAGTTCTTTTACCATCCTTATATACAATCTTACACATTATCTTGTTTATGCGATTGAGGATATAGATTGGCGCAAACACATTATCGATTATAGTAACATTAGATACATTCTTATAATCCGGCACATCATATAACTCAATGTTTGTTACAGTACCATCATTACCAATAAGATACATCTTATAAGTAGATATGTCTAATATCTTAATTTGATTGTTATATCGATTGAGATTGTATGTATTGTCGCATGTTATTTGATATCCAGTGACATTTCGAATGCCGTTTTCTAGTGGATTGAATATATAATAGTTGTTTGTAATGGTTGTTACTACTGTTATTGGATATGGATAGGTTAGCTTATTATCTGAACCAAAATGACTACTATCATCTTCACCAACATAGGCAACATTGGCCCATTCTTTATTAGTTGGATTGTATTTGTATATAGATTTATTAACTGTATCAAACAGTATATTAGTGTATGTTTCTGGATTAAAAAACTGCCACTTATTAGTAAAAGAGTTGAATCTTGCAACTTGATTCTTTTTGGCGCCAGTAAATTGGTTTACTGGATTAACACCTACGATATACTGATCGTTATTGGCTGGAGATGGTGGTAAGTTTGAACCATTACTATAACCATTACATATGATACTTGCACCAATAAGATTTCTATCTAATATACTAGCCATGGTAGTAAACAATCACCTCGCTAGTTAGTGGAAATATGCCAGATGTTATATTTCATACCTGCCTGTTGGTAGAATGGATTTGCAATCTTGATACAGTTATTAGGAACATCTAGATCGTAATCAGTTGTACTAATACAAGAACCAAAGATAAAGATAATGTAATCGTTCTTATTAGATGTAATAACTTTATCGGCCGGTAGTTGAATCTCGTTAAGTTTTGGAGGAGTTAGCTCACCTTCATGGCGCCAAACATTAACATTAGTACTACCACCACTACCTCCACCACCAGGAGTCCATCCAGAAGCAGTAAGTGCAGCTTTTATTCTATCCATAAAAGCATCATCAATCTTAATATACTTACTATCAATAAATCCATCAAGCTCAATACCAGCAACACCATTAGGAACATTGCGATCAACTTTCTTGATAAATTGCTCTGTATCGAATGTTAATGAGCTAAGATTGTTAAGCTGCAAAAGCTCTTTGATTCTAGTAAGATCAGTAGTAAAACCAAGTTGAATGATTTCGATATTTGCATTTGGTCCAACATCATAATCAAACTTGATAGTATTGGTATTTAGAATACTATACTTCTTTGTAATCTTACCATTAAGGAAAACTAGCGCACTCTTATCATGTAGATTAGTAAAGGCGTGCCCTTTAGAGATAGTAAAGGTCATACCACCAGTTGCAGAAGAGTTGATTGTTTCTCCCCATAGAAAACCAACATACTCTTCATTTGGTAATACCTGCCCAAGCTGAATGATAGTAAGAGTTTGATCATTCTCTAGAGTAACAAGCGCGCCATCAAATGTAAGATCCCTGGTATTGTCAATAGTGTACATACTTGTTGGAATGTACTTTCCATCAATATATACCAATACAGAATACTTATCTGGATTAAGGAATGAGTGCTTATTATCAAGAGTGATTTTAGTAATAGAGTTACCAGTATCATTAGTATAGACATATTGCCACGTAGTAGCAATAGCCATAAGTGTAGTATCGTAGTTACTAATTTGGTTCTCTTTATTGAGATGAATGATATGAACTACATCATTTAGAGCAATTACGCCATTCTTAAAATAGAATTGGCGCTTGTTTGTAATGATATATTTGGATGGCGCAATGTAGTTATCATTGACAAAAACCATCAAAGATTTGCTATCTAGATCATAGAAACATTTGTTATTTGGTAGAGTAACAAGATTACTATTATCAAGGATTTGCTTATTGATAACAACCGTTTGATACCATCTATAGTTGATACCATTGTTTTGCTCAATGGCTTTATATACAGAATCCCATTTATCAATCTGATCCTGCGATACAAATCGATTCTTATAGGATTGAATGATCTTCTCTGCTGGAATAATTGGTGCAGTTGTTCCATTACTAGTATCTAGATTTGGAATACCAGGAATACCAGCATTGTTACTACTACCACCACCAAAGTTAGGATTTAGAGGATATACATTAGGCATGGTTAATTAACAAACTCCTCCTTTCTTATTTATGGAAATATCCACTAAGAACAGAGTTATTAAGATTACTCTTAAGAGTTAACTTAAGTTTTAGTAGATTTGTCGAAGTATATGGAATACATACAATCTCTCCATTAAGAGTTAGAGCGCCGCCGCACCATCTATCCTGTAGATTAACAGTAGTATATGCATATGCAATCATGTTATTATTGAGATTATATTCAATAACTTTACTAGATCCGGCGCCAGATGGAATAAGATACATCCTATTATTTGGAGCAACTATTGCATCCCTAAACTCATCATATGCATCAGTTTCAAATGATATGTATTTAACGTCATATGTATTGGGATCGAAGATCATAAGGTTATCATATCCATATCCAGGAATACAATAGATAAGCCCATTTGGTGCCAATACTGCCTTAGAATACTTATTAGTACCGTAATCGTTAATAACAGCAACAACTTTCATGTTCTTACTAATAGGATCAAATTGAACAATCTTGTTATTCTTTTTTGGCATAAAGTAAATCATACTATCGATAGGATTGATAACCGCATCACAGTAACCACTATCGATATCAAAGATATCCATGTTTTGATAATACTTGAATGAGTTATTGGATGTTGGATTGATTTCTAAGATACTTCTGCTATTATGCGGTGCAAAATAAATCAATCCATTATCAGATAGTACTCCATTGACATACTTGGCGTTCATTTTGTTATCGAGGATAACGTTATCGAGAGTTTCAATGGTTCTGTTATGGCTATCAATTTTTAGAATCTTGTCATTGTTATATGGCGCGCAATATACATAGTTCTTATATGCAACTCCACCAAACCATCCAGATCCTTTCTGATTTATACTACCAAGAGACATACCAAATGTATTAACGTTATTACCATTATAATCGCAATAGAATACATCTGTTGCATTATATGGAACTCCAATAAGACAGTTATTATGCGCTTTAACTGCTCCACTATATAGAATACTACTAGCTGTATTCTGAATGGTACTGTCAACTAGAGATGGCGCCACATCTACTGTATTAGTATAGTCATAGTAATCGGTAATAAAGCTTCTAGCATATCTATTGAATCTAATAGATGATGGAGTGTTGTATTCATATGGTAATCCATTCCAAGGAATAACTCCGTTACCAATCTTATGGCGATAGGTATTCGATTCATATGAAGTTTCTGCGATTGCTAATGTCGGATTAACGTTAGCATATGTAGTACTATTATCGTATCTGGAAGTAATACGAGTTTCTCCTTCAATAGAACCATCGTATTCAGATGTAGCATTACCACCAGAGATTGATTTAACTGTAATCTTTAGATTTGCAAGATCGCTAATCTGTTTAATAGATATTTTATCATTCTTAGTAATGAACTTATCAGCAGTGACTCCATTAAGAGAAGCAGCATCTACATTACCAGTAATATCGTTACCTTTATGAGTGTGGGGTGCCGGCGTATAGAAGATAGGCTTGTTTAAGATATTTTCCCAATTGGTAGAATCGGCATATAGCGCCTTATCAATAACACCATCACCATCAACATCATAGTTATTCTTATTCATAAGATTATCTGGTAACTTGAATGCTTTACCTTTATAGGTAAGATTCTCATCATGATCAATACCAATCTTATCAAGAATATCGATATTTGGGTGTACGTGAACTTGCTTGGCGCATTCGTCAATTACAGTAGTTGGAACTTCTGGCTTACCAAGTACATTATCCCAATGAACTACATCTGCAACTAATGATTTCTTAGCTACATCAACTAGACCATCATTATCTCTATCATAAAGCTCCTTATACATAACATGTTTAGCCTTATGACTAATAGTATCAAGCATGCTACCAAGGAAAACTTTCTCCTCGGTACTAATGAACTGTCTATCATTAGTGGGAATGATATTATCGGCGGAGATCTTATTAATAGTGGGCGCAGACTTATCTACAGGTATGCCTGCTTTATTCTTCTTTAGATCATTTGGATCAAACTTTTCAACACTAGGTGAATTAGCCAATGTACTAGTTACTGGCATCGACCGCATCCTCCTCCTTCTTAACTATCTTGATGTTATTATTTATAGGAAAAATAGTAATAGTGACTATCTCTGTTTCGCCAATTTTACTATAACTCTTAATACACTTAAAGATGCATTCGTTAGTTACACCATCTTTAGTAATCATGCGGATTGTATCATTGTGATTAACACTATTGAACTTAATTGCACTACTTATAGCTCTATGAATCTTACGTTTATCAACATCTGGCACTAATGATAACAAAGAGATCTTATTATTGATAACATCGGCGCCATCGTTAAAGAACATCTTTTTAAAGATGGTATTACTCTTAATGATATCACACTTCTTATCAACAACTACAATTGGTAGATCACTTGTTTCATATAGCGAATCTAGGAAATCGATACTATCATTAGAGAAGAATCTTCTGTTTTGTTTATCAAGGAATACTATATCAACAGTATTGTTTGTTTGGTTATAAGTAAAGAGAACTTTTAGCTGATGAGTTTTATAATGGATATCATAGCAATATAAGTTAGATTGTCCATTGACTATATTGTTATGGTCTGATACAGATGAGATGATCTTGTTGATGATTGTAATATATGAATCTTTATTATCATCGAATCTCAATAACTCTTCAAAGCTATCATTGCATGCTATAATCTCTTTACTCTTAAGATGAATGCGCCCAAATGATATCATATCAGTATTAGTAAAGAAACTCTTCAGTATATGATACTTATCATTAAGCTCATTAACATATGTGATAATCTCGCTATTATTGATCAACTTTAGTAAGTCTTTATCAGTAACCATTGGAGGATTGTTTTCTTGATTATGTTGAAGTATTTCACTAGAGTAATTATACTTCTTCATAGTAAAGGTATTACCAATAAACTGCACTTCTGTGATATCTTTAGTGTTAGAATCTTCTGATAACTTGAGTAATATACAATTCTCTTCGTTATGAATTATATACTTATGAATTGGGTAAGAGTCTGTTAAACAGCACATTATATGAATCTCGCCCTTATCATCTTCAAAAGGCTCAATATGAATAATAACACTCTTACTCGATTCTTTCATGTGGATACTATCATCTATATCCTTTATCTTCTTATCTAGAACAACCTCTTTATAGAAGGTCTTAAGTTTAGTATTACCGGATACCATGTTTTCGATAACTTGCATAATCTCTGGATCTATCTTATTGATGATAAATTTAGTCTCATTAACATCTATAACATCGTTATCGATGTTATTATATGGAAGATCTAACCAATCATACGTACACTTGTTGATAAAGGATATGCCTTTCTTGTTGATAAAGAACATTGGAATCTTAAGATTGAGTATAGTGTTACGTATAACTTGCTTATAGTTATAGTTATTAAAGATTGATAGATCGATATCATGATTGATTCTAGGAGTTATTGTTTTAATGTTGAATGCAACTAGAAGTACTACGATATCTTCATTGTTATCATCAGTTTCGCTTCTAATACTTATATCATATGAAACTGTAATGTTTATATATTGTGCAAGATCTTTTAGATCCATTGTACCAGAAATGACAATTTTGTCTTCGTTATTGAGATAAGACTTGCTCTTGATTATGTCTGTAATAACAGAGAAGTCTTTAGCTGGTATATCGAAGATATCGTATAAACCAATCGCATAATTTTTAGAAGGATCAATCTTCTTATGTAAAAGATTCTTTATTGAGTCTTTTGGTATAGATGGTACGACTTTGCCGTTTTTGGTTTGAGAGACATAGTAATAATGGCGCGCAAATTCATTCTTATTAGTAACGTTATAGAGTTTATAGAAGTTATCGTTAGCTGATATAAACTCCAATCCTTCGTTAACTCTAAACTTGCACTTAAATGGCCTAACAAACTTAATAATTGGCTTTATTTTGATCATTCTATTAGATAGACTATTGGTATACTTTGAAGTTTCTTTAGATGCCGATACCATTTGATCATCTGTGTCATTAGCAACATTATATAATAGACTTATACTATCAATCTTTTGCTTCTTATCTTTAAGATTCTGTGCGTATAATCTACCATTAATTGTATACTTCATATACAACTTTCTAATGATGATCATTACTACTATAATGGCGCCAATAAGAATGATCAAATGTAACAGATTGTTTACACTGTTATAAACATTGGCATTCATTTGATAAGTAGTAACAGCTTGATGTATGTTTCTTCTTACTACATCATTAGTAATAAGATTGTTTATAAATAATAGGTTCATTAGTTAACTATCTACCTCCATCTTCCAAAAAGGTTGTAAGAAGTAGATTATTATCATACATATTAGTAAGAGTTATAGTTAGATCCTTAACGATGTATCCAATATTGGATAGTAGTTCGTCTATAGTATTGATATCTTCTATGTTAACTATTAGGAATAAGATTCTCTCAAATGCCTTATCAAGAGAATCGATTATACGATCTCGTATATCATTATCTAATGTATTCTTCGAAAGAATCGTAATCTCTGTAAGATATTGAATTTTAACTTCTTCAAGCTTGTTTTTTAGCCGATTTTCTATAAAGGATCGTTTACTGCGCCCAGCAAGTATCATATTAGATAGGTACTCTGATATAACCTCTATAACACTACTAAAGATCAATTTGGTTCTAATAGTTAGAATGTCAAGAATGGTATTCTTATCAGGGATGCGCTTAATAGTGTTATTGATACTGTTCAAAGTGTTGATGATTTTTTTGATATCAATAACATTCTCAGATACTAGATCTGATAGTATACTAACACTATTGGTTATATTACCATACTTGCTATTCATCTTCGAGATGATGTTTTGCATATCTGATACTTCTGAAGTTAGAGTATTATGTAGTGCTTCGTGTATCTTATTAGTTTTAGCAATCGTATTGATCTTATAGATAATGTACATGATACATGTAGTTACTATTAGTGCAAGTATGATTGTACCAAGAGATGTGGCAGTAACATGTGATATTATACAAGAGATAACGATTGTTAGATCATAGTTATATTTAATAGCTGTGAAGATACATGTTATAATTATAACAGCAATACACGTTGCTAGGAAGTGTTCTGTTATAAGAATCTTTAAAATCTCAGTGGCATTAAGATTGATACTAATGCCACTGCTATCACCACCTTTTGGTGGAGATGTCTCTTTGCAGTCATTGGATTCAGTAGCAGAAGATTTATCAGATGATGTTTGATGCTTATTTTTATGAATCATATTTCTAAAGTTTTCTGCTATTGAATCAATATCTGGCTTATCGATCACATTCGCCACCTCCTCCATATAAGTAGATATGATAATGTATATTGATGTATGTATTCATATATGTACATAAAAGAAGCAAATAGTGGATGTCATAGAGATGATATAAGATAGTATTCATCTCTATGACATCCACTATTACTGTTTAGATAGTCTAAAAATTTAGGCCAATCTTCTCAATAGTAGCTGGATCATTACTATTTAGTAGAGATTGGATTGCACTGTTATATATAGTATCAATGCGCGCCCTATCATCATCGGATAGGACATTCATTGCAATATAGCTATTGTATCCACTATTAAGTTCAGCAGATTTATGCATCTTAAGCTCTTTAATCTTATTGTTATCGATTAGCCACTTTTTGGTATTCATATCAAAGATATGATAGGAGGAAGGCTGTTTAGAGCACTCATAATCGGTGGAATCAACACGATCCCCCTCATAATAATTACCTAGTTTATCAATATAGTAACCCATAAACACGTATCCTCCTTACCAACCGCGCTTAACGATAACTCTATGTTGTGATGTACCTTCAACTAAGTTATCATTCCAACAGAATCGTTTTGTCTGTATACTAAGATCAGTAATCTTAGTAACAGCATCTCCAAAGTTTTCAACAGTATTTGGTGATAGAGAGCTATAAATATAACCAAATTGGAAATGACCCATATTGATATTATTGTGCCCTCTATATGCAGTAACAGTAACGATATCAGTACCCATATTATGGTTCTTGTTATAGGTAACATTGCGCGCAACAGTAAACCAACCACTATCATAGATACCATTGATTGCATATGTGGTACTGGTAACAATACCAGCCTTACTATCAATCTGCCCAATAAATAGTACTGGTTTTGGTGCTTGCGTATATGTAGTACCATTGGCAAGATACATTGTATAATTATTGGTATCAAACCAATATTGCCCATCAGTCTTATCAGATGGCATATCATTACTGTAGATTGGTTTAAGTGATGTCTTAGTGGCGGTAACGTTATCTCCATCTAATACAAGCATAATATATGCGGTGCCGGCATCGATTACAGATGGTACATTAAGAACAGTAAGATTACTCTTAATCTTTTTAATAGTTTCTTTAAATCTACCACCACTAAATGATGCAATCAATGGAGAAGTTTCAGTAGCTTTGATGATTAGATCACTACCATTAAGATTAAAGAAACCATTAGCGGCGCTAATAACACACTGTCTAGTACTACCAAGTACAACACCATCAATAGTATCTGGATTGATTGGTGGAGTGGGAGGAGGAGTACCACCAGATGGTAAATTGGTAAGTTTTTCTAATAGAGCCTTAGTAACGAATCTATGGTTATCATCCTGCTTAATAATAGAAGGATCAATTTCTGTAAGCACTGGAGGATTACTACCGCCACCATTAGGTAGAGGATAATATCCAAGTACTCTATTATTATCAGTACCATAATAACAGTTAGCCAAAGGTGCCGGATTATCATTCTTTAATGAAATGATACCATTGCTATCTAACTCGATACTATTAGTAGCAGATAGTGGCTTTGGATTTGGAATCTCATAGAATCCACGAACTTCGGCCGCATTAGTACCATAGTATTTATTTGCGCCAGGGAAGGCATCATCGTTAACAAGAGTAAGCTTATTATCATTACTATCAATAGTTACACTATTCTTTCCCTGAATAACACCACCAGGTACTGATACTGCTGGTACATCTTCCTTAAATGCAACTTCTTTACCTTTGAAAGTAAGGCGCGACTCATCAACATTCTTACCAAGAATATTAAGAGTGTCAATATTAGCGTGCGTATGACTATTAGCAACAGCTTCATCAATTTGATCAATGGTACTATTTGGTTTACCAATAATACCACTCCATTGAACTGCTCTAGCTCTCTCTGCCTCATCTACAACACCATCACTATCAGTATCATAGATAGACTTCTTCATATCGAATGGCCAAGGATTACCCTTCCAAAGAGGATCATCAAGACTATTCTTATCTAGAAGATTAAGTGCATCTAAATTAGCATGAGTGTGTTTCCTATTAACAGCATCATCAATATTAGCTACAGTACTAGTAGGTTTACCAGTAATACCAGACCATAATACATTATCTGCTACTTTAGCCTTATCAATAATACCATCATTATCGGCATCAAATGTTTCTTTTTTCATATCACCAGCATAGGGCCATTCTACTCCGCCCCATGTAGGTTGATTAGAACCATTCTCGCCAATCTTATCAAGAGTGGTAAGATTGGTATGTGAGTGTCTTTTAGCTACAGCATCATCAATATCAGCAACAGCAGATGTAGGCTTATTACCAAGTGCCTCCCATTGTAATCCTCTAATTTGCTCTTCTGGAATCTTACCATCATTATCAAGAGAAGCATATCCATTAGCAATACCCTTTTTAGATGAATCTTCTGGAGTGAATCCAATGGGCGCCTGTTTTGCATTCCAACTATCAATCTGCGCATCTGTTACAAATCGATGCATTGCATCAAGGTCTACATTATTGGCGTTAATATTATGTGGTTCTGCTGGGAACTTGGCTGGTTTACCTGTTATATCATCCCATGCAACAGATTTTGCTTTATCTACAATACCATCACCATCGATATCATATGTAGATTTAAGCATATCGCCTTTTGCACCAGGCCAATCATTACCATTCCAAGTTGGTTTACCATCATCATTATGACCAAGCTTATCAAGAGATTCTTTATTAGCATGTGTATGTGATAGAGTATCTAGATTACGTAAACGATTCTCTAGAGTAGCCGCATCACTTAGAATATCTGGCGCAGAAGCCTTTACCTTATCCCATGTAATATCATCAATCTTAGCTAGATCATTTGGTTTATTAGTAACCTTATCCCATACAATAGCTTCGGCCTCTGTAGCCATATCAGCAATAATTGCTCTATCTGCAACTTTTGCTTCATTAGCTTTATCAGCAGTATTACTATGTACAGCATTAGTCGCAGAATCTGCATTCTCTGCATGTGTGGCTTCAATAGCTTTATCTGCGATAGTTGCTCTGTTAGCCTTATCTGCTTCAGATGCTCTATCAGCAGTATTAGCATGAATAGCATTATCTGCAAGGAGTGCCTTATCTGCAACAGTAGCCTTATTAGCAATCTCTGCTACATTAGCCTTATCAATCATACCATCATTATCAGCATCATAGGTATCCTTAAGCATACCTTTTTTCTGTAACTGAACAATGGCATATCGTTCTGCGTCGGTAATGAATCTCCTTAATGGACTTTCAATAATTTGAGACGCATAAATAGTACCAGGCTCGTTTGAATTAGAAGGATCTTTTCGTGCATCCTTATATCCTCCGGCCTTAACACCTAACTCATTCTCGTGAATGGAAGGCAAGCTAGCTTATCAACTCCTAGGGTTTAAATTTGTGATATAATGTGCGCATTTTATTGGACAGATCATGATCATGTTATTACCAATCGTAACTAATAAGGGTCAAATTGAAGCAACTTGTGCTAAACTTGAGCCTTTGTGACATACCCCATAGCTAAAGCCAGGGGCTTCCTACTTCTTTAAGATGCCGGCATAGCACCTATACGAAAAACTACTTCGTCAGATACTATACTTGGGGCAACTTTCCACAGGCATAACTTTCCGTGTGCCCCACGGTAGTGTGACTATTATTGATATTGCGCCATTATTTCCTTCAACGCTTGCCGCAAAATGTTCTTTGCAGCGTTGATATCTCGGTCATGAACTGCGCCGCAGTTTGGGCAAGTCCACATACGTAGATCAAGGTTCTTAACATCGGCATTCCGATGCTCACAATATGAGCATATTTGGCTCGATGGATAAAAAGAATCTACCTCTATAACCTTAGAACTAGTGAACTCTGCCTTATAATGCAATTGCCTGAAGAGCTCAGCCCAACAAGAATCATAAATAGCCTTTGCCAATTTACGATTCTTTACCATGTTCTTGATCCGTAAAGTTTCAATCGCAATGATTTGGTTTTCATGTACTAGTTTTGCTGATTGCTTATGCGTATAATCTTTACGAATGTTTACAATCTTTTCATGCACTTTGGCAACCTTTTTGCGATGCTTTTCATAGTTCTTGGAGCCTTTCTTTTTACGTGAAAGACGTCGCTGACTAAATTTTAACTTTCTGGCACGGCGTTTAAATGCGCGAAGGTTTTCAACCTTTTTATCATTGCTATCGGTATAAAATGCATTAAGGCCAACATCGATACCAATAATACCACCTGCATTAGGGTGTATGAGAGTGCTTTTATCTACCTCTACACACAATGACACAAAGTACTTATCAGATGCAGTGCGACTAATAGTGGCATTAAGTATGCGCCCAACTACATCGCGATGGATTTTAGCGCGCATTAATCCAATCTTTGGCAACCTAATTTTGTTACCAATGATACGAACAGCAGTATCACCATTATTATTCCTAGTTCGATATGACTGCGCATGCACTTTCTTCAGCTTAAAGCGCGGATATTTTGCGCGTTTCTCGAAGAAGTTTTTATATGCGTGATCTAAATCCTCTAGTGAATTTTGCAATGATGTACAATCTACCTCTTTGAGCCACTTATACTGTTCATCGTTCTTCAACTTTGTTAACATGACAGATGTTTGCTCATAGTTAATGGATTGTTTGTTATTAACCCATGCATCACGTCGTACAGTGAGAAAGTGATTGTATACAAACCTACAGCACCCGAAGGTCTTGTTGATTAATATTTGCTGTTCTTTGGTAGGATATACGCGAAATTTGAATGCAATATTGCAAAGCACTATGTTACCTCCTTTCTACTTAACTATTTGTATTATACCACAACAAATCAATAGTAGCAAGAGGATAATCGCAAAATTCTTACAAAGAAGTGATCAAGTTGAGCATTTTTATATCGTATAATACCGATTATTATCAATCTATTTGTGGCTTACCCAAGCCATAAATGGTGGGTGGGTTTGCGCCACACATTTAATCATGAATTTGTTCACTAGCTAAAGATACGGTAAACAAATTAAGAAAATTATCTTATTAGGAGGGCTGAATCTGTGTCACTTTTTGAAGGCGGCGCCATACAGAAAGATGTAATAGATAATAAGATCATTATTAGTGGTTTGTATTCATCTACTCTAGATGCAGATATCAAAAGAATCTATAGAGTAGATCCAAATGAAGCTAAACTATTCTTTGCGATTTCTCAAAGTGGTATACTCTTTAAGAAATCATCAATGTCCTTTCATAAATACTTTGCATTAGAGATGTATAGTGTATTCGAGAAGCTATTCTTTCTAACTGGTAGAACTATGTATAAATTAGTTATGGATAAACTAATGGAAGAGCCACAAGTTGCAAATTACTTTAAGCCAATGTTAGAACTACCTAGTGATATAAGTAGTAGATTAGACTCTTTATCTACACCACTTTTTCCATTTCAAAGAGCATTCATGCAGTCATATTATAATGCAAAGCATAAACTTGGATTACATGGTTATTTATTAGCGTTTGAGCAAGGTTTAGGGAAGACATTTACAGCAATAGCAGCATCATATGCTTTTGATATGGCGCCATCAATAGTTACTGCGCCGAAGTCTACTCTAGATGGTTGGAAAAAGAGTATACTTAATATGGTACCTGGTATCAAAGATGAAGACGTTAAGTTAATCTATGAGTATAATCCAGAGAAAGATCATCATCCTTGGAAGTATATGATATGTAACTTTGAAAGATTACAGCAAGCTAATGAATACTCAAAATACGCATTTACTAAACCTAATAGTTTACTGATTGATGAATGTCATAACTTTAGGTATATGAATACTCGTAGAAGTCAAATGCTTCTAGAAGTTAAACAAAATCTCGATATTACTAATGTGATTGCTATTTCTGGTACGCCGATTAAGGCATTAGCTGCAGAACTTATACCAATTATTAAGTTATTGGATCCAATGTTTGATGAAACTGCCGAAAAGATCTTTAAGCGTATCTATAGTAGAAGTAACTATGATCCAATGGCGGCAAGTGTATTAAAGCAAAGACTTCAACTGTTTATAGAGCGGCGGCGCCAAGAAGATTCAATAAAGCTTCCAAATAAGGAACGTTATAATATTAATATCACTATCTCTAATCCACAACCATTCCTTATAGAGCAAGTAAAGAAAGATGTATGGCAATATGTACAAGATCATACTAATGATTTCTCATCGCAAATAACTACTAACTTTGATAAACTACGTAAATTAGTTATGAATAGTGAAGCATATAATGATATAGAGGATCAAGATAAACGATCTTATATCGATCTAGTTGATAAGAAGATTAATACTCCTATATCATCTGGCGCGCAAATGATGGATTTCAATCAAAAAATAAAGCAATATGAGCTTGAAGTATTTAAAGCTAAAGATAGTGCTACTTTTAAGGAACTGTTAAAGATTCGGCGCAGTTGTACATCATATCTACAAATGCTACTTGGAAGAGCCATGGGTATTTATTTCATCAAGGGGAAGATCAATCTGATTGGTACTATGGTGGAAGAGAATGTTAATGAGATGGCTAAGTTGATAAGAGGTGCACAAAAGAAAGTTATTATCTTTAGTACCTATGTAGAACCATTACATCGAGTTAAAGAAGCTCTCGAAAGTAAAGGAATTGGATGTATTGTACATACCGGTGGCGATGATATAGTCTATACTAGAAATGAGTTTAAAGATAACAATGACATCCGTTGTCTATTAGGAACTACTGCTTCTATTGGTACTGGTACTGATGGTTTACAGTTTATCGCAGATATGATGATCTTCCTTAATCAACCATATAGATCTGCAGATACTGCTCAATGTGAGGCTCGTATTCATAGAAAAGGGCAAGATTGTACTGTTAAAATCTACTTCATGAAGTTAGTAACAGCTCAACCAAATATCTTGGCACAAGAGAGTCTTATTAATGATTGGAGTAGAGAGATGTTTAGATTGGCTATTGATTAGTAATATGGAAAGAATGCGCAACTGATAGTAATGATATCCTTGATATCTCCTATCAATTGCGCACCTTTTTACTCGCTTGATATTATTGGCAGAATTTGATTCTTATAGAAGTGTTTGTTTAGTCTATACATCCTTTTGCGTATGACATTCGTATTGGAATCTAGGTAGTATTGCATCTCTGTTATTAGTTGTTGGAAGTCTATGTTATTGTTTGTGATGCAACCGAAGATATCTTTCATAATAGCTTCTGTAACAGATACCATCTTATTAGCCGAAGTAATGCAATCATATAGATATTTGTCGATTTTATTCCTATCAACATACTTCCAAAAGATCTTATCTACTTTGTTAAGAATCTTATTGTTTACGCCGATAGATAGTGCGCTATCTATACTATCACAATAATTTGCATATAGATCACTTTTAACATCAACAGTATCATCTTTAACATATATGAATGATTGGATTTGTATAGGGATGTTGATGTTAGATATAAATGAGTTAGTCATCATACCATTTCTACAAGTAAACTTTGATTTAAATGGTATTGCACATCCATCTATATAGTAATCCTTTGGATGTAGATATATGCGATGAATCAATGTATCCTTTAACGAAAAGTTCTTATCGTCTATCTGGTACATATTACTATTACTATCATATGTGGCAAAGTATAATCTTGAGTACTCTTTTACGCATATGAATATACAGATGTTATCAAATGCTTCACTATAGTTATTGAATTTGATATCTCTTAAAGCATCATTCATTGGTAGCTTTTGATGTATGTAACTTTCGATGTTATTAGTTATAAATTGTGCAAAGTTTGAACAATGTGTATACATGCTTGATATCCAATTAGAATCAAATGCTATTTTGAGTTGAGTTTTGATTCTAATATTTGGATCATCAGATTGATAGTAATCTTTAGCTAATTTGGATTCTATTATTGGTAGTAGAACACGATTGATCTTTTTCTCAAAACTAACAATATGATCCTTCTTATAGAATCCACAAGCTTTCAGATACCTTATCATTATAACCATATAGAGATATGTTATGATGCTTGAATCATAATAACTATCACTATCATTGTTATAGTAATAGAGATGATGTTCTGGGAAAGTTGCGAGAGTTTCTGTTGGTGATTGATCTAATATAGCGTTATACTTATCAAAATTGGTTGGTAGTGGTGGTGTATATGTTAAGATATCGCAAAGAAGATACATGGCTTGAGATCTATATATACTGGAGTGAGATTCAGATATATTATCTAAAAGAGATGAAAATGTGCTATAATCTGATGAAGTAATCTCTGTTACTAATAAAGTAAGATTATGTTGAAATGTGAACGTATTTCTCTTGTATGATGATAGTGAACGTTCTAGTGCATCTATCTGGTTTTTAAATATTAGTGATTGTTGATGAGTGTTCATTGAATATTTATGTAGATAGTAGATTTTAGTTGCGCTATCTTTATAATCAACTTCATAGATACAATGAGATAATACATCAAAGTAGTATCTAAAAGTGATGTTATTTGAGTACTTACGATCCTTATGTATTAATACTTCGTCTATAAGGATCTCTAATGTATCTAGTGGATATTGATCCTTAAAGTAAGATATCTTCTTTTGACTCTCAATAACTGCATTAAACTTCTGCATAAGGATCTTAACGATTTTGTTGTTTTGAATGTCATTGGAGAGTTCAATAAACTGTATACTTGCGCATATATCTTTACTATTGAATACATCTATATCACACGTATCACATGCATGTGATACATTGCTATTAACCTTATAGATTTTAACATCTTCAACATCATTATCATTGGCTTTCAAAGAGTTTACCAATCCACTAATGATATGGTTATATAAGTTGATGTATAGATTGAGAGATAGTATGATAGATTCATAGTAATATGGGCGAATATACTTCTCAATATACTCACCAAAGTCATTGCAATCTGTGTATTCTATTGTATCTATCAATAGATTCAAATCTTTCTTATACCATTTTGATGGACGAAGTCTTATGCCGCCAATGTTAGTAAGTAGATTATATATAACATCGAATTCACTATACTTGTTATCGATTATATATTTGCGAATCTGATCTCCATACATGGATTCATTGAAGTCATATATGTAGTTCTTATTGATGAGATCATATTTATGAGATTCTATAGTATAACAACGATACATTGCGTTAGAGAATACGCTTGATATAGTCTTATCGATGTTGTTAATAAACTTCTCAAATCTTGGGCAATCGTTATAGTGAATCTTATATGGGTCAAATGATTCATTCTCTGGAAAGTAGCCGCCCATCGTAATCGATTCTCCCTGTTAGTTAGTAGATATGGTGGTTATTCGTTATCGCCATCGATTTCAAAAGTATAATTCATATCATCGAATGCTTTCAGTGTATCAAATGTACTTGATGTAATGTTGTTTATTGGTGATAGATACTTATGATAGAGATAGCGCATGTTATTAACAGTGCAATGAATACCATAACTTTTGCGTATCTCTTTATACTTATTAGTAATCTCTTTAATTAATATCTCCATAAGTTGCAGATCATTGGCTGTAACTATAGGATTAGTAGAAGATACCTTACTAGTAACAATGTTGTTTATAATTTGCGATGTAATAGTATATAGTGCATATACATGCTTGTATCCAATAGTATTATCAAAGTTTGGATCTATCTTGCGCAGTAGATACTCGGCCTTTATATTGGAATCCATATCATCAATATTGATAAGTGATGTTACCTTCTTATCAACCTCTTCTGTAATATCATCACTATTACAGACAATATACTGTAAAGGCTCGTTATCGTTCAAATAGTTAATAAAGTCGATCTTATGGTTATGATGCTTGTTGATCAATTGCGCTGTTTTTGTTAGGATCTCATTGTTTGAACACTTGTTTTGAGTTAGAAAGGCAAATACATCATAAGATTCATATAGTAAGTTATCGATATAGTATTGCGCAATAGTCTCATAAATTTGATCAATCTGAATCATATGATTGTTATCAACTACTACTTCATAATGACAATCATTATTGATGTTATAATTCAACTCATCATATATATCGCAATCGACATCTTCATTCTTATCAGTTGGCATACACTCTTTCAAACTAATTTTACCATCTAGAATCTTATCACACTCAAATCCAATAATCTGACCATCTTTATCAGTTTTAGCAAACTGTTCTCTCATCTCTGGTTTCATATATGTATAAAGGAATGCACCATATCTATTTTGATATGACTTATACAATTCTTCTCCATTGAAATTACTCACTTCCTTACCACCATTAAGGTATTTTATAGCCTTCTTAACTATGATAAGAGTTTCAAGATTATGTGCAACTTGTCGATAGTTCTCATCCATATATCCATTAGATAAATTAACCAATTTGGCTGGATCTCTGAGCAAATCAACAGTTGTTATATCTGCTGATGTAATGTCTTTGGTTACATTAAGCATTACTTCTTCTGGATCATTAAGGAAAAAGGTAGTTTCAAACTTTAGGATACATCCAATATGTCGTAGATGCATGTATGTACTAACTGCGGCGCCATTCTTATATACTATATTATGGGTACAAAAGGATTGCGATATATCATTCATTGTAAAAAGGTCATAAAACTTGAAAGTATCTACATATTCTAATACATTATGCTTTAGTTTATCTACTTTTGATCTATCTTTACAAGAAGGAAAGCAATTATCAATCCAATGCTCCACATACTTTAGATAGTGATGTTTAATAGTAGTATGTTTGATATTATTGCCGCTTACAATGTTTCTGAGATATGTGGTTGGATTCATATCATTGATTGCAAAATTCAAATTGAACATGTAGATCTCCTCCTCTGATATTGTCATTGAGATTATGGTATATGGAATTACAACATCTTTCTCAGAAGTATACATGATAGCGTATCTTATAATGGTATCGTGTGATTCAAAATATAGCATATCTCTGCAATTTCGACAACATTGAATAACTAATTATATATGTATGATTGAAAGATCATACGCCGGATCATGTATACTAAGGATTGATCCGGCGTATAAAAAAGTTATACTATCTTAAGTCCCTTTACAATCGCAGCATAGAATGAGATACCATGTGCATTAGCTTTAACCATTAGCTTATCTCCTGGCTCCAATACTAATTTTTGCGTAGTATCCCATGCAACACCATTTGGTTCAATTTCATGTGGCGCTAATAGATAATGAACCAGTTTACCATCTCTATCGATTATCTTAGATTCAACTGTAATCTTCTTAGCCGGCTGACCACTCATTGGCGTAACATTAGTAATCGATAAATCAAATACTAATCCACCAACAGTATTAGAACTGATAGCATATAGTGGATTCCATTCATCAACTTTATAATTATCTGGCCCAAGTGATACTCTACCGAACAGTTCTGCCATATCTATATCAACCTTTCTCTATCTATCAAAATATGCTAATTATAAACAGCCTTCCACACTTTTGCTGCCTCAAATTCTGTAGATACATAAAGTTTGCCACCAGAAGTAGTAAATCTGCTTCCATTCATAATTAGTGTACCAGATCCAAATTGAAAATCTATTGGTCCATTGGATTTATTGGTTTTAATAGCAATATTGTTACTTTTAATTTCCATTCTTTTGCTAGTAATCTGATAAAATCCTCCAACATTAAGACTAGCGTTATCTTGTATTGATTGTACAAAACTACCATTGATTTGAACGTTATAAGTACCAGAACATCTAATTATCATATTACTGCAGCTTACATTGATAGCTTTTACAACATTCGCGCCCAGATTATTAGATTGAATAAGTAAGTCATTATTAACTCTAACTCTTATGCGATCGGTGGCATTAACATCAATCTTCTGTTTACCAGTAATGTTAACATCTTTTTCTGCCGATATGCTAAATGATTCACTTGTATTATGTGTACTGTTTCTACTGTTATATTGTGCGTCTAAGCCAATAGTACTAGTATAGTTCTGCCCAATTGTACTCTTATAGTTATTACCAATAGAATCTGTATAGTTAGATGTAATGGTACGAGTATAACCATCAATACCATGTACTTCTTCATTAACAGATCCCTTGATGTTAGATTTCATATTACCAGTAACTGTTAAGTATGTATTAGTTACAGAAGATAGATTAAGTTCACCTTTACTAGTAATATTGGTATGTCTACCAGATGTTATAAGATTGTCTAGGCGAGCACTAATTGAAATGTTTTGTCCGGTCTTTTCATCAGTATCTATGATAAGATTACCGTAGTATACATGCAAGCGCATATCCTGGTTACCGATTCCATTATCTCCAATATAACCAGAATCAAACATCTCTTGCGCTTCATTAGTCTTACCAATACCAAGATATCTATTTGGAATATCTCTATAGCGCCATCTTGTACCATTTTGCTTAATTTGTCTTGTATTCTCCTGATCAGGTGATTGTGGCATCTATATTATATCACTTCCTGTCTATAAAGTAGTTGTTATTAAAAGAGTTGTTTAAAGTTACTACTAACGAATCCACTATCAGTATCCTTACCGGCCTTAATCTTTATATATGCGTGGGTGATCTCTTGAGTAGTTTTATTATATTGATAGAAGATAGATCCAATGGGCGCAAACTTTGTAATCTCTGATGTAATGGCATTCACATCACCATAATCTTCAAGATTCTTAACACCTGGGATAACATCATAGTATGCACATGGTACAGTTCCTACAATATTACTGAATACGTTATTTCTTTTGGCGCTATGTCTAAGTACCAATGGTGAGATTATATTAGTCATGTTATTGTTGATACCATTGATAGATAAAACTGTATCTGGATGATTATTAGTAATACTAGTATGTTGACCACTAGCGCCACTTCTATCAAATACACTTCTTCGAATCTGAAGAGATGTCCCAAGATTCTTAATAGTCCAATCATATGCATATGATTGTTTTGGCGAAGGAGTTGATACAGTTGCTGTTTTCATATCATTAATCTCTGCGACGCAATCATTGGAGATATAACCCAAACCATATAGATCCGCGTCAATGTTGAAGGTGCTATCAGAATATGGAGTTGGTTGTCTACCACTTTGACTATTGTATGCGCCAGTAGCAGTATGATTCTTATAACCATAAGAATTATTAGTAGTAGGAGATTGTACTACGTTATCGAGATTGCGATCTTCGATATCTTTAATCTTATCGATATTAAAGGAATGAATCTCATCAACCTTAATGAAAACAGTACTAAAGGTATTATCTCCACTAAAGATATTATTCTCATTCAGTTTGGCCATATTTGTCAATAGTGGTTGGATATCATTATTGATAAGATTTGTAAACTTTTGAGTAATCTTATCATCAATACCAGTAATAACTGTATCGTGTTCATCAACTTTAGCTTTAAGCGCCGGTAACTTCTCAAGATTTTCTTTATTAGCTTCTACTAATGCAGTAGCTTCTGTTACTTTGGTATTAAGTTCTTTAACCATCTTATATGGTACAGCATGTTCATCTCCAATAGGATCAGCTACACCAAGAGGGCCGGTCATTTGTTGACCACCTTCAAGTAATAGATATTGTGGATGAGCATCTTTAGCATCTCTACCTTTAAGTTTCGAGTGATCTGAAAAGGTATCGTGGAATAGGTTTTGGATCTGACCAAGAGTAGTAAGCGAGTTAACATCGCTTCCAGGAACTCCATTAATAGATCCAATAAAGGATACAGTACCATCACTTAGAATGTAATTAACTCCTGGAGGTAAAGTAGATCCTCCTCCTCCACCGCCACCTCCTCCACCAATAGCAGCAGCAATCTGTTCAGATACATATGTTGACATATATGCTACATTTACAGCATGTTGTTGAGCTATTGGTAATGGTATAGTAATTGGACCAGTAAATGCTCTTTCGCCACTAACTAATGCATAATGTTTATGATCGTCATTGGTTAGATTCTGTAAAGAATTGTGGGAGATTGGAGTATTAGTAAACTTATCATCAACATACTTCTTAGTAGTAAGGTGCTCATTTTGAGTTGGTGCCACTCCACCAATTGGTTCAGTAAATGATCTCGTAGCATTAACTGGGATATATTGAAGGTGATCATCATTACCAAGTCCAAGAAGCTTGTTATGTTCCTTTACTCCTCCACCACCACCACCTCCAGAAATTACACCATTGATTTTATTATCAAGAGTTTCAGCAATAGAATCAACATAACTTCTAGTGGTTAGATTCTTTGAAGTTATAGGATCTACACCATCTACCGGATCAGTAAATCCTCTACTACCATTAACCAGTATATATTGTTGATGTTGATCTTTATCAAGTTCTGTAAGATCTCCATGTTTCATAGATAAGTGCATATTAGCGATAGCATGTTGTACGCCTTTATCTACATACTCTTTAGTAGCAGCTTCAAATGGTTGTGTTGGATTGCGCTTAAGAATAATGGCGCCATCCATAACTCCACCAAGCCTACTAAGAAACTTTTCACTAACGTATCCTCTAGTAATGAGTTGGTTATCTGTTAGAGGTGGTGGATTACCTTTCATTGTAAGTGGTCCGGTCATCTCGGCGCCACTCTTAGTAACAATATTCTTAAGTAATCCAATACCACTAATACCACCAAGAGCATCAGATATTACTTTCTCGACATACTGTTTATTGGCAACTTCTAATGGATCAGTTGGTGCAATAGTATTACTATATAGCTTACCATATACAGTACCACCACTTCTTGGTAAGTATCCTGTTTTATGCCTTTCATCCTTAAAGTTATCCTTATTACTATTGATCCATGTAGTTAGTATTGTATTATTAACAAGTGTATTCCATCCATTGAGTCTAAAGTTATATAATGGAAGATGTATCTTTGAATCGATCTCATCAAGTTTAACACCTTTAATAACAGCAATTGGTGGAGGAGTAGTCTTAGCGTAGATATACTCCAATACTAATACATAATTGTCGATATTTGGTATAGGGAAGGATGTAAGCTTAGATACTGTGGTATTGGTAATTTCTATTACAATATTGGAGACGATTGCAATGCCGGGCCCAAGAGTAACTGCAATGCAATTGGTATCAACATCAGATTCATACTTAATAAGATCAAATCCATTAACGTATACATTATCGGCGCCCATGATCTTAGTCAATCTACTAGTAACATCTGATGCAACATCAGCATAGGGATCAATTGATTTAATTTGTAAAGATCCCCAATTTCTAGTTAGTTCCATACTATGTTATTTCACCCACTTTGATTATATTGGTTGATTCTTCTTGTTCATTTTGGTGATCAATTTTATCATAATCGCCGTAAAACCCCATTCTTTAGGGCTGGGGATATAAGTCGCCAAAAAACACACATAGAAATATCCTATTTAGAAGTTTTTCAATAGCTATCAATCTTCTAAACATTGGTAATAGGAAAACATTTGCCATTAGAGATTGGCAGTTGCCTTTTTAAACAACATGTAGTATACTATTATCATTGAGTACGAAAGTATTACATCTTTCGTAATTATGGTATGGCGTCAATTCAAATCAAGGCGCTTATAAGGAAGGAAGTGATATCATGGAAACGTATCATTTGGCTTTTAAGTATCGTATATATCCCAATAAAGAGCAGCAGAACCTAATCAAGAAAACATTCGGTTGTTGTCGCTTTGTGTATAACTACTTCCTTGCCTATAGGCACGATGAGTGGACTGTAAATCATAAGTCAATTAGTTACAATAAAACTGCTAAAGCTCTTACTAAGTTGAAGAAAGAGGATAAATTTGCGTGGTTGAAGGAAGTTGATAGTATGGCACTGCAAGAAGCTTTGCAGAATTTAGACACCGCATATAAAAACTTCTTCGAGAAACGCGCAAAATATCCACACTTTAAAACAAAACATAATCATAATCAGTCTTACCGTACTCGTAATACGTCGAATATAATTCGTATCATCGATAAAAACAAAATCACCCTTCCGAAGATTGGAGCAGTAAAGGCCAAAATAAGTAGAACTTTCGAAGGACGTATTTTGAACGCAACTGTAAGATGTACTCCATCAGGTAAGTACTTTGTTTCTTTGTGCGTTGCGTTGAATAAGTTAGATAAGAACATAGCACTTTCTTCTAATAGTGGTAAAGGTAACATTGGTATTGATGTTGGTTTAGTGAACTTTCTTACCGACAGCAATGGTAATACTGTACCTAATCCACGCCCACTGAAACGAATGACTCGTAAACTGATTAGAGAACAGCGGCGCCTTTCTAGAAAGAAACCAAAATCCAAGAATCGCAACAGGTCGCGTATTCGTGTTGCGCGTGTACATGAGTGCATTGTTAACATTCGTAAAAACTTTCAACATAAGCTTTCGACAAAGCTGATCAACGATAACCAAGTGATCGCTATTGAAAGTTTGCGTATTAAGAACCTTATGAAGAATCATCGTATTGCAAAAGCAATCGCTGATGCAAGTTGGGGCGAGTTTTTCCGAATGTTGGAATACAAGGGCAATTTATATGAAGTAAAAGTATTGAAGGTTGAGCCCTTCTATTCTTCTAGTCAGATATGTTCTGTATGTGGCTATCAGAATAAAGAAACCAAGAATCTTTCTATTCGCGAATGGATTTGCCCACAATGTGGCGCAATTCATCAAAGAGACGAAAACGCCGCAAAGAACATTCTACACAAAGCATTAGAAAGTACAATATAGCACTTATATCTACCGTGGGGCACACGGGAAGTTACGCTTGGGGAGAATGTGTAAGACGATCAATTGTGGTGCAGCATTCGTTGAACCAAGAATCCCCTGGCTTTAGCCATGGGGAATATCAAAGTTCTCAATCTTCACTTTTAATTTTAGTGACGCCAATACATTAGATGCCATCTTATAGAATCTACATAGAAATGGTTGATTGGATGAATCCCACCAGCGCCTAATATACTCTTTCTTATTAGAGATTTCATACTTGATAGCATTACAGCAATAACATATAGAGGCATCGCATCCCTTACATTTATTAGGCTCTGGTATATAGGTATCTCCCTTATTGATAGCATTAAAGAAGTTATCGCTATTGATAAGATGCTTTAAGAATACCTTATTCTTATTAAAGATGTGACCAAGATAGTGATCTTTTCTGTGTGGACTAAATAAGCAACCATGGCATACAAGTAGATCTCCATCATAGTTTACACATTTGTATCGATATCCGGCGCAGCACTTCTTTCTAACTGTACAAGATGGTTCAGATAAATCTCCAAACCAAGAGAATATGGTTGGCAATCCAAGCTTATATCTCTTGTACTCGTTATTACCAATCTTAATCAACTGTTCTTCAAAGATCTTTAACAGTATATCTACTGCGGCGTCATTTAGCTTATTATATGTAAGGATGCTATAATCAATAGTAGGAGTATAATCAATCCAATGATTCTGACCATAACTTCTACATTCATCAGATAGATCGCATATATCCATATACGAGTCATACATCTTATGCATATCTTTAAATGTAAGAGTAGACTTGATATGGAACATGTAGTTCTTTTTTGCTAACTCTATGATATTATTGCGCACTTCTTCACCAGTAGTTTTACCAGCGCGATCCATTCTATTAGTGTTATGGATATCTAATCCATCATATGATACCTGTATATTAAACCTACTAACAGAATCTCTATTAACCTCTTCTATCAAATCATAATAGTCAGATAGTAATCTACTATTGGTGAAGATGTTGAATGTAACTCTATTATCCTTTAGAAAGTATCGTGTAATACGATTAATGGCGTCGCTGTTGAGAGTAGGTTCGCCACCCCAATAACCAAATGATATTGAATCGCAATAGTTATTACTTTTATCGCTTAATAGGAAAGAGGCTTTGCGTATCACTTCTTCCACTATATGTGGATGCATCCACTTTGGTTCAAAGTATCCGCGCTCAATACAATACTTACATGCATAATTGCAGTCTTGTGTAAGTTCTAGATCTAAATTAAACGAACCACCATAGCTATCATTATCATTGATGTTGGAGTTTTCATCAATGATAGTGGAATGAGATGGACATCTTTCTTGCATTGGCATCTCAATGTTACTTAAGATATCGAGAGATTGTGTATGTTGGCACCAATCTGCTAGTTGTGTTTTCATAGTATTCATGGTATTATATTATTGGGCGCCATCCATATAAATAGTAACATCTTTAGGATCAATCATTAGCGGCGCATTTGGTTGTGGTATAATCGTTGGTGGTGCACTTGGTGTTGGTAAAATTATCGGCGTACTTGGTACTGAAGACAATTGAAGAATCTTTCCAGATCTTTGATAATCTTCTTCAGTTATAATAGGATTATCGATCTTGTTAAGGTATTCTTTAATCATGGGCCGATTCTCTGGATTATAGAATTGAAGATTTTTATCAACCAATGTATCTACTTCATTTTCAGTATCCTTGATCTTTTTACTCATCTCATCTACTAGTACTGACATGAGAGATAGAATTGGCTCTTCTAATTTACTATACTTATAGTATTGGCACTTATTGTATACATCATGTAATACTATTGTTAGATTGTATAATACAGTATTGAAAGATTCTAAGCTTTGTGGTTCTAGTGCGCCAAAATAAATCCATAGATCGGTATCAATGCGCCAAATGTTATCCTCGTAAAAAGACTTTGCATCGTTTCTTGCTTCTACTTCCATATCCTAATGTTCCTCCTATAGTAGTAATGATGTTTGCTGTTATACATATATATCATTATTATTTGGTTTTATGGTATATTGCACCCTCCAATCATTCAAATCTTATAAGGTGGTGGATGTGTCTATGAAGCTTCGTAATGGTTTTATAGCAAATAGTTCATCAACGTCGTTTGTGTTACTTGTGGATGTAAAAGATGGCGGCGCAAAACTTACTATCCCAAATATCACTACAATCAATCTATCAAAGTTATATAATCTATATGATAATGATGATTACGATAACTCCCAATACTCTTATTATCGATATAATTGGACTCCAACATCTCTACAAGATTGTATTGATGAGAGTATCAATTACCTTAAGAAATCGTGGATAAGGAGGTTGATGTTTAATCATGAGTTAAGTGAAACTGTATCCGTTAAAGAGTATGCAATCAAGTGCGCCGAAACGATACTATCATATTCTTTACATAATAACGCTAAAGATGATTCTGTTTACACATATAATAACCTAGTTAAGTACTTTAGTAATGAGTTTGATTATATTGCCAATACTTATGATCTCTTAGTAAGGATGCTCAATGATTATTGGGATAACTTTCTATTACCAAAAAGTATTAACTTACAAGAGCGTCTTCTAAAGTATAAGAGTTGGTATCTTAGTGAGTTCTATAAAGAGATTATGGATCGCGACAATAAAGAAGGCTTCTCTTTTCAACAGTATGTATGCAACTTTAGTATCCATAACAAAGGTATCTATATGGTGAATCCAATATCATATGAGCATAGTTATGTAGTATTAGATACAAAAACAAAAGACACAAGTATTCTTGATAAAAATGGTATTATGTGGTATAATAGGATTATCGGTGAGATAACAAGGATCAAAAAATTACTTATAACGTATCTTTATTGTCACTTTACAGGCAATGTATTACAAAATATGATTATTGGTGATGGTGGAAGTGGAGATGCTAGTGAGATTAACGATATGATCTTAAGCATCTATGATAATACAAAATTTGTGCGCCCGATAGCTAACTTTGATGTAATTGATGTTGCGAGAGAATAGGAGATGACAACATACAATCATGAAGATTAGAAGTAGCTTTGTGGCCAATAGTTCTTCTAGCTCATTCATAGTAATGGTAAATGGCGCTACTAACAATAACAATAAAATAACGTTCAATCCAGAGGATATGGTAGTAAATGTAGATCATTCAAGATTGAATCTTATGAACTATATGATTGTTAATAATGAATTTGCCATCATTACTAAGGATAACTACAATGACTACTATGATTATCTTATCGAATACTATAAACCATCTAATCAACTAGATGAATCAAAGGTTATGGAAGAGGCCGAGGATATAATACAGTATAGAGCAGATTGTGGCATTATTAATAAAAAGTCGCAGGAAGAGATATCAAACATTGCAAAGAACCTTGCAAACTATCACATGAAGTTATATCGTATAAGAAATAATGCATATAACTTCAATACCAATACAGCAAAGAAGATGATCTCTGATGCTATTAATAATGGTACAATATCGTATGAGTATATGTATCAACTAGTTAAAGATTACACCGATAAGATTACTGATTGCTATCGGTATATTGATGATAACGAATTGCATGATAGCTTCTATAATGTAATCAAGAATACAATAGTATGCGACGAGTATTTTGGTGATTTTAGAACCTATTATCAGATGGTAGAAGATGATCCAAGAATTTGTAATATTGCAGAGTTTGCTATCTATGGATCTATAGATAGTATATGTCGTCCATATATCATTGCATTTAAGAAGTTGATTCAAATGGCTATTATCTTTCATAAGAATCCAAATGCAGTGCTTGTGAATCTTGATGTTGATGATAGTTGGGAAGATTCAAAGCTTCATAATGCTTTAGTTGATAATACCATTGCGCAAAATAACGATAAAGTTAAAATATTATGGCATGAACGCGATTAAAATCGCAATTCTGTCATTATTTGTTTTGAAGAAGTAAATTTTCGTGCATAAGTTATGCGCGACTATTAAGGAGGGTTAAGAATGAGCAAAGATGATAGTAATACCAATAACTCTTTAGAAGAGGAAAGATTGATTGACAAACTTGGTATTACTTTTGCAATGTTTGATTATGCGAGAATACAAGGATCTATTTATGGGTTTAAAAGATTCAAGTATGTGCAACTTTTGGCACAAAAGTATATCATATGTAAAAATGGAGACACTGTATACAATATTGGATACGATGAACTTATTAAGCTGATAAAGCATAAAAAATCTCAATTTGGTTATTTGAGTTGCATGTTATGTGGTAATGCTTTACGAGTTAAGGGGAAGTCTCTTGCAAATGGTATCAATCCAATTTTAAACATGATAGGTAGTCAGTTATCCGATGATGGAATCTCTCTTATCGATGAATGTTATGATATCTATACAATTGGATTAGATGATCGATCATTTGCATATAAACTTTCGCCGGCTATTTCAAATCTAAACAATATTGCGCGCATTATAAACGAAAAGCTTCTTGATGCTAACCAATACATAGATCCTTTATATGAGATTGGCATTTACTATAAGTTCTATCATGCATACTACTCTTGGTTGATTAAGGAGTATACTTATAGTAACAAGTTCAATAACATACCACTGATAACCAGATATAAAGTATTTGAGCAATATATTGATAATACTATTCAAAAGTTGCGCAATGTTATAGAAGTATCAGAAAGCGAAATGAATGATGTTATACAGGGTAAATATGATATAAAAGATATAACATGTACTATGATTGAATGCCCTAATAAGTACTTTAGTACCAATGAAACATTCAAGAAACTGGTAACTAAAATACCAAAGATGAAGTTTTTACCAAAGTATAAGAATGATACTATTGTGTTTAAATATTGCGTATCTACTAAAGATGTTGAGGCGCGTATTAGGAGAATCGGCCGAAGAATCTTTACAGTAGACGATAACTGGTCAATTAAGAAAGGCTTAAAGAACTTTTTGCAACTGGTTTGTGAGGTATATAAAGATTCTCACTTTACAAGTAACTTCTCTACACTAGTAGATAACAATGAGACTCCATTATGTGATTCGATATGTAAAGTATCTAGATCACTTAAGATAATTAACAGAAAGAACAATGGCAGAAGAAAAGGAATGATAGAAACTAAGGATGATCATCAAGTTAGTAAAGTAAAAGAAGATACACATTATGATTCTTCAAACATGTTATATAGTAAACGATACTATCTAACTTTGATGATCAATGCAGATCAGATCGAAACCAACAATGTACAATATTCTGCAATAGTTCGAGATAATTGCGATAACATTGTAGTTTTTGGAATATTGAACGCGATAATCTATATAGATAGGTTGATAGTCACTTATTGGAATATGGATGTAGATAACGATACTATTAATTCAATTGTCAATGATATGGTTGATAACTATTATCAATCTAGTAGTGAAGATAGAGAAGAGTTTACAGTTAGTTCAAATGTAATTTTTAAGAGCTATAAGCAGCAAATTACAAAGATCATTTATAATCGATTTGAAAAGCATATTACTGGAGGTGATACATATAGTAGTAAAAACTGTTGAGGATGTTGACGTGCGCAGCAGTTGTTGCGCATATTCATAGAAGTATATACAGTATATAATACCATTCATCATAGGAGGATGATTCAGTTGAGTAAGATTAGGAATGATGCAACAGATGCAATTCATCAGGCGCAGAAGGAGTATCCAATTCATACTACTCTTAACATGGTTAAAAATAACTTGACTCTTCAGATACAAGGAGTGCCGATGTATATACCATGTTGGTGTGGTAAACCTGGTATTGGTAAAACTGCTCATGCGAAGATGATTGCTGATGCAATGGGTATGTCATTGCTTTATGTCTCAATGGCAAAACCTTACGAATACTTTACAGGACTACCTACACCAAATAAAGTTACATTCGATGACGATGAGTCAGTTAAAGAAAAGATGTATGTTTATTGGTCGATGCCTGATATGATTCACGCTGCTAATGTTATGGCGCGCAAGAAAGATACCAATGGATGTATTATCTTTATGGATGATTTGCATATCATTAGTCCTGATGTACAAACCATGTTCTTTGAATTGGTATTGGAAAGAAGTCTTAATAATTTTAAGCTTGATAAGAATGTAGCAATGTTGGCTGCAATGAATAACTCTAATATGGCTGGATTTGATGGATTCTTCTCTGCTATTAACAATAGAGTTCAGAGAATCAATGTCAGCATGAGTTGGAAGTATTGGTATGAAAATTGTGGCGCAGAACTAAATCCCTACATTGCTGGATTCCTTAGGAATTTCCCAAACAACATTGAAGAGCCAGAGTCTACAGAAGAGCCATTTTGCACTTATAGAAGTTGGACTACTTTGTCTAAACTTCTTGAGCCAATTACTAAACAGTATATGGATGCTACCGATAAGGATAAGAAGTGGTTTATTCAGCAGATTGGTATGCATGCTGCTGGCTTTATGAGCAGTAAAACTGTAACAATGTTAAAGGCCAATATTGGGCAGCAGTTACAATATGACTATGAAGGAATGGTCAAAAACAATAAGTATTTTATCGATAAGAACGATCCAATCTCACAGTTTTGTTTTGGTAATATTATAAGGTACTTGCGAGATGAAAAAGATCTTGATAACATGATCGCATATATCAAGAAGATTATGGCAGAAGATACTGCAATTAAGGATTATTCCAATGCCATAATAAATATTATGTATGAGCTGAGCGCATTCTCGCACATGTATATGAAGCGTCCAGATGATGAAGAGAGTAAAACTAGGCGGGCGCTTATAAAGAGCGCACAGGCTAAAATGTTTGAGGCTGGTGGCAGTAAGATTCATACTCTTATCTATAACCTTACTGCTACTGTCTAGTAGTTATATATAGAGGAAGAATGAAGGTAGTAGATGCAATGATGAATATACTAATTACATCTACTACTTCTATCTCTATATAGATAGATGCAATAACATAATCACATTATTGGTTATCCTATGAAGGAGTGATCATATCAATGATCAATGGTAGTAGTGGTGGTCTTGGCAGTCTTATGGAGAATAACAATACTGGAATGTTAACTTCTTTGGAAGTTATGAATGCTAAGGAGAAAGTAGACTTTATTAAGAAGTTGATGAACATCATGATGATACCGACTATGAATATTATGTCGGCCATCAGTGACGATAAGATACAGATGTCACAGTTATCTATGATTATGACAGTATTTGCATCGATTCATATTGATTGCGATTTATATAATCTTACCATATTGGAAGACAATGTAAATACCAAGATTATGGAAGAGTGTTATAAGCGCAATGCTTTCTATATGCTTAGTAGTGGTCCAGTTATAGATAAGAAAACTGGAGAAGTATGTATTTTGTTGGATTTCTATAAGAAGGCTACAACTGATCCATTGGTGTTTCTAGATGATGTTAAGAAAGAGAACGCCGAAATCTTAGGATACTTGTATTTGAAGGAACTTATTGGTATTGCGCAAAAGAATTATCGCAATAAGTTTACATTAGCTAATCGGGCAAGAGTGTATCTCTATGAGCACAATCCAAATATTCCAGGTAATATGAGAGATCAAGCTGCTGTATCTTTTGCAAAAATGGCAATGGAGTATCATCTCAATAGTATGCTCATTGATAACTTTAAGGAGCATGGTAATTCTGATTCATATAACATTCGCAATAACATTGATTACATTAAGAAGAGTAACTTTGTGCTCTATAGTGAGAAGTATAACTATAAGATGACGCATCTTGAAATTCTGGAAGATTTGTTAAAGGATGCAAATATAGAGTTTTTGGGTTTGAATGAGAGTAATAGTAATATAAACAATCAGCAACCACAACAGTCATCATCGCAACCAAATGATAACGATGGTAATCAAGATGATGAGAGTAATGAAGATTCATCTTCTAGCAAAAATAGCGGCGCACAAAATGATAGTAATAGTAATAATGGTGAAGAAGGAGATGATGATAATCATCAGCAATCTTCTCACTCTTCTACTAATAGTAGCGGCACTAATAATATGTCGGATGCTTCTGGTAGATCTGATAATAATATGAATCAAAGTAACAATAACAGTAGCGCCAATACAAACAATCAATCTAATACTACTGATAATAATGGTAGTAGTGGCGGCGACGGCCTTGATAGGAATAGTGCATATAAGGATGAAGATCATGAAGCATCAATGCTTAAGATTACGTTTAAGAGTAATAAGAATATGATTCACTTTATTAAGATGCCGCCCAAGAAGAACAACGATAGATATGATAGATTAGATGATGAGAGTGAGGATGTTATTGATCAGGCGCAAGACTATATAGATTATACAATATCAAAGCTAAAAGGCACTGGCATAAAGGACATTCTCTCTAAGATTGGATGTCCTATAGAAGTTGATATGTCTTGGGAAGATAAGATTATTAAGTATGTTGATGATATCACTAACATCTCTACATCACATAAAGATATTGCAACATGGGCAAAAGTAAATATCTATACAAGGCATATTACAACTCTTCCTGGGCGCAAACCACTCCCAGAATCATTTCCAACGATATATCTTATGTTTGATCAATCTGGTAGTATGTCCAATGTAACTATCAGAAAGATTAACTATATAATTCAATATTTCTATAATAAGAAGTATAGAGTCAATGTGTTTATACATGATGATGCTCAATCGGCTGAAGATGTTAAGATTTATGAGTTTACTTCTTATAAGAAAGATGCATTCGAACTTAACCAATTGATTACATCAAGAGTTAAGGCCGGCGGTACTTCCCATAAGGGAGTATTCGATGTTATGGCGCAGTATATTGAAGAAGTGAAAACTCGTGGCCATAAGAAGTATAATAGTCATTATGTACTTATTGCATCGGATCTGTACTCTGATATTGAGTATATCTATAAGAATTATGAGTGGATTAGATTGTTAGGTAAAAACGTTATTGCAATCACAGAATCCAAAGATATTAAGTTGCCATTTGGACAAACGATTGTAATGGAATAGTGATGATGTAATGCGTCGCACATCTATGTGAATGTTGATGATGTGCGGCGCACTATATTAAAGGAGGATAATTATCATAGTATCATTTACTGATTATGAATCTGGTTCTTTTTTCTCTTAATCAAACCACTTGCAATCATAAGATACTTATAGTATAATTATTAGTAGGAGGTGGATAGTAGTTATGAGTGAGATCATTCTAGATAATGAATCATCTATTGATATGTCTTCTATAAGAGGCATAGTTAAGCATGTTACATATTATAATGAAGATACAACCTTTACAGTCTTTCAAATCAAGTATTCTGATGAAGATTCAAAAACTGGATCTAGTACTATCACATGCACTGGATTACTACCAGATGCTCATAAAGGTATGTTATTGAAGTTATATGGCGCCGTAACTACTAACCAATATGGTACACAGTATCAGTTTAAAAGGTATGAGTTTGTTGAGCCGAAGTTTTCCGAGGAGATAATTAGTTATCTTTCTAGTGGATTGATCGATCAAGTTGATTATATCACTGCTAGAAAGATATATGATGCATTTAGAGATGATACAATCAATATACTTGATAACTCTCCTGATCTTCTACTTGATATCAAAGGTATCGCCACTAAGAAAGCAAATGCCATTATCTCCAGTTGGAAGAATCATAGAGATACACTTGATGTACATATGTTACTACAGCGATATGGTTTATCTAATGAAGTTATCGTTAAGTTAAAAGAAGCTGCTAAACATCTTGGTATAACTGTTAAACAGTTGATACTCAATAATCCATATGAACTAGTATATAAGCATTCGTCTATTAGTTCTGATACAATTGATCGAATGCTTATTGATTTAGCGCCGCAAAAGTTCGACTCTTATTATAAGACATCAAAAGAGAGAATCCAATGCCTTATTTACTTCTATATCAATCATCATAACATTGAATCTGGTGACATATGTATACCATATGATTCATTATTGCAACCAATAGCATCTAAGTTATCTGTTTCTGTATCGGAGGTAGATAGAGTTATCAGAGATAACATTGATAGTATGCCAAGATTACATCTTGAGACTAAAATACATTCATCGATTAATTATTGCGCCAATGGATACATGTATATTGTTGCTGATAGAAACTGCGAGCACACTATTGCATCTAGATTGTTACATAGTATACATAATGGCTATAATGAAGATATCGATTATATGAAGAATAGCACAATAGAAACTATCGATAAGTTAATCCATAATATTGAAAAGGATATCTCTATTACATACAATGATGATCAGAAGGATGCAATCAGATCAGCCTTACAAAACTATGTAACTGTTATAACAGGTGGGCCCGGTACTGGTAAGACTACTATAATCAAAGGAATCATCTCTATTCTCGAGATATATAAGAATCAGAAAATATTACTATTGGCACCAACTGGTAAAGCTGCCAAGCGTATGAGTGAAACTACTAATCATAGTGCTCATACAATTCATTTGGCGCTAATCACAGAGAGAATCAATCTATACGATTGTGTTATAGTAGATGAATCTTCAATGATCGATAACACATTAATGCATATGCTGCTTAGTAATACCTCAATCAATCAAAGGATTATCTTTGTTGGAGATATACATCAATTGCCATCAGTTGGGCCCGGCAATGTATTATGTAACATCATTGATTCTAATCTCTTCAGTACAGTTACTCTTAATCAGATCTATAGACAAGAACATGGATATATCATCTATAATGCCAAGGAGATTAATGAAGGTAGATTTCCATCTTTATACAATGAAGATAGTAACGATTTTTACTATATTGATAGCGCTAATACATCATATAGTAAACTTGAGATTCTTGATAAGCTACTTAGAGAGATTCTACCATCTATTGTGGTAAATAAGGATGGTAATCATCATGATTGGTATAAAGAACTTCAAGTTATCTCTCCTATGAAGAAGGGAGAAAGTGGAGTTTTCAATCTTAACCAATATATGCAATCTTTCTACATGGATCTCAATGAACAGCATTATAAAACATTATGTAAACAATGGCGTTTAGATGATATTAAGAGTAACTCTCGAGTCTCCAAAAACAAGTTTATAGAGGAGAATAGGTATCCTTTCTCTATCAAAAAGAACGATACTGTTTTTAATGTTGGAGATCGCGTTATCAACAATAAGAATAACTATGATAAGTTGGTGTTTAATGGTGAGACAGGATACATTGTAAAGATCGAGTTATCTGAGGAGATACGACATAAAGCTACAGTTAATAAGAAGTTTCGCGCCAATAAGTTCTATGATAGTGATTATGTAATGTATATAGATTTCTCTAATGGAGAGAATAAAGTAGTAGAGTTTACGTATGATGATTTAGATAACTTATCATTATCATATTGTATAACTATCCATAAGAGTCAAGGTTCTGAATACAAGTATTTAATCGTATTTCTCAATAATGAACATTGGATTATGCAACAAAGAAACTTACTATATACTGCTATCACTAGAGCTAAAAACATGGTAATATTGATCAGTGATGTAGCTTCAATTGGTAGATCTGTTAGTAATAATATAGCAATACAGCGCCTTACTCTACTTAAAGAGCAACTTGTTTATTATAATGATCATATGGATGAACTAAGAGCTATTGATCATAAAGTTGATAACGATGCATTGTTTGGCGCGATAACTGATATGAAGATGGTTGTTAATTCCAATACTTCCAATAAGGAGAAAGATAAAGGGAGTATGGGATCACTTGTTAGAAAGCTTTCGGAAATTATTAAAGAGAGGGAGAGTGATGATGAATGATTACTAAGAGTGATGATTGTAATCGGCGCACCATGTTTGTCAATAATGCAATTGCTCGCAATGAGATAGAACTTATGGATGATTGTACTGATACTAACATTCACTTCTATTATAAGACTGTTGAGATTACAACAGAGTTATATATTACAAATGACTTTTATAAAGATCCAGATACTAATGAATCTTATGGCGCGTTAAGAAAGATTCATATTCATATAGATCTATCACAATATCTTGAAGACTTTGAAGATGATGATAGTGAAGATGATAACGACGATGATGTAGATCCTGGAGATGTATATTATTCATATGATGATCAATTAAAGAAGAACTTCCCTGGGATGTTTGTAGATACTGATACTATTAGACAATATTCGAGGGCAGCAACTAAGATACCATTATACAATGAGATTCTTGATATGGATAAAGATTCTTTATATCCATTTGCACATAAGCAAGGTCTTACTATTAGTACAAAGGAAACAACATTTCTTGCGCCAACCAAATCATTCACATCGGAAGAAGTAATCTTTTGGTGTTGTAATATTATAGACAAGATACTTAATTACTGTTTGCGCGAAGATGAAGAGGAAGCTGATGAACTGTTTGAGATTGAAAGTGAAGAGGATTAGTTTATATAACAGTATTAATGAAAGAGAAGTGATGTAATACTATGGCACGAAAGATTCCAAAGAATCGTAAGTTTGATATGAAGAAGGATTCTGCTACTGGGTTATATAGGATTAGAGCACTTAAAGATATTGGTATTGCTGGCGCCGGCTTTGTAGAAGCTGGTACTTTTGGTGGATTAATATCACATAAGGGCGTATTATCTAATGATGGTAACTGTTGGATTGAATATGGGTGTATGGTTATTAATAGTATAGTTAAAGATGACGCTTATGTTGGTGGTAAGTCATATGTAGAAAACTCTCTTATAGAGAAGAAAGGGCGCGTATTACAAAACAGTAGAGTTATTGATAGTACTATTACTGAAAATGGTCAAGTGCGTAACGATTCACAAGTACTTGATCATTGTACTATTAAGGGTATGGCTATAGTAGGTGGAAGATCTTTTCTATCACATTATGTTGTTATGGGCGGTAATGCTAGAACTAAAGATGATGCAAGGGTTATTGGTGGTATTACTATTGATAAGAACATCACTATTACTAAGGATATTACATATAATCTTAAGCAGCGTATGCTAATCAAGTTTGGTAGACCTATCGAGAATAAGTATTATATTGGATACAAGATTGTTAAGAGTACTGGTAAGGATAAAATTTTCTTATCTTGTTATATACCAGAGTTTGTATATAATCTTAATAAAACTAATACTACGATTACTGAGCGCCAATATAACAGGCGCAAGAGAGTTTTGTGCGGCGAAGGATTACATGTTGCAATGAGCGAGGATTATGATTGGAGCGCAGATTTTCAACAAGATGCAGATACTATACTAACATGTAAAATTGATGTAGATGACATTATAGCCATTGATGAACATGCAGGATCTAAGGTTCGATGTAAGAAACTTATTGTAGTTGATATACGCAAGTATCCTCTTGATAAAGAGTTGGCGCAATTGAAGATCTCACATAATCTCAATAGCTCTAACATGATTACATCTGTATACAATAACAAAACTGGCGAAGTCTTCAATGATTATAAAGTTATACCATATGATCGTAAAACTACTATCTTTAAGCTCAATATCGATCAATCTACCGATTCTATCAATAACTATAACTCTGTTATATTATCGGCGCTACCACCAAATTCAACCCCAGTATTGCCACCAAAATCATATAGGGAACTAATCATTGGTACCAATATTGATGATACTTTTAATATCAATCATAAGATGAATAGTAGGCATTTGATTGTAATAGTATATGATCTTCATCAGAATCATACTGATATACACAAACAATGTAAGATTCGATACATTGATAACAACAACCTAACTATCAAATTCGATCATATACTCAATAGTAAAGAAGAGTATAAGGCGATAGTAGTATTACCAAACAGACCACTCAATATTGGATCTATATCTAATAGAGGTATAGCTAATGCAACACCTTTTAATAACATATTGATCTTTATGGGCAGTGATGTTAGTAAAGTAGATATGGGAATTACTTTGCATCACTCATTCAATAAGTTAGATGTATTTGGTTCACTTCTAAATAACGATATTAATGAATCTTGGCCAATGCATCTTATTAGAGTCGATGAAAATAGCGTGCGCGTAATTCTAGAGAAGAAACCAAACATCAATCATCAATTTGTACTTATGCTTACAAAAGCATAATGTATAACAACTTCTTACATATTACATATAAAATTACATTGGAAGGATGGCGATCTCTTATGATTCTACATCATGTTAGTAATAGCAACGATAACAGTTATTTTGATAATTATAATGAAACGAAGATACAATATCAAACACAGTTGCGAACCTTGTTGTATACCACATTCACCAATTTTCGTTAACAATCATATAACCTCTTAAAATTAGCTATAATATTCAAAGCATTACAATTTTTATTAAGCTATTGCAATTGCTATTACAATATAGTATAATAATAGTAGTGATTGGAGGAATTGCGTTGGATACTTTGTATCAGTCGATTATACTAGTGCCAGTTCGCTACTATCATTATCATATTGGATATGGACGTGCAAAGGTTAAGAGTGGCATCTCGCACCAACTAACACAAACAGATGTCATTGCTAATGAGCTTGAGCCACTTTGTAAGTTTTTGAAGAGTAATGCACAAGTACATCTCAATAACTTCTATAATAGTGATACAGTTATCAAGAAGTATGCTGCTGGTACTGCTATTGCACATGGTAGCACTTGTAAAGGTACCGCTACTATTTTTGATGATACTTATAAACCAAAGGCATTTGGTTCTTGGGCACTTTATGCTCGCATGATTGCATTCTCTATATACTATAATAATTACATACGCCACAAAACTGAACAGTATTGTAAGTTGTATAACTTCGACCAACAGCAAGTAACATATGCACAAACTAACTTACATATACTTGATACTGTTGGAGTAGCATTGAACAAGAAGATCTTTAGTAGTATTATGAAGAGTAAAGTTATATCCACCATACCAACTATTGGTAAACTTGTTATACCATTCAGCGATATGGATAACTATAGTTGTTTATCACAACATTTCAAGTACAGTAATGGTATACTGCGTTGCCATTTTAGAAGTTATACTGGTGGTATAGTAATTGACTTCCGATTACCAAGATACTTTCGTGAGCAAGTTGAACGGATTATCAATGATCCAAGTAAGAAGCTTGTGAAGGATATAATTCTTACTAAGCCAACATTGGTGTACGATGATACACAGAAAGATCCAACTAAACGATTTACATGGTCATGTACTATCGGCTACACTGTTACACCAGTTAAGCAAAACGATGACCAGGTTCTTTCGTTTGATCTTGGTGAGAAAAATCATGCTGTTATGGCTACTGCTACTAAGAAAGGTGCGTATAGTAATGTTATTACTACTAGTAAAGAACATAAGCGTCTGCTATTAAAGATTGGCTATAATCTACAAAAGATTCGTAATACGCAGAAGCAGATCAATAAATTACAATGTAATATTAGGAGCATTAAGAAGCGTAATCCCACATCACCTAGTATTAAGAAGATACAAGCCAATGAGATTGCGCCACGTTTCATTGAGATACAACGATGTCGCGCAAAGAACTCGCGCATCAAGAAACATCTTAGTTGGGTATTGGCTCGTGATATCAAGCGCACATGCTTTCGTCTTAGGTTGAGTAAGATTGTTACAGAGGATCTGCGATTCTGTAACAAGGATAATTGGATCAAGGGACAAGATATTGCATGTATTACGTGGGCTTGTGCAAAAGCAGGCATAGAGTTAATTATTAAGAGTATGTACTATGCATCACGAACTTGTCCATTCTGTGGTAGTTATTTACAAGCAAACTATGGTATATGTCGTATTAGTAACTGTAATGGTATACCGGTATCAAGTCATTGGATCAAGCATCCACCACAGAAACCCAGCAACAGCAAATGTCGTTGGAAAGGTGATCGTGATTATACAGCATGTTTGTATATGCTTGCTAACTACTTCGGTATTTCAATGGATCATAACAAGCAGTTTATAGTAGGATCGACACCGCTGAATATTAATCAGCGTGGTTGATAAAGTAACACAGTAACACAGTAATATAGCATCAAAGCATCTGGAAGTATCTACACAAGAAGACAATTACGCTAGATCTTGTGTGGTGTAAGTAACAAAACGCTCAAATCTTATAAACTACTTGATCATGATTGTTGGTGATTGATCAGTTATTAGCTACCATAGCTAATTAGTAGTTTATAACGATTCGGGTGAGTGTATCCGGCTATTAAGAAGTTCATCAAGGATCATCAATTAGCCGAAATTAACGATACTTTTCATAAAAAATTAGTTGGGTTCATTAGAGGCGCCCTTATTGGTATCTTTAAGGATACTGATATTATCGAAAACTCTTATAAGATTAGTATAACACATAACGTAATTTTGCGCAAACTTAATGTTACGATTCATATGCAAGATCAAAGCAAATATGAGTATATTTTTGAATTTTCGATTTCGATATAGTCATAAGCTCTGCATTTACTTTCAAATGAAAGGACCGTGATTGTAGCCTATGAGTACTACAACCATTATTGCATACATCTTTATACAGCTAATATTTCTGATGAATCCTACGCCAATCCAAACTAACGATGATCTAATCTTACAATCATCTATAAGTAGTGATATACAACTTGCTATTCCTATATATGAAGATGATGTTGATACTCTTATAAAAACTGCAACGATTGATACTATTACAGATCATATAGTTACAGTTAATCCGAAGTTATCATATGATCTTGCTAAAGAGTATGCAACTTATATATATGAAGCGTCTTGTAAGTGGAATCTTGATCCAATGATTCTTACATCGTTAATACATCATGAGAGTCGTTTCAATAATACTAGTGTTAATAGTATTACCGGCGCCATAGGTCTTACTCAGATACTTTGGAAGTATCATAAGAATGGACTCACTAGTTCCTTCTCTACTATTAATAGGAGAGAAGATCTTCTAATTCCTAAGAATAGTATCTATGGCGGCGCCTGGATTCTCTGGTGCTATAAAAACAGTCATAATGGTAATGTTAGAAAGGCTTTAACAAGATATTGTCCAGGTAGTAAGACATATGTTGATAATGTAATCAAACTTGCAAATAATCTCAAGAAGGTGCGCATAAGTAAGAAAGATTGCTTGATAGCGAAGTTAGGTTATGATTATCAATCATCTATTATAGTAGATTAAGTGATAAATGTCTATATGATTGTAAGTTGATAGATATATCATTGTTATTTGATTGAGGGATGATTTGGACATGTTATCACTATATGTGATTCTTACTATCAATCTGATAAATTTGGAGGTGAATGTCTATCAATGCAATATCGAAACAAGATCACAAATGAGATTGTAGATTTAAGTGAACAAGAGATATATAATCTTTCCTTATCAGATGTTTTAGAACTTGAACCATATATGGATACTTTTGGAGAAGCATTAGCGGCGCAAATTAGTACTATTATCTCATATGATGATTGTAAGAAGATGCAAGTATATTATGGTGAAGATGATAAAGTAAATGATCCAAATGGCTTGTTACATGAAGAGTATATTAGTACTTTTAGTTTTGAACCAATTAATGAGATTAACTTATTACAATATAGTAAGAATAACGCTATGATCTTTAATGAACTTCTGGATATGAAGTATAAAGAAGTTGGTGGTCAACGAAAAGTTGATAATGTTTATACTATGAATCATTGGAAGGAATTTGGACCAGCATTTAGATCTGTAGGATATGGCTACGATCAATCTATTATATATGAGAACTTATGTGCTGCATTTGGTAAAGATAAAGTAGATCATGTATGGTGCAACTATTATGAGATACCATAAGCATATTATTATATAGAATGGAGAGATTGGTATATTATGAAACTATATGTTGCTAGTTTGAAAGATAGAGCCAGGGAATATACTATAGAAGAAATGAAGCAGATGTCTGAATCTTATCTTATGGCATCTACTCCACTTGATGATGAATGTAGATATTGGAAAGAGTGGATTACTGATCCACTTACTATCAAGATGTACTATAATGAAGAAGCGCCAAAGTTTTTTAAGAATAAGGAAAAGCATCCAGATGTATACTATAAACTTGAGACATTGAGCGAAGAACAGTTACATAATCTTGAAACTTACAATCATGTTAATGTTGATTTTTATAATCGTCTTATTAAAGAGAAGAAGTATGATCTTGCAATGTCTAAGTTAGATGAAGAGATGTTTCCATTTGCTCATAAAGCTAGAGAGTTGATTATGTGTGGCGCCAATGAAAAGGAAGTCATCAATGCACTTTGTAAAGCATTTGGTAAAAGTTATACTATTGATGTATATCACAAAATGATTGGTAAGAATGATCAACCTTTTACTGAAGGAACCATTACATCAAAAGAAGATCCACTTATAAACCATCTTACTGAAGAAGAGATAAATAACATTCAGGTTGTAATGGATCAATATGTTGTTGATGTTAAACTTGGTAGATTAAGAGCCGAACCTTTTAATGGTGAAAAGGAAGACAAACAGTTTATTGATCTTCATTCATATGGATACAAGATTGATAACTATCTTATGTATATACCAGATGTGAAAGAACAGAAGATCCTTGATAAGCATCGTATTAACAGAAAAGAGATTGTTCATCTTCTTCTTACTAAGGATAAGAGTAAACATACAGTTGGTACTGTTGTTGATCATAAACATATTGGAAAAATACCAATTACATGTGTTGATGGAGAGAAGCGACAAGATCTACGATGGATACGATACTTTGCGTTCATTGATACTAATGATATAATAAAGTATTCAAAGGTAGTATATAGTCTTCAAGTTAAAGATATTCAGCCATATATACCAGTACTTGTAATTATAACTTGTTATGATATAGATGTAGATGAATTATTGGAAGAATCACCAGAGTTGAAAAAAGCTATTGATAACGCAACTTATATATTGGCTGCGCCAATAGATGAGGTGTATGGACAAAACGATCTCAATTATTTATCTAGAATGATAGATGAGATGACATATGGTACAGTTAATGATGTAATAAGGAGGTTAGAGGGGATGAAATTCTACTATTTCGATGATCCAAATAAGATCGTTGATTTGTCAGAATCTGATGTGATGGCGCTTTCCGAAGAAGAGCTTGCGAAAATTGATGGTTGTGATGAAGAAACTCATAAGTGGATATCTGATAGATATTATGCCTTGCATCCGGCACAGCTTATAGAAAAGTATTATGATGCAGATGATATATCTGTTAAGGATGCAGATTATCTTAATTGGTACTATTATGATAGGTATTCTCATGAAGAATTAACAGAGGAGAAACTTGAGCGTTTACGCAAATATAACCATAAGAATGTGGATATCTATAATACTTTATATAAAAATAAAGCAAAAGAGTATTGTGATTTTGGATATCTTATTCCAAATCAAGTTTTAATTGAATGGAAGACTCGTTATCCAGCATATAAAGCTATAGTATATGCATATCCTCAAGAGGAGATTCATGAGAAGCTTCAGGAAGCATTTGGGAAGAAGGTAACTGATGAAGTTTGGTATCAATACTATCCGGAAGAGAATTAATGATTATGAAGTTCTACTATTTCGATGATCCAGACAAGATCATTGATCTTTCGGAATCTGATGCGATGGCTCTTTCTGAAGAAGAGCTTGCAAAAATTGATGGTTGTGATGAAGAAACACATAAGTGGGTATCAGATAGGTATTATGCTTTACATCCAGCACAGTTTGTAGAGAAGTATTATGATGTGGATGATACATCTGTTAAAGATGCGGATTATCTCAATTGGTATTATCACAATCGATATTGTTTTGAAGATCTAACTAATGAAAAGTTGGAGTGTTTGCGCAAATATAACCATAAGAATGCAGATATCCATAATATATTGTATACCATGAAAGCTAGAGAGTATAGTGATGTTGATAACATTATCCCAGATACAGTGTTGGATGAATGGGGAGATGTATGGTTTGATGCATATGAAGCTATAGTATATGGTCATCCACAAGAAGAGATTCATAAAAAGTTGCAGGAGGCATTTGGTAAAGAGAATACTGACAAAATTTGGTACCAATATTATCCGGAAGAGGATTAATAATTATGAAGTTTTATTATTTTGATAATCTAGATAACATTATCGATCTTTCGGAGTCTGAAGCAATGGCACTTTCATATGAGCAGTTACTTGAGATTCGTGGCTATGATAAAGATACACATGAATGGAAAGCTCAGCGTTGTAGACGTTTACATCCTGCGCAGTTTGTGGAGAAATATTATGATGCAGATGATACTTCTATTAAGGATGCAGACTACCTTAACTGGTATTATCACAATCGATATTGCTTTAAAGAATTAACTGAGGAAAAGTTACAAAGATTACGCAAATACAATCACAAGAATGCTGACATTCATAACACGCTGTATATTATGAAAGCTCGGCAGTATAGTGATGTCGATAACATCATTCCAAATGCAGTACTAGATGAATGGCATACTTGGTATCCAGCATATAAATCTATAATGTATACAACAGTCAGTAATTTTTGTTAACAATTTTATAATCTCTTAGAATTAGCAATAACATTTAAATATCACAATCTTCATCAAATAGTTGCTATTACTATTATAATATGGTATAATGGTAGTAATGATTGGAGGGATTGCGTTGGATACATTGTATCAATCAATCATACTAGTGCAAGTTCGCTACTATCATTATCATATTGGATATGGACGCGCAAAGATTAAAAGTGGCATCTCACACCAACTATCTCCAACTGATGCTATTGCTAATGAGCTAGAACCACTTTGCAAGTTTTTGAAGAGTAATGCACAAGCACACCTTAATAACTTCTATAATAGTAATACCACTATTAAGAAGTATGCTGCTGGTACTGCTATTGCATATAGTAATACTTGTAAAGGCTCAGCTACTATCTTCGATGATACTTATAAACCAAAGGCATTTGGTTCTTGGGCGCTTTATGCGCGCATGATTGCATTCTTTATATACTATAACAACTATATACGCCATAAAACTGAACAGTTCTGTAAGTTATATGACTTTGACCAACAGCAAATAACATATGCGCAAGCTAACTTGCACATACTTGATACTGTTAGTGTATCACTAAATAAAAGAGTTTTTAATAGTATTATAAAGAGTAAAACTATATCCATTATACCAACTATTGGTAAGTTAGTTGTGCCTTTCAGTGATATGGATAACTATAGTTGTCTACCACAACACTTTAAGTATAACAATGGTATATTGCGCTGCCACTTTAGAAGCTATACTGGTGGTATAGTGATTGACTTTCGATTACCAAGGTACTTTCGTGAGCAAGTTGAACGGATTATCAATGATCCAACTAAGAAGCTTGTGAAGGATCTGATTTTTACCAAGCCAACGCTTATATACGATGATACTCAGGAAAATCCTAACAAGCGATTTACCTGGTTATGTACTATTGGCTACACTGTTACACCAATTAAGCCAAACGATAATCAAGTATTATCATTTGATCTTGGTGAGAAGAATCATGCTGTTATGGCTACTGCTATCAAGAATGGTGCATATAGTAATGTTATTACTACTGGTAAGGAACATAAGCGCCTACTATTGAAAATTGGCTACAATCTACAGAAGATTCGCAATACACAAAAGCAGATCAACAAGTTACAGCGCAATATTAGGAGTATCAAGAAGCGCAATCCCACATCACCTAGTATCAAGAAGATACAAGCCAATGAGATTGCGCCGCGTTTCATTGAGATACAACGTTGTCGCGCAAAGAATTCGCGCATTAAAAAACATCTTAGTTGGATATTAGCTCGTGATATCAAACGCACTTGTTTGCGTCTTGGACTAAGCAAGATTGTTACAGAGGATTTACGATTCTCTTGTAAGGATAACTGGATCAAGGGACAAGATACTGCATGTATTGCATTGGCTTGCGCAAAGGTTGGTATAGAGTTAATCATTAAAACCATGTACTATGCATCACAAACCTGTCCCTTCTGTGGCAGTTATCTACAAGCAAATTATGGAGCATGTAGACTTAGTAATTGTAATGGTATACCAGTACCAAGTCATTGGATCAAGCATCCGCCACAGAAACTAAATAATAACAAATGTCGTTGGAAAGGTGATCGAGACTATACCGCATGTTTGTATATGTTGGCTAATTATTTTGGTATTAAGTTAGATCGCAGTAAGCAATTTACAGTAGGATCAATACCGCTGCATATTAGTCAGCGTATTGATAAAGTAGTATAACAACAAGCATTATAGCATCTAGAAATACCTGCACAAGAAGATAGTTAGGCTAAATCTTGTGTAGTAATAGTAACGAAACATTCGATTATTGCAAACTATTTGATCATGATTGTTGGTGATTGATCAGTTATTAGCTATTATAGCTAATTAGTCGTTTGTAATGATTCGAATGAGTCTATCATTTATGGAGGGGTAGAGAATTATGGTTAACTTTTGGAATCTGTTAGACGATGGCGCGCGCAACTTTATCCAGAGAACTTTTGAATTTTGGAGAGGATATCGCATCTCTTTGTGCGAGATTGATCATTTCTTCTATTCAATGCTAATTGATAAGAAGAATTGCCAAAACGTACATAAGGTGCTTAATCATTTTAAGATTGATACCAATTCTATTGTTAAAGAGATTGAAGATCTATATATCAATAGTAATAGATTTGATAGATCTAATCAACCTTCAAAACCAACGATTAGTGACGATTTGAAGAATTCTATTGAAATGTCAATACCGTATATCAACCCTAGAGATCTTGGTATCAAAGGTGAATTAGTACTTACAGTTGATCATCTGTTTCTTGGTTTGTTAATTTCATCGTCTTCTAAGATATGTGCATATCTCAGTGATCGTGGGATTGAATCAAGTGTGGTTATTGATTATATGGCATCTTTAGATAATTGCGCAATCTTTGATAACTTCAATAGCTTGATTAAAATTGAAGATAACGATAAAGTGAGTAATGTTGGTGATTCTAACGATGCAACTGATATTCTTGATCGTACAGATGATGAAGTAAAGAGTAATGATTCATTTACTAATACTAAAGCTAAAGGTCCTAAGAAGACTCCACTTCTTAATCAAATATGCACAGATCTTACAGAGTTTGCCAATAAGAGTAAACTTGGGCCCATTATTGGTAGAACTAAGGAAATTGAGATAGTATTGGAGATTCTTTGTCGTAAGAATAAGAAAAATGCTATACTTCTTGGAGATCCTGGTGTTGGTAAGACTGCTATTGCAGAAGGAATTGCAATTGCTCTTAATAGTGGTAGAGTACCACTTCCTCTAAAAGGTAAACGTCTTCTTCAGCTCAATACAGTAGATTTAGTAGCTGGCACTAGATATCGAGGTGATTTCGAAGAGCGCATAAAAGTTCTCATAATGGAACTTACCAATAATAAAGATATCATCTTATTCATTGATGAGATTCATACTATTATGGGCGCTGGTAATGGCTCTGGTGGTCTTGATATTAGCAATGTCTTAAAACCAGCTCTTGCTAGAGGTGATATCCAAGTTATCGGTGCCACTACTCAAGATGAATACCAAAAGTACTTTATGAAGGATGGCGCACTTGAAAGAAGGTTCCAATCTATCAATATTAAGGAACCTGATGATAATGATGCTGTTGATATTCTTAGGGGCCTTAAAAGTTCTTTTGAAGAGTATCATTCTGTAGTTATAGAAGATAAGGCATTGGAAGCAGCTGTTAGATATAGTAAACAGTATATGCCTGAGAAGTATATGCCAGATAAGTGTATTGATTTGATTGATATAGCTGGAGCTAGAAGCAATATGAATACTATGAATCTTCCAGAAGATATGATCAAGTTACATGAGGATATTAGTAATACAGTAATGTTTAAGAATAAGGCTGCTAAAGATGAGAAGTTTAGTGAGGCGGCGCGATATCATACTAAGGAAAAGGATCTGAAAAGTAGGCTTATAAAGAGAGAGAAAGAATATTATGCATCTCTTAATAATCATAAGCCTAATATTACAGATAACGATATCGCCGCAATCATCTCCAGACTCACAGACATACCAACTGATAAGATTAGTGAGGATGAATCTTCGATGTTGTTGTCTATGGAGAGCAATATTAAGAAGCGTCTTATTGGCCAAGATAAGGCAGTTAGTTCTGTATCTAAGGCTATTAGAAGAGCGAGAACTGATCTCCATGAAAAGAAGCGCCCAATTGGTAGCTTTCTATTTATGGGGCCAACTGGTGTTGGTAAAACAGAACTTGCTAGAACTCTTGCCATTGAACTATTTGGTAAAGAAGATAATCTTATTAAGTTTGATATGTCTGAATATATGGAGAGATTTGATGTATCTAAACTTCTTGGTGCACCTCCTGGATTCGTTGGATATGAAGAGGGCGGTAAATTAACTGAACCTGTTAGAAAGCAACCATATTCGATTCTACTGTTTGATGAGATAGAGAAAGCGCATGAGGATATCTATAATGTAATGTTACAGATTCTTGAAGATGGTGTAGTTACTGATGCAAAAGGTAGAAAAGTGTATTTCAATAACTGCATCATTATCATGACAAGTAACATTGGCGCCGAAGAAGCACTCAATAGTAATAAACTCGGCTTCTCTGAAGATAAGAATAAGGATATGGTTGATCGCATTGAGAGCATTATTACAAAGAGGGCAAAGATGCAATTTAGGCCCGAGTTCTTAAACAGACTTGATGATGTTATTGTATTTCATCCTCTTGAGAAAGAGCATTTGCGCATTATAGTTGATCATACTATCAGCAAGTTAAATGATAGGATTGCGCATCGTAAAATTAAACTCTCTATCACTGATAACATGAGAGAGCAGATCATTAGTGATGGTTATGATCCAAAGTTTGGCGCAAGACCAATCAAGCGCGCAATTCAATCACTGGTTGAAGACTATATAGCAGATAAACTCCTTAAGAAAGAGATTGTTGATAATATGAATGTAATGATCGATTATGATAAGGATAAGAAGGAAACCACTCATACATCATCTATACCTCCTACTAATATGAGAATACCAGGTGTTCTTTCGAGGTATTTTGGACAGTTGCATAATCCAAATGATATAGTTGTAGACGATAACTTCATTACATCTTTTAACGATATCTTAATGCATAGAGAAGATGAATTTTTGATCGATGGTGGCGACGATATTGATTAGCACTAACTAGGAGAATCTCAAAATAGCTATCTATCTAGTTAACATCATAGATATCATTGCAGTTAACTAGATAGATAGCTTTATAAGAATGGGGATTGATGAAATGAAGATTCTTGATGAGTTGATGCATGAGATTGATGATTGTCTATATTACATGAAGTTTAACGAACCAGATTCAATAGATATAACATTATGTAATAATATCATTGCAGAACTAACATCAATTGTATCTCAATCTCGAAGATATGGAGTTAATCGATTTCTTGCGCTTGTTGAAGCTACTGGTAATGCGCTTATCGACGATTTAAGGCAATTTACTTCTGAATATAAGGAAGAGCTTCATATTGAAGATACTAATAATGCAAAAACTTATGTAACATTGGATAAATCTGGTAAGTATCTATTTTGTTGGAATAGAGATAAAGGGAATGCGATCAAAGAAGATCATAATGTGGATCTTTTTGATGTAATAGAGTTAATGGTTAATTTTGATAGATATGTATATGGTAAAGGAAAGGATAAAGCAAATAGTACATTTGGTGATCGTCGATGGATAATGCAGTTTCCATACAAAGATAAGAGTAGTGGTAAAAGATGCGTATTACAAGTAATTTATACAGTTAGGTTAACGATAAACGGTGATCCAATTATTAGAATCATCACAGCATATCCATTATATTATGAAAGATCTGATGATCGAAAAAGGATGTTTTCTTCATCTTTGCGAGCAGAAAAAGTTCGACGTAATCCAAATCCTGGAAAGATTAATGGCGACATCCTTATGCCGAGTTTAAGAATGTTTGATAATCGACTATGAATGATACTTTTGAGAAAGATCTTAAAGATCAACCAACATATAGTTTTTATTTCATGGATTATTATAAAGGAGAGAATGTATATGTTGATTGGTATGGTGATCAAGATGAAGATGACCCTTATGTAATTGATAGATGTAATCGACTTACTCTTTATAATGCGCATAATACAAATGTATTTAATAGTGCAATAGCTATGTATATTGATTGGATTGATGTTTTACCAAAGAAAGAAGAATGGCAAGAGTATATAAAGTGTAGGGAATCAATTGCTATTGGTGAAGATCAAACTACTATTTATAATAATTTAGTAACATGTTTTGGACAGAAGATAGTAGATGTTATCATTACAGACAAAGATGCATTTATTGATGGAGTTGTAATTGCCTCAGCCAATGATCATAATATAGAATATAAAGAAGATTGTAACGAAGATAAATATGATGAAGAAGATCAAAAAGTTAATACGTTGAATACTTTAGAAGAAGATGAGCAATACTATCTTTCGTCATATAATAGTGATAGTGAACGATCGTTATTATCATCTGATCATGTTATAAACGATTATAATTTGAAGATGTATAACTCATATAACTATAAGCTACTGAATACCTTGCTTTACTATTATAAGATGTTTGTTGGTAAATTTCCTCAAATGAAAGATTGGTATATGTATATGGATATACGTCAATCTATAGCAAGTGGAGATGATCAATCAATCATTTATAGTAAGATAATAGACTGTTTTGGTAAAGATAATATTGGAGATTTGGATACTAACACAACAGAATATGCTATCAATAGTATGAAGATAACCTTGAAGAAATACATTCCAGATGTACAAGCTTTTTGTAAAGGAATAGTAGATGAATATGATGAAAAGATTTTTGGATTCAATAGTATACATCAGATACAAACAAGTGGATACATAATTGGTTACAATCGAAGTAATCCTATTTATCATCAGCAAGCAGAACTTCGATCAAACGATCTTATTACCGAAAAGGGTTATCAAAATCTTAAGAAGTTTAATAGTATCAACTATAAGCTTTATAATTGCTTGATACATCTCTTTTGGAACGATAAGAAGAATCGTAAAATGGGAAAACTAAAACATGAAAAGTATGTTGATACTCGCAGATCTATCGTTATGGGTAACGATCAATCTAAGATTTACGATTCATTGATTTCATACTTTGGTAGAGAGTTGATTACAAAGTTTATTCCAAATAATGGAGAATTTGTCGAATATGGTACAGTAGATTTTGGATCATATAATCCTAACGATTTTTTAATGGTTGGTTGGTGGTATGAACCACAAAACTTGCGCAACAAACATGATATCAAACAGTATTAGTAATATACAAACTATATACATTTGATCCTTTGCTATAACAAATAAGTGATAATAGTGCATGTTTGTTTACAGGATCTTAATTGGTGCATCCATATTGGTGGTGCACCTTTATTTTTTTGTTGTGATTGGGGAGTGTAAGTAGGTGCAACTAAATAAGAAGAAGTTAGAGAAATTTGTTACTGATAAGACCTCTACTTTTGATGATTTGCTTACAGAAGATAATACTTCTGTATTGGATAATCTTGTAGATAAAGCTAAAGGATTTCTTACCTTTGTTAGTGAAGATGATGAGATGACTGATGATAGTAATACATTACTTACTATGATCAATGAAGCTTCATCTTCCATTACAACTGATATAGATTCTCGGGCGCAAAACTTTGATAAGTTTCATGAAACTATCAAGAATACGCAAAATCAGCGAAAAGCTATGAGTAGTACTACTAAAGAGAAAGTTAGAAAACAGCAATTAGAAATTACTAAAAAATTGCGCAATGAAGCTATTAGCACTCTATCTAAGGCTAAGAATAAAGAGATTGCAATCAATGCGGCGCACAATCCAAAAGAGTTTGCACTTATTAATCAAACATCGGTTGGTATGATTCCAAAGGATATGAGATCTCAAATCATTACTAATAATAATCTCATGGTTGGATTATCTAATGATGTTAATGATATGGATAAGATGATCGATCAAAAAAGGAATAATAATGTTGATGTTTCTGGGTTCATTAGTGGCGTCGCTAAGAATCCTATGAAGTTATACAGTTATTACTTTATGTCTACTGCGTTGATTGGATTGTTTCTACTTTTAGGGCGCACAATCTTTGGAGTAGTAAGATTCATAACTAATGCTCTAATGGACAAACATATTGCAAATAGTTTGTTTTTATGTCCAAGCGAAGTTACTAAAGATACAGTAGAGCAAATGGTTGATAAATCTAAAAAGAGTGATCCTGGATTGCTTAATTGGATAGAAACCAACATTGGTAAAACTCCTGAAGATCGGGCGCACTATTATGATACACATAACACTTTTAGAAATCTTGATGGCACCAAGAGAAGTGTTGGTATCATTGAATTACCAATAGGATCTAGACATGAGAATTATAACTTTGATCAAATAAAGGGAACCTTTAACTACTCTTTATCAGTAGCTGTAAAGTATATAGCGATTGCTGTTGCTATAGTTGGATGTATTATGATTCTATACAAGTATGTAAATAACAAGGTAAATAAAGAGAAGCGCAATTATTATGCTACTGTTAATCAGGTTGCGCAAGAGTCTGTAACTATTGAAATGCTTAAAGAGTCTAATGATTATAATAGACAGTATTATGAAGAGTTGGATCTGTTAGAAGAGGGTGTATCATTTGGCTGGTTAAGTAAGTATGCCCCTACTCCTAATAACATTCTAAGCATCATTAATAAAGGTATCATTAGTACAGCGGCGCTTGCCAAAGTAACAGAAGAGGGATTAGAGAATAATAGCATATCACCACTATTAGCAAAAGTGTGTAACTTTTTTATTGCTATTGGTAATACTATCCTACTCGTAGCTAAAGGTATTATGCTTGGTATTATATCTGTTACATCTAGAAAGAAAACATCTGATACTATGAAGGCTATGGCGCAATAGTAATGAAAGAGAGATAATATCATATGCCTGGTAATAGTGCATTCGTTATAACTAATGATCATGCGCAAAATGAAAAGATTTTTGAAGAGTTATTAGCAAGAGTAACACAAGCACTCCTCAATCAAACTCCAGGTGGGCCATCTACTCCTACTACTATAATAGATAATCTTACATCTAGTGATAGTAAAGCGGCGCTATCTGCCAATATGGGTAAAGTATTAAAAAATGAGATTATTAGTGCCATCAATCAAGTATATAATAACATAGTTAACACTGTTACTAGTGATAGCGATAAACACTTTCTATCTGCTAAAATGGGTAAAGATTTAGCCAATAGGATTAGAGTATTAGAAAGTGCTGTTATGGGTGGTGGAGGTGGTAGTGGATCATCTACTAGTAGTATACCAAGAGGATGTATTGTAATGTGGTCTGGTAACATTAATAATATTCCTGGTGGATGGGGATTATGTGATGGTGTAGATGGTAGGCCAAATCTTTTGGATAAGTTTGTTAAAGGTATTGAAACCATTACTACTAATCCTGGTAGTAGTGGCGGCGCTAATCAAATTATATTGAATGTCAATCAACTCCCATCACACAATCATAATATCCTACATAAGCATACTACTTCCACTCATAGTCATACTAATAAACATACCCATGATATCAAGATTAAAACAGAAGTTGCTGGCGCGCACGAACATGAGTTCTCTAATGATCCAGTAACATGGAAGGCATGTTTGTTTAAGACTAATAATATCATTGGTATTAGACATGATAATGGTGGCGATTCTATCATTGGCGCCGCTAGAAAGAAGATGGGCAATGCTCCTAATGATTACCTATTTAGTGAGAGTACTAAGAAAGATGGCAATCATACCCATACTATTAGGGGTAAGACTGAGGAATCTGAAATCAATACAGGAGATGCATTGGTAGATGTTAATAGTTTTAATGGTGTAAGTGCCAATACTGGACAATCTGAACCTATTAGCATTAAACCTGCATACTATGAAGTGGCCTTCATTATCAAGCTTTAGTAATCATTATATGAAAGGGGGCCTATACATCATATAACATGGATATCGCAACTAGTAAAAAGTATGTTCATTATGATAAGGTTAGTGGTAGGATCTTTGGGTTCTATAACAAGAGTGAAACTATACCAATACCAGAGCCAAATCTAGAGATTAACGATATACTATATAACCTCTACTTTGATCATTTAGGGCGCAAGACTTTTAAGATCATTAATGATAATATGGTAGAGGTGCCGCATACTGATAACGACGATATCTCTCTCTCAGATTATAAGAGTCTAAAGAATGCAGAGTTATCCTATTTTGGTAGATTGCGACAAAGTTTGCCTTTTAAATACGAAGGCAACTTCTATGATGTTCATAACTTGCAGCGTAATTATTTTGACCAAAGATTCATAGAAGAGATATCTACTAAGAAGACCAATACAATCAAATTACAGACTATCAATAACAGACTAGTTACAATGAATAGTGAACAGTTTATCGAGTTCTATATAGCGTATACTAGATATACATGTTTACTTAAAGATACTCTACTATCATTGTTTGATAAGGTATTGGATGCCAATAATAAAGAAGAGATAGATAAGGTGCAGTGGGAAGAGTTAGAGGTAGTTAAATATCCAGATGGTAGTATATTGTCGCCATTTAGCGATAGTAGTAATACCTTTCTATACTTTACAGATGCGCCTAATGATGGCAAGATATATGGTAGACAACATTATAAGTGGATGCCTATTGATATTACTGGTAATAGTAGCCCAATACCACCATCACCAACTATCGATAATCCTCCCAATGATGGTAAAGTATATGGGCGCAAATATAATAACTGGGTAGAGATTAACAATGCTATTACATCTAATGATTGGTTGGTGATCTAATAACATACAATGGCTACCATACAAGAACTATTAGATCAGATTAATACTATCATTAAAGATAAGAATCCTGATTATAGAGAGATCGATTCAGTGGATCTACATACACATACTGTAGATGATATACCACAGCTTACTATGATGTTCAATAGTGGAAGATTTGCCTATATAGAGGATATCTACTATAACAGTAACAGTAAGGTTGGATATATTAACTATAGTAATGGTTTGTTGATCAATTATGGGCGGTTCACTTATAACAATAAGGATCTAAAGACTAACATCATCTTTCCATTATCATACAATCTTGCTACCAACTATTCACTCTTCTATAATAAGGTTACTAGTTACAATGATACTAACTACATGAACGAACCATTTGATAACACATATGATATACGCGTTATATCTAAAGAAGAATGGGGCTTTATTGTAACATCTACACAGTTATATATTCCACCAACCATTACATATAACTATTTTGCATTAGGCTTTAGAACTCCATAATAAGGTTGTTGCATATCATAGAAAGAGGTGAGTAATCATTAGCTTTGCTATAGATCAAATCATTAAGGGTGCACAAGAAAAGCAGCAAATGGAATCGGATGTAGTAGATACACAACCAATTCCTCCAACTAATATGGCCGAGTTTCTAGATCATGTCACTAAGGATCTACCAGTGCAACCTACTCCATTCATTGATAGTAATAATAGTAATGATGATAGTATTATTGTGGCGCCATCTTCTTTATCTAGTAATGATTACGATACCATTATGGATGAGATTCAATCACATGAAAAGGCAATGGAAGTTGCTATCAATGATGCTGAAGAGATTAGTAAAGAACTAAAAGATAGTATTATGTATTATCTAAAGATTCGTTCTGCTAATCGCAATGGCATACTCTTTAGAGGAGTTCCGGATGTATTACAGGCATCAGCTAGATTACTTGATATCTCTATTAGTGGTAGGTATAAGATTGCTAGTTTAAAGAAGTTAAGAGCTTCTATTATTAAGGATAAGAATGGCGGCGCTAATAACAAAGATGACGTCAATCTTCTTACGTTTTTGAATGAAAGTTAAACAATGAATTATATATTTTATAACTTTCCGGAAGGGCGGTGATTCTACATACCAAGTCAATACTGCTCTTGTAATGTATATTGCATCTGTCAAGGACAATCTGTTACATGCAATGGTAAAAGTGCTGCAACTGGATCATCACCATATCCTTTTACAGAAGTTAAACCTGGTGATTATATCACTGCACAACAGATTAAAAATCTACAGAATGCTATCAATAGAGAAGAGAAGCGGCGCAATATTCGTATTCATCAATCTGGTACATATCCTAACCAATCTGGTATATCTGGTGGTCATACTAAACGATGGGTTATTGATCAACTGGTTTCTACTGGATCAATGACATCTTTCAATAATCCACAAAAAGGTTCTTATATCAATAGTAGTGACTTCACTAAAATGAAGAATGCTATTAAGGCTCTTACTCAAAAGACTATGGACTTTAACCTTAGTAGTAGTAATCTTGATAGTATTGATACTAATAGAGGATCTCTCATCTATGCCAAAGATATGAATACTATGATGCGCATAATATCAGATATGGGTAAATATTGCGTTTGTAAGAATAAAGAAGCTTGTAACTGTAAAGAAGCTTGTAATAGTAATTGTAGCTGTAGAGGTCATTGTACTTGTAATAGTTATGATCCATGTAGTTGTGTTAGTTATACGCCGCCGCCTCCATGTACTTGTAAATCTTATACATGTAGTTGTCAAAGCTATACACAACCATGTACTTGTAAGAATGATAGTGGATGTGGATGTAAGAGTTATAGTAATAAACAAACAGAAATAACAGAGAGTTCATTATCGATTATATATTCTAATTTTTTTAACAATAATTCAAGAGAAAGCAAAAATAGTATCATTTTGATAAAAAACTCTTCAAATCCAAAAAACATCGTAATTAAAGATTGTTATGTAAAATTGGATATATATTATACTCCTTACGCAAATAGTGCTCCACAACCAACACAAACATATATAAATACTATTACTAATGAAGGATATACTTCAGATAATAATGTTTTTTTTGATTTTCGGAATGTATTTGTACCACATTTAGGTACATACTTAATTGGTTCATCATATGGTAATGATGGTATGTCAAAAGCTGATTGGGATATAAGTGTATATTATAATCCAAAAACAACTATATCTTGTAGAATATGTAAAAAGCAATTTAGAGGAATTATTGGTAAGAGGTTACTTTCAAAAAAAACTGATATTTATCTCGTGTATGATAAGTTTGAATGCAGAGGTTCATCAAACTATTTTAAATCTATACCATATGGAAATCTTCAAACAGTTTCATCTATACGTACAACTGTTAGTTATAATCCTTAAAGAGTGGTGATATCTAATCGATTTCAAACCAGATCTTAGCGCCTATATAGTAGAAAGAGATCGATATCTTTATGGCGCCGATGCTGATCAACTACTATTAGATATAGCAAATCTTCAGCTATCTTATAAAGATTATAAAGATCGTCTAAAGAAACCAATCAATAATTGGGATACTAATGATAAGAGTGGTTATCTAGCTGCTAGTATGGGAGTAGCATTCAAAGAGTACATTGATATGCTTAATAAGGGTAAAGCATTTAAAGGTCCACAAGGTCCAATGGGCCCGAAAGGTCCACAGGGTCCTGCAGGTGATATGGGACCAAAGGGGCCAAATGGTCCTCCTGGTGCAAAGGGCCCGCAAGGTGATCCTGGTAAGGATGGTAAGGATGGTAATCCTGGTCCAGATGGATCGGATGGCCATGATGGTGGTAGTGTTGGTGATAAAGAGGCGCCAAATAGTTTCTATATATATAATGGTGGTAATAATAGATTCAATTATGGTTATACTGCAAGTTTTAATAGATTTACTGGTTCAGAGTATACGACATATAGCGCCTACTTTCAAAAATCATTCAATCATACTATCGAGTTTATACTAATTTTTCCAAAGATAACTGGTTACACATCTCTTACTGGCACTAGACAGCCAGCATATGGCTTTTATATAACAAATCTTAATACTAGTGGTTTTACATTTAGTTGGAGTGAATTTAAAGATAGTCCAATGGATTTCTTCCCAATGTATTTTACATATTTAGCAGTAGGAAGGTAATATAGAACATGTCTACATATAAGATACTACCTCCTCATATATCTACTAAGGAGCAACAAGGAGATCTATTTGGTAAGTTAAATGATCTGATAACTAAGTATTATACATATCAAGATATAGTACCGGTTAATGATTGGAATACTAATGATCCAGAGAAGTATCTATCTGCTAATATGGGCCGTGTATTGAAAGAGTATGTAGATTCTATGAAAGATCTTCCAGAGAATAAAGGTGATCCTGGATTAAAAGGCCCAATTGGTGATCCTGGTGCAAAGGGGCCAAAAGGTCCTCCGGGTAATATGGGCCCGAAAGGTCCAACTGGTGATCCTGGTAAACCTGGTAGAGATGGCGCAGATGGTCCTGATGGTAAACCTGGTAAACCTGGTTCATCTGGATCAAGTGGTAGTTATACTTATCCAAGTAATCTCTTTGTTGGTACTTTATTCAATTCTGATGATAAGCTAAACATAATCTTTAGAACTGATTCAACATCAGTACCAGCGAGTAGTTTCTTTAGTAGAAGTCTTGGTAGTAGTAGAGCATTGAGTGGTATGGTTGGATGTCAAATTATGTCACCTGTAAGTAATTTATGTACATATACATTGTATCCGGTATCCATTAATGGTTCTAATTTGGAAATGTATGCTTGGAAGTCTAATTGGGGCCCGATTAGTGGTTCTGGTGGTGTAGCTATCATAAGTGTAGGTACATGATATAAATGGCTAATAACTTTCTAGAGATCTCTAAGAAGATCATTGCAATGGTTGAGAAATATAACGCATATAAATTACCAGATCCAGTAACATCACTAACATCATCAGATATTAATGCTTTTGCCAGTAGTGCTCTGGGATATGAATTAAAGCTCTATATTGATAGATTGAAACAAAAGGGCAATCTTGAGAATATTGGTATTGCTGGTCCTGAAGGAGATATGGGCCCGAAAGGTCCTATTGGTGATGTAGGAGATATGGGGCCGCAGGGTCCTCGTGGTGATAAGGGGCCAAAAGGCAGAGATGGTAGAGATGGAAAAGATGGTAAACCTGGCGCCGATGGAGAAGATGGATCATCTGGTGGATTCGATAGTACTAGTGCTCCAGCCCTTATATTGAATGGTAATGGTGGTAGCGGTAGATATATGGTATATCCTTATACATATGTTTCATTGAATGTTGCATTTAATAAGTGGTATACTACATATACTGACATGCCGATTCACTTTTGTATGATGCAACCACATTTATATGGCGGCGATACTGATAAGTATTCTCACTATTTGGATATTACAACTAGTATATGGTGTGATGGGAATACCAATTACTCTTATTATATTGCACAAGTTGGTAGAAAATCTTTTGGTAAGCTACCTTCAATGACAATGCGCTTAAACTCATTAAGAATCATCTCAGCTAGATGATATTTCATCATACATATAATAATTAGGATAGGATATATACATACTATGGCAAGTAACGTTAATAAACGACGCGGTAAATACTTCGAAGATGTAGTTGTTAAAGATTATCGAAAGATCTTTCGACTTGATAAGTATCAATGTTATAGATCGGGTAGTAGCGGCGCAAGAACAACCATTGAATACAATGGCGATATATCATTCAACGAACCAGATAAGTATCCATTAATTACCGAATGTAAGTTCTATAGAAATATGACATTAGACAACTTCTTTCCAGGATGCTGCTCCTATATCAATAACTGGTTACATCAGATTAACAATCAGAAACAACATTACATTAACAATTTCAATAAAGTGCCTCTTACTATTATAGTCGCCGGTAGACCATATGATAAACATCATCATATAGTTATAGAGAATGATGATGTTAATTGTGAAGATCTTGATGTGATAGCAGGTATACATCAGTATATGATCTTTCATAGTAGTAAGATGAAGCGCAACTATATTATGATCGACTATATCTATCTAGAGAGATTATTGGAGTTCTATTGCTTATTAGAACATAGAAGAAGTAATCTGTCTACTATAGTGAAGGTTGATTAAATAAGGATGTGAATTAGAGATTCCTTATACTTATTGCTCATGTAATAGTTATAATCCATGTAGTAGTCAAAATATTACATGCGCCGCAAAAAGAGCAGCAAACTCTACAGGAACGTATCCATTTGTTCCAAAAAACCCAAACGATCCCATATTAGCTAGTGATATTAATAAGCTTAATATTAATCTTAAACAAGAGATACTGATACGCCGAGGATCAACTATAAGCATATCTAATGTTTCTCCAAACGAAGAGATTAAAACTAGCGATTTTAACAATATAAAAGATAACTATAATAACTATCTTCGTACTTCTCCAAAGAATGATTACTCTACACAACCTCTAATCATTACATCATATAATGTTGGATCAGATGTTAAATCATATGATATCAATGAGTTGTATGAGAGGATAAACAATATATCTAAGTATTGTGTATGTAAAAGTGAAGCTAGTTGCGGATGTAAAGATAACTGCCCCACTAATTGTACCTGTAAAAACTATTGTACATGTAACTGTAAAGCTCATTGTCCAACTTATTGCCCATGTAATACACAGTGCAGTTGTAAGAGTTACTGTCCAAGCCATTGCCCATGTAATACACAATGTAGTTGTAAGGGGCAATGTAGTTGCCACAGTCATAAACCATCATATAATAATGTATGGATTGCTTCTTTAAGGCGCGGTGCATATCATTACCTATATAATCGTAGAAAAGCATACTTTACTGATACTAGCCCAATATTCCATAACAAAAAGTTAAGAGGTACTATAACTAAGATCAATATAAACTACTATATCAATACAACAGATCCAGCATGGTGTGATAGGGTTATAGCAAGTAATGGTTATATTACGATTAATACTTCTTATAATCCAGATCAGAGGCTTTATATGACTGGTAAAGAAACATATCATGATGCATATAGAGCAAGAAATACGAGCGTATATTCACATACACTATATAAGAGTGCAATGTTTGAAGGATTATGCGTCGAATATACTGGTGGTCAATTTATACCACCATTTGAGTTATATACAGTGGATCCTGGATTAACTAATGGAATAAAGTTGTATTATTATGCCGAAGTATATGGTAATGTTACTATTATTGGATAGGATGGAGGTGAAGATATCTATTGGCTGATCTTTATCTAAAACATGCAATAGTTCAAAAGTTTACTACAATACCAAATCCATCAGAAAATGGTACATTATACTTTGGTGAAGTAGATGGCTCTATTAGTTGCAATTTTGGTAACGGAATGAAAAGATTTGGTGGCGCAAGTCCAATTAACAATCTTACTAGTGATGATGTGGATAAGCCATTAGCTGCGGCGCAAGGTAAAACTTTAAAAACTCTAATAGACAATACTACTAGTACTATCAGTAACATCACAAACAGCATCACCAATATTACCAATAATGTATCTGAAGTAAGTGAATGGATTATGATTTCTTAAGGAAAGGTGGCCATTAGTAATCATACATCATGAATCATAACATAAAAACAGTTTTCGAAGAGCGCTATAAAACATTCGATGATCGTATACTATGGAATCTACCAATCTTCTATAATAGTGAATCAAAGATATATGCCTTCTTTGTAGTGGATAGTCATTCATATAATAAAGATGGCACTATTAACGATGATAGTATCAATAGTGTTATATACTATAATACCTATCCCAATGAAGAAGAGTTAAAGTTTATGGATGATGTAGATGGCGGCAAGATTGATAAAGATAGTTATATTTATAATCAATCATATGATGATCTAAAGGAGCGCATTAGAGTATATGATTTAATGAAGAAGTATACTAATGATCATCCTTTATCTTTGCGCCCGTATGATACTCTAGAAACCTATTTAAAAGATAAGGTAAAAGAAGAGTATGAAAGGTTCCATACTCTTGAGATGGAGATACTTCACAAAAAAGAAGAGATTGCATATGATAGGTGGAAAGATGAGTGCCGAGGTTTAAGATACAAGGATGCTATTATCTATACTGATGAAGTATCGCAAAATAAGATTATGGCCGCCGCAGTATACGCCAATACTATTAATGATCCAAACTATGTATGTAGATGGAAGTGCCATAATGGTACATTCATTGATCTAAATCAATCAGACCTTAATGAACTTGGTAATCTAATGAGGCAACATGTACAAGCTTGTTATAATCAGGAAGAGAAGACACTTACAAAAGTTTATCAATGTAAGGATAAGGATATGTTGAAGGATATCTACTACGAAGAGGTACATGAAGATCTAATTGGCGAAGATTAGACATTATAGATATGGAGGCGCATTGATATAGCTACAGATAACAGTAAACAAACCTCCATGGTATATACAGTATTACGTCGTCTATCATCATATCTAAAGGGATATGGCGATGGTATTATTGATAAGGATCTCTTTATACAAATGCGCAAATTGTTTCCAAAGGAGTACATCGGCGCATGCAAATTCTACAACAGTAATACTACTAATGAGATTACTAATAGCATACAATCTATACTAGATCATAACTATAAGATCCAGTTATCTACTATATCAAGTAACCTTACTAGTACATTGCAATCGCAATATCAATCACTATCAAGAATAGTACAAGAGTCTTTGAATAGTGTTAATGGATCTACTGTTTTTAAACTTATTAACACTATTAAGGATAGTGATTCTCTAAAGTTGCGCAAAAGATATCTAAAAACTGTTATCAAATCATTGGTTCTATTGTCAATAGTAGATCATATGGAGCATGTATTCAATACTACTACATTACATGAAGATCTATGTTATAATCTGATTACAGATTGGAAAAGTTCACAACTTACAATACTTCTGGAACATATTGATGATGATATATCTATTTTTAGTAATGATCCAATGATGTTATTTGAAGTAGATGATGGTAATAGTGATAATAGTAATGATGATGTATTTGATGATTCTGAGGATAAGATTACTCCTGATCTAATAGAAGATACTATTACAGATGATATGCGGCGCATCTTTTTCCTCTCTATACATAAGCTAATCAATATAGTAGAGAAGATGGCATCTATTGAAGATAATAGATATAGATCACTATTACCAAACATACCATATATAGCATACTATACTATTGTAATAGCAATGTTGGTTAGTAACAGTTTATAACATATATATGTGCTAATATATGAGAGATAGTTATATATGAAAGGAGTTAGTATATCAAATATGGCAGAAGCCACTAAAAAGAAAAAAGTTGTTAATAATGAGACAGAACTAGAAACGTCTCTTAATGCGCTCCTTAATGAAGCTGATGATGAAGATAAGGTGCCTGAGGTAGATGGAGATCTCGATGATCTAATGAAAGATAGTAGTGGTAGTAAAGATGATGATAAAGGATCTGATGATTTAGATAAGATTCCAGATCTTACTACTAATGATAATGAAGATTCGTCCAAAGATGATGATACATTATCTAATGACAAAGAGGTAGATAATAAGGAAGATTTAGCTAATAAGAATGATAAGGATAATTTCGAAGCAAGTGCTGATGATCTAACTGCTACTATCCAGAAGTTGGCGCAGAGTGGTCACACTGTTAAGATTCTTATTACTAAAGAGGGCGCCGAGCCAAATTTTACATTGGATGGTAAGGATGATAAAGTATATAGCATTAAGGAGGTCAATGCACTTCTTGAAGCAGAGACTAAAGGTGGATCAGAGTCGATGAAAGATACTATTAACAATAAGGTTCTTGATGAGAAGTATGATAAGATTCTAGAGAATATGGATGCACTTATTAAGATTATGGCTAAGAGAGAAACATCAAATACTACTCCCACTACAGAAGCAACATCATCAACCAATAATATTAATGATGTTGAAGGTGTTGTAGAGAGTACTACTCCATCTATCAAGACTCCAAAGATTGTTAAGGATAATGGGAAGTATGTAGTTATTGGTAAAGAGGATTATGCTAATTTTATCAATGAGTCACAGGAGATGCATTTTCAGTTAGAGAAGGCCAATATTGATAAACTTACGTATTCTTTTGATGCGCTCGATGAGGATGAAATGCAGACAACTGAGGAACTTACCAAGGCATTCAATGAAGCTGATAGTCAGTTTGCCAAACTTAATGAATCTAATAAGGCATTTGTTAGTAATACTGCTAATAAGAGATTTGCTAGTGGTGGAGTTAATGCACTAAGTATTCTATCTGAAGATATTATGCCGCATCTAAATGATCTATTGAGTGTTAAGAATCTTTATCTCAATGATATCGAAAATCATGATATTTTAGCAGATGCTTCTAAGTCTATTAAAGAGGCTAATGATCTAAAGATTAAGTACAAGACACTACTTAATGAGAATTACGGCGGCGTCTCTTTCAATTATGATAGATTTATGGAGGAGAGTATCAATAGTCTTAACATTATGAATAAGACTGATATGATTACAATGTCTCTAGAAACATTAATTGAATCTTCAGATAGTGATATGATTTCAAAGGGGGCATTAATTGGATTGCTACAGGAAGCTGCATCACAAGACATCTCTGTAATGGATAACGATAAAGGATACGATACCAACTATCCCACTTATGAGATTTTCTCTAAGAGTGTTATGGATAGAATGAAGAAGATTAATATGTCTTCAGATAAATCCGATATTGCGGATGTGAGAGATGATGATAAACTTGTTAAAGGTAATGAAGTTACTAAATATGAGTTACCTGTATTGGCACCAGAAAAGTATAACGCTAATATTACTATTAAGAGTGCTATTGCCAATCTAGTTGAAGGATTGGTTGATGATGATGGTAATACTGATCTAAATCTTTGCGAGCAGGCTTATCTATATAAGAAGGTGCGCAATCCTCAGAGTATCAAAGACTTTGCTATGCCTATTGCTATTGTTGAGGGAGTTGGCGCCGATAAGAAACTTATGGCTCATCCTAAGCTTATTGAGAATGTGGCCCATATCCTTAAGAACGAAAGTTGTATGAAGGTATATGATATTGCTACCAGAGATGATCTATATTCTCTAAGGGAGAATCTACTTCCATATCTAGAGAGAATTGGTATGGATGCACCCTGGCTTCCTAAAACTGATAAGAAGAATGTAGCTACTCCAAATGCAATGAATGTTATTAGTGAGTAGGAATAAAGATTCAAAGAGATATTTACATTATCTACTACTAATATCATTACATCATTGTATATAAGGGGTGCGTACTAACTTGATAGATAATATGATTTAGTGTAATTTTTATGCTATGGAAAATACATATAGCATAAGTCAAGCGGCCAGGCTGTATGGATTAAGGAACTATAAGAAGAAACTGATGGAAATGTTGTGTTGGGATAAAGATGAGAGCCTACAAGACGGAAATCAAACCGACTGAGAAGCAGATCGAAAAGATCAGACAAACTCAAGGTGTATGTAGATTTGTCTATAACCTCTTTATTGCCACCAATCAGGATCGGTACAAACAGGGACTGAAGTATATGTCTGGGTATGATTTCTTAAAGTATTTCCGAAATGAGTACCGAGAGAGACATCCAGAACAGAAGTGGATTTGGGAGGTATCATCAACAGCAATAAAGCATAGCGTTATGGATGCGGATAAAGCGTTTAAGAGGTTCTTTAAGATCAAGAAGGGATTTCCTAACTTTAAGAGGAAACATGGAAAGCCTGTTAGTATCTACTGTCCAAGAAATGGGGTCACTGCAAAGTGCGTAGAGGTACAAAGGTACATAATCAAGGTTCCAATTATTGGGTGGATAAGGCTCAAGGAGTTTGGGTACATCCCAAATGGTTATCCTTCTTCCATCACAATCACCTGTAAAGCAGGAAGGTATTATGCCAGTGCTTTGTATGAAACAGATACTCCTGTTCCTGCTCAATGCAAAGGAGATAGTTTAGGTATAGACCTTGGTTTGAAAGCATTTGCTGTGGTGAGTAATGGTATTTCTTATGGAAACGTGAATAAATCCATAAGAATAAAAAAGGTAAGGAAGCGGCTTAAGAGAGAACAGCGTCGGTTCTCCAGAAAAATCCAAAATAAAAAGAAGGTGAAGTCGGCTGCTGTAACGACGTCAAACCTTGATAAGCAGAGAGTGAAGGTTCAAAAGGCATATCATTGTCTTGAATGTATACGAAAGGACTTCATAAATAAAGTAGTGAGCGATCTGGTGAAAGTCAAACCCGGTTACATCACTATTGAAGACCTTAACATTCAAGGAATGATGAAGAACAGACATCTGTCTAAAGCTATATCGGAATCCTTGTTCTACTACTTTCGATCTACATTGGTCCGAAAGTGCTCGGAATCTGGTATAGAGGTCCGTTTGGCTGATAGATTCTTCTCAAGTTCTAAACAATGTTCTTCCTGTGGAGAGATGAAGAAGGATTTAAAGTTGAAAGACAGAGTCTATCACTGTTCTTCTTGTGGACTTGAGATCGACAGGGACCTTAATGCTGCACTGAACCTTAAGCATTGCGAACACTATCAGGTAGCGTAATGCTGTGTACCATGAGCTACATGGGAATTTAAGCCTCCGGACTGTTATACAATCTGAATAGCTATATGCGAAAAGGAACAGGATGAACGAGGAAATCTCTGGACCTGTAGGACTTTATCTTACATTATTATTATAGGTTTACAGTAGCGGTGTATTAGCTAATGAGTGTAAAGCGTAGAGTCTATATTGCTGATCATGGCCAATTCACCTTGTTTGATATGAATATTTCTCTTCCGGCTATCATTGAGCTAACAGAAGAGCAGATCAATTATATTAATACAAGTGGCCTATATAAATTAGAAGAACTAAGTGGTGCGCAAACTGTCAAAGCTACACCTACTTTACTATCAATAGTAGATGGTGATAGGTTTGAAAGAGCGCGCACTATTAGTGTAAATGAACTTTCATTTAAAGCTCCTATTATGGGAAGCGCATATGCTAGTAAGGCTAAAGATGCTATTATTGTTAATAAGAATAGTATCTATGCTAGAGCCGCTATTGCGCAGAATAAAGATAATCCTGTTAACTATACTGGTATGGTTGATGAGTCATCTGTTAATGTAGGTAAGACTGATAGTGATAAAACGTCGGCGCCCTCTTCCATAAGGGTCAATAATGAAACTCGTGATCTTACTAGAGCTACTATTTCTAAGAATAAGAAGAGTACAGTAGAGTCATTCAATAGCACAGAAGATACATCATCTTCTAATAGTAATACTACTACTGATCAATCTGCTTCCAATAGTTAACATATCTTTACATAATAATAAGAATCGCATATTATATATACGAAAAGGGTTGATAAAGTAGATGGCATTGATTGTTGAAGTCAATAAGGCTGTTGATGTAATGAAGTACATCAATAATAATCAGGAGAGTAAAGCGGCTCAAATTCTTGGGATTACTTGTAAAGACGCCGTCACTGGCGATGCTAACGATACTCCTTGCATTCTATCAAGGGTTTGTGATATTGCAAAGAAGAATCTACCACTACATACCAATAACAGTGTACTAGTAGATGCTTCTAGTAAGACTATTAATAGTAGAGATATTGTTGATAGTGCAATGGATCTTATGTATACTCTTACTGAGTCAGTATCTCTGTGTGTTGCTAATACTATTAATACTCTATCCATTCTATCAGAGGAAGATAATGAGGAAGTTAGAGCGGCACTAATTATGCAATCTGATAAGGATGGTAATGATACTGTTCATGGTGCAATTATTGATTCTGATAAAGGTATTGATAACCTTAAGGGCGCCTATAAGGATGGCATTATTACATCTAAGGATGCATTGATTGATCTCTTTGCTGAAACTACTAAACTGCACCTTACTATTAAGGATAAGGTTAGGGATCGTATTGGTGGAGATGGTAGCAAGATTGCATATGTTGATCTGATTAGTAATGCTATTAGTGGCGCCGGTATCCTATATGCACTATTCAAATTACAGAACTTTAATGATGCATCCAAGAATGATATCAATGAGTGCATTAATAGCTCTAATGTAATCAATAGGGCCGATGATATTATGTATAGTGCTCTATCTTTACAGGAGAATATGATCAAGCTATATAGAGATCTTAAGGGTCTTAATAGTACAGTAGTTAGGATTTTAGAGACTGCTGCACCTATTCCAGAGCTTGGTAATTCCGGAGATCCTATTATTGATGGTTGTTCTTTCTTAACTACAGCTATTGATACTTGCGCAAGAGAACTATCTAATCTTTCTAGTAGTAATATGATTGAAAAGTATAATCTTGCTATGAGCGCAATTGCGGCGCTCTATGATGAGTATCTATTGGATTTCTGTGAGGGTGGAGAAGTAGAAACTCTAACTACTGATACTACTCCGTCTGATGTAGAGGAGGCATAGTATACTATATGGCTGATAAGATTATAACTGCTAATCGCGAGCACCCTGAACCAGTTAAGCCTATTAGTGAAGATATCAATAAACTTAACGAGTTTGTTAATAAGAGAGTAGATTCAATGCGCATTGATTCTACTGTATATAAGTATTATGTAAATACTCCACTTAACGAGCTAAAGAGTAAAGAAGAGAAGGCTATTAAGAGAGAGATTACTCGTAGGCAAATGGAAGCTCTTAATGAGACAGATTATCCTTCTACTAAACCAGTAGGAATGAAACCAAATCTTATTAATTATGTCCCAAATTATAATGTTAATAATTCTACTAAAGAAACAATACCAGATGAGTTTATCATTAAAGATGGTAATAAAGTATCTGATCATGAAGGTGGCGACCCTAATACGCCAAAGCCAGATCCTAATAAAGTTGAGGAAGCTGGCCTCTTTGATAGCATTATGGAGTTTATCACTAGTATACCAAAAACGTTCGCATCATTCTTTGGAGAAGGATCTACTTTATATAAAGCCTATAGTAGTATTGTAGATTATGTACATAGTTTAACTACTAAGGTTATGGGCGATGATGTATCTAAGGAAGATGTTGCTAGTGGTGTTAAGTATACCTTTGCTACAGCTGCTGCTATTCTTGGATTAATCGCGGCGTGGAAGTTAATCAAGAGATTTGTTAATAAGGATGGTACAGTACAATCTACAAATCCTTCTAATGCTTCTGTTGCGGCATCAGAAGCAGTATCATATTTTACAATCAATAATGAATCTCTTGCTACTCTATCTGTATGTAACGAGTCTACTGATACCCCAACAAATGATATGAGTTCTTATATTAAGAAGCACGCAGATAGAATGCTATCAGATCTTCTTAATGATGATCATTTTATCAAGTATATGGAGAAGAACAATTCTACGCTGCTTAAGTCTCTAAAGACATATAAGATGAAAGATGTGCCAGTATCAGAGAATGTATCTTATTTTGTACAAAATCTTAATGAGGCAGATTATCCTTCTACTAAACCAGTAGGATTGAAACCCAATCTTATTAATTATATTCCAAATTATTCTGTAGATCATCCTACAATTGGTGATACAGTTAAGGGAATCGCTAATGCTGTTAAAAATGTCATTGGGGTAAATTCTCTTCCACCAGATGAATTTATCATTAAAGATGGTAATAAAGTATCTGATCATGAAGGTGGCGATCCATGTCCTCCTAAAGTAGTAGATGCTCTTTCTTCTATATCTGATAAAATTTCAACTGTTGCCAATAAGATCTATAAAGCATTTGATGTTACTAGCGATGGCTTTAAAAGTGCTATTCAACATGCCAAGGATAAAGTAAAAACTCTTACTCATAAGGTTGAATCAAGCGATGTTAATTCAATAGCTAAGACTGCTGGATATGGCGCATTATTGATTCTTGCAATTGCTTCTGTTTGGTACTTTTATAAAAAGTATCAGAAAAAGAAGGAAGCAAATAGTAAAGATGTTATGGCATCTGAATCTAATATGATGTATATGGATAAGTTGATTTCTATCTATAGTATCCTAGAAGAGAATGCGCCAATCAAATCTACTACTAATGCTGATAAGGATATCAAACTTTCAGCGATTAGAGGTAAGGATAATGTACTAATCAATAACCTATGTAATAGGGCTAAGTTTGTATCGTCTTCTCTAATTAGTGATAAGGATTTTGTATCATTTGCTAAGAAGGCAAATCCTGAAGTTCTTAGCTATATGAAGGCAATTAACAAAGTTAATAATAAAGAAAAGGAGAAGAATTAACTATGTCTACTCCATTCGATAATGCAGTTAAGTCGCAAAAGGCTGGTACTGGATATGGTAGTGATCTTTATAATGCTACATTGCCTAATTCTAATCCATATGTATCTACTTTACCTAATGGACCATTAGATAAACTGGCTAATCCTAATGTACCATATAAAGCAGATGTGCCAGATAATCCAAATCTTGATAACTCTGTATTCGGTGGTCAACCAGTTAGAACTGATCTTGAAATCATGTGGAGTAATTTCCTAAGGCATTATCCTAATATTGGTGCTGCATTGGAAGCTATGGGTGAACATCCAATTGCTACTGCTGCTGGTGCAACTCTTGTTGGTCTTGGTATGTATGCTGCTGCTAAAAAGTGGCGTGATTATGTAAATTCTAATAAATCTGAAGATGCTACTACCACTGTTAGAGAGTGTAATACATATAACAGTAAGTTGAATTCATACTTTGCAGACTATCTAACTGAAGATAGCGGCGCCTATAAAATCATCTCTAAGAAGAACGCACACAGAAGCAAAAGAGAAGCAGTTCTTGCATCTATTAATGAAGATTCTAGTTACTTCATTAATGATACTATTGGATTGCTTAACGAGGAAGGTGTTATTACCGATGCGCTATCTAATGTATGGAATAGTGTGAAAGGGTTATGGCCAGCATTTACTAAATTTGTAGGTGGGTATGATGTAGCACTTCCAACTACTCCAGGCAGTGATGATCATAAGAATAAAAGAATGGGATTAGATCTACCGGGTAAGGTAGAGGCATTATCAAAGTGGATGAAGGATAATCCTAATGCTACTGCTGCTGGATTAGCCGGCGCAGGTCTACTTGGCACTTACTATCTCTTTAAGAAGTTTCTAGGGAAGAAGAAGTTTGATAAGAACGATATTGAGATGTCACAGAAGATCGATAAGATGGATGCCAAAAAGGTATCTTCTATCTCTATTTAGAAGTTAAGTACTACATAATAACAGTGGATGTATCTATATTATATATAGGTACATCCACACTCTTTTTGTGTTTGAATGTGATGGTGATATTTTAGTGCGCCTATTTTCATATGAAGAGTTAGCTAATCCGGTAACTGAAGACTTTAAAGATATTAGTAATATAGCTCGTAAATTTGTAAAGTTCTTTGTACTTGATCAAATGGAAAAATCAAAACAAGATATATTTGATACGTTGAAACCAGATTGCGCTTGGTATGTACGGCGCCGCTAAATTATGGAAGCGCTATAGAGAGAAGAAGAAACAACAAGTACATAATAAGTAAAGTGGTGATAGATTATGCCTCCAAAGTTTGCATGGATAAAAAATCTAACAATTAGAATCATTGATAATCTTACTAGTGATGATGATAAGGCAGCATTATCTGCCAAACAAGGTAAAATTCTCAATGATAAGATTAGTAATATTTCAACCAATCCTTCACAACCACCAATCAATCCTTCCAATTACATTGTAGATGATCTTAATGGCAATCAAACAGATAAGGCGCCATCTGTTCATATAGTAAAAGATGCGCTATCCAAAAAAGCAGATCTTGTATCAGGTAAGGTACCAATCAGTCAATTACCGCAGCTAACACAACCTGCGCCCACTATTAAGCTTATTGGTGGTAAAGGTATTGTAATCAATAAGAGTAATGATATCTATACAATCAGCGCGGCCCCTTCTAAAGACGACATTATTAAGAAGTTTAAGAAGGGTAAGAAGATAAATGTACCAAATGCTTCAGATTATAGCGATATCTGTTACGCCGATAATTTAGATCTCTTTGTAGCTGTTGCTTCTGAGAAAGTTGTTACTTCTAATGATAGTGGTAAAACTTGGAAAGAAGTTGCAATACCAGTAGTTGGCACACAAAATAAAGCCATTGCTTATAGCAATAACATGTATAAGTTCTGTATAGTTGGTAAGGATACCGACAAAGCAATTATGTCTAATGATGGTGTTGCATTTACAACAAGTACATTACCAAAAAAGCTAGATTATGTAGATGTAGTAAGTATGGATAATATTGGTGGAGGAGTTGGCGCATTTATAGCACTAAGTTCATCATCAAATCCTACTATTATGATAACTACTAATGGTGTTGATTGGGTAGAGAAGACTATTAATATTGATGGATCATACAATGCTATAGCATATAATAGCAAGGATAATAGAGTTGTTGTAGTTGGTCAAGATGGCCAGATTGCTATCTCTAAACCTATAACAAATATCAATAATATTGAGTTTGAAGATAAGAAGTTGGATAATACTTCGATTGAACTATCAGATGTATGCTATTCATCTTCAGCGAATAAGTACTGCGCCGTTACTTATACCAATAGCAATAAGGCTTATATATATGAATGTAGTGGTAGCGGCGCCAATGGTAAATGGAAAGAAGTAACTCTTCCAATCTCATCTACTTGGTCCAAAGTAGCATATATCCCATTCTATAAAGCATTCGTTATACTATCTAAAGAAGATTCAGATAATAGGATGGTAATGTCTGTTGATGATGGCAATACATGGGAAGTAGTTAATCTGCCTTCACTTAGTAATGGTAAGTATACTAGTATTGCTTGTTCAAATAAGGTTAATATTGCGTGCATAACTGGCAATGCTTCTGATAGTATTTTAGTGATTGGATCAGATGAATCTTCTGAATCCCCATATACTATTAAGTAGGTTAAGAAAAAGATTCAATCGGGTGTAATTATGAATATTAAATTTTATAGTATATGTTGGTCTCCGGAATTACACATATTTTGTGCTTCTGGAATATGTTATATTCCTCCTTATTGGCAACAATACGCTATGTTTACATCACCAGATGGGATAACATGGACCGAGAGAACTTTACCAAATATTACTAAATGGTGTAGTATCTGTTGGTCACCAGAACTACGTATGTTTTATGCTATTGGTTATTATAGTGACAAAGCAGTAACATCACCAGATGGGATAACATGGACCAAGAGAACTTTACCAAATATTACTAAATGGTGTAGTATCTGTTGGTCGTCAGAACTACATATGTTTTGTGTTGTTGGTAATAATGCGGCAACCTCTCCAGATGGTATAACATGGACTCAACGAACTTTACCAAGTGTTGGTAATTGGCGTAGTATCTGCTGGTCGTCAGAACTACATATGTTTTGTGCTATTGCATATGATACAAACAAAGTAGTAACATCACCAGATGGTATAACATGGACTCAACGAACTTTACCAACAAGTTCATATTGGCAAAGTATCTGCTGGTCACCAGAACTACATATGTTTTATGCTGTTGCATATAATAGTAACAAAGCAGTAATATCACTAGATGGCATAACATGGGCCGAAAGAACTTTACCACTTAACGATAATTTGCAAAGTATCTGTTGGTCACCAGAACTACATATGTTTTACGTTGTTGGTAACTTCGATAATAGCGACATTATCCTTGTTGGTATTCCGGAGTAATAGACATGTCTACTAAATACATACAACCATTAACATCTACAAACACTTCTACCGTATTATTATCTCATATAGTTGGCAATGAGAAAGATATAGTAGTACTTCGTGGTAAAAATAACAGAGTTATGATCAGTTTGGCGCCAACAGAAGATACAGTGCTTAAGAAGTTAAAAGATTCGAAAGTTGTATCTCTTCCATCTTCATTACATTATAGAGATATTTGCTATTGCGATGATATAAATCTCTTTGTAGCTATGGCGCAAGATTCTAATAAAGTAGTTACTTCTACTAATTGCGCCAAATGGAACGAAGTAACATTACCAATCTCGCTCAAGTATAGCAGTGTGGCATATAGCAACAAACTTAATAAGATTGTTATAGTATCTGAGGATAGTGATAAGGTATTAGTATCAGAGGATGGCGCCAAAAAGTTTCACATATCAACTCTTCCAAGCAATCTAAATTGTGTGGATGTAGTAGCTATTGAAAACAGTAACATTGCAATGTTTGTTGCTATTACTGATACCAATAACAAGATAGTTAGATCTACTGATGGTATTATATGGATAGAAGATAACATACCGGCGCCAAGATCTAATGGTAAATGGACATCAATTACATACAATGATATTGATAGTAAGTTAGTAGCAGTTGGTACTCATGGCTCTGTCATGATGTCTAATACTATTACCAGTAATAACTCTCCAATAGTATTTAACAGTATTGATGACATAACTGATACATCTATAAATCTATCAGATGTATGTTATTGTAGAGATTATGATATCTATTGCGCTGCTATTATGAATAGTACAGATGTTGTTATACTTAAACATAATGAATCAAAGTGGATTAAGATTTCCATGGGCGAACATGTTACTACTCCTTCTAATTGGAATAAGGTTCAATATATACCATTCTATAAGATGTTTGTAATGTTATCTGGATTAGAAGATAAGATTGCTGTCTCTTTTGATGGTTTATCAACATGGAAAACTATTGCATTACCAAGTAGCGGCGCACATTATAATAGTATGTGCTATTGTAGTGATTTAAAGGCAATATGTATTACATCTGATAATAGTAATAAGATCTTAGTGATTGGCCCAAAAGTAGATAACTCTATTAGTTGGAGTAAGATAAATTGGCAAATTAGATCATTACCTTCATCTTCACCAGGACCAGGTATTATACAATTTGCTGGTATCTGTTGGTCGCCAGAACTACATATGTTATGTGCAATAGAAAGCACTAATAAGGGTATAATAACTTCAACAGATGGTGTAACTTGGACAAAAAGAGAACTATCTATCACGGCTCAATGTACTGATATCTGTTGGTCGTCAGAATTGCATATATTCTGTGTAATATTTAGAGGATTTGATAATCATAAAATTTTAACATCATCTGATGGTATAACATGGCAAGAGCGCTTTGTAACAGGCGATATTAGTTTTAAAAATATCTGTTGGTCGCCAGAATTGCATAGATTCTGTGTTACTGCACTTCCACAAAGTGGTAAAAATGGTAACATGGTTTTAACATCAACTGATGGTAGTGATTGGAGAATAGGTATATTGCCAATAACGCCAAATGTTTATGTTGGTCCAATTTGCGCATCTTCTAAACTTAACATGTTTTGTATCCTAGTAGAGCAAGAACATATAACTTTGGTATCAAATGATTGTATGAATTGGAATAAAGGTACATTCCCAACTGAATGTTACTATTGCAGATCCTTATGTTATTCATCAGAGCTTGATAAGTTTTGTACTATTGCAACATATGGCACAAATAAATCGCTTGTATCTTCAGATGGTTTAACATGGACTGTAGGATCTCCATTACCAAAAAATTCTGAGTGGCAACCTATGTGTTGGATACCAGAAATGAAGGTATTTTGTACTGCAACTCTAGATAATGGTTCTATCATATTAACATCAGAAGATGGACTCAATTGGGTAGAAAGGGAAGTTCCTGTACCAGAAAAATTCTATAAAATGTGTTGGTCGCCAGAACTTAAAACCATATACATCATTACACTAAATTCTAAAAAGGTATATGTTGGTAATCCTACTGAATAGGATGTGATATATAGTTGAAGTATATCTACGTTAAGAATATGCTTACCAAAGTAGTAGATGCGCTTACTTCAGATGAATCTAATGCGGCGTTATCTGCTAAACAAGGTAAGATTTTGAATGATAAAATTAATGCAATAGGATCATCTACTACACCACCGCCAATTACTCCAACTGATATAGTAGTAGATACATTAGCTAATAATGAAACTAATAAGGCGCCGTCTGTACATATAACTAAAGAATCTCTATCTACTAAGGCATCTCTAGATACCAATACTAACAAGATTCCAATTAGTAGCATACCAGATGAAGCTATTCCTACTGTAAATAAGTTAAGGATTATGGGCGGCGCTAACATCAGAGTATCTGATCTAGATAATGATACTTATGTAATTAGTAAGGCCGATACTAAAAAAGATGTACTTGATTATATCAATGATATAGGTATTGGATCCGCTACTTCTAATCAAAAGTGGGTTGATATTTGCTATTGTAATCATATTGGCGGCGGCCTATATATAGCTATAGCAGAAGATACTAATAAGGCTATGAAATCTTCCAATGGTAAGGATTGGGAAGAGATTACATTACCATATAGTATGAAATATCATTGTATAGCATATGATGATGTGCTTAAGATGGTCTGTATTGCAGCTGATAATAGTAAAGAGATTTTAGTATCTAATGATGGCGCAACTTTTACTAAAGTAGCGTTACCTGTTACAGATAATATACTCGCAGCAGATATAACAAGTATTTGTGGTAGATTTGTAATCCTTAGTAAGATTGGCGAACTCTTTGTATCTGTTAATGATGATTGTACTAATTGGCAAAAGATTGTGCCAAATGTTGCTATCGGCCCAAATAAGATTTATAATGCAATCTATTATAACGATAGAGATAAGAAGTTAGCTATTGTTGGAAATGATAACACCCAATTCCTTATATCAAGTAAGATCTCCATCAATGATATCAATACTATCAATACGTTTACAAGTCATAGGATAGATGATTATGAATTTGTAGATATAGTATATTCATATGAGCTTGATATGTATTGCGCCGTAGGAGGAGAAAATGCGCCCGATATACTTGATAAAGTGTATACTTCTATCGATGGCGGGATTACTTGGAAATCCAATAACATTCGCGCATCTTATTGGAAGAAGTGTATTTGGGTGCCAGATTGGAAAGCCTTTGTCTTTATGTCATCGCAAGAAAAGATTTGTGCCATCTCTTTAGATGGCAATAACTTTGATATAGTAAATCTGCCTGAGATAGATACTAATGTAAGTAACTATAGTAGCTTATGTTATTCTAGTAAGAATGATAGACTTGTACTTACTATCTATAACTCTGATAAGTTTGCTGCTATGAGGATAGATAGTAAGAAGTTGAACCTTAAGTGGAATAAGCATTATGTTAATATTAAGGATAATATTAATATATATTTGGAAAGTATCTGTTGGTCTCCAGAATTACATATGTTTTGTGCTGTTGGTAATACTAACAAAGCTATAACATCATCAGATGGCATAACATGGACTGAACGAACTTTACTAAATAGTAATGGTTGGTATAGTATCTGTTGGTCTCCAGAATTACATATGTTTTGTGCCATTGCATATGATACTAATAAAGCAGTAACATCATCAGATGGCATAACATGGACTGAACGAACTTTACCAAATAGTAATGGTTGGTATAGTATCTGTTGGTCGCCAGAACTACACATGTTTTGTGCTGTTAGTCCTAATGCTAATAAAGCAATAACATCATCAGATGGCATAACATGGACTGAACGAACTTTACCAAATAGTAATGGTTGGCATAGTCATAGTATCTGTTGGTCGCCAGAACTACACATGTTTTGTGCTGTTGGTAAGCTTAATAGTAATAATGGAATTGGGATAACATCATCAGATGGTATAAGATGGACTGAACGAACTTTACCAGGTGCTGGTAATTGGTATAGTATCTGCTGGTCATCAGAACTACATATGTTTTGTGCTATTGCATA